GTCCTTGCTGCGGCGGGTCGATCCCTTCGGGTTCTCGATGCCGACCGGCAGGCCGAACAGGGTCGGGTGGCCCAGCTTGGCGTTGTCGGCGTCGATCTGTGCCTGGCTGGCCGGCGTGCGGTCGTTGAGCGGCGACGTGCTGGCCTCGTGCGCCGCCTCGTCAAAGGCGTTCTTGGGCTGAATCGCCTCGGGCGTCACCTTGGCCGCGCCGACGTTGGTCGGCCCGGCCGGGAAGTCAGGCACGTCCGGGAACAGGTCGTCCTGCTGCTGTGCCGCCTGCTGCTTGGCCTGCTGTCCGCGCGCCTTGTACTCGGCGCGCCAGGCGTCGAAGGCGCCCTTGCCCTCGGGCGAGATCGGCGCCGGGATGCCGAGCGTGGAGCGCACACCGTTGACCAGGTTCGGCAGGTCAGCCGGCACCACGCCGGGCGCCTTGCCCTGAATCTGCGTGACCACCTGATTGACCGTCAGACCGTCGCCGAACAGGCGCTCGATGGTGTCGGTCAGGCCGAGCGCGTCGGAAGTGTCGCGGTGGCGCTGGGCGTTGGCGTTCTGGAAGCCATCGGCGCTTGGACCGACCTGCACGCGCGGCGTGACTGCAGCGGCACCTTCTGTGCCGGTTGCAGCCGCGCCAGGTGCGGCCGGGCTCGCATCGGCGCCAGTGTCGGCGCCTGCGGCAGGCGCCTCGGTGCCCAGGTGCGCATTGCCGCGCCCCTTCAAGGCGGCCAGCGTGGCGTCGGCCTGTTGCTTGAAGAAGTCGATGGCCGGACCAACCGGCATGCCGGCCACGCCCAGCTGGGCGGCTACGGCTGGATCGGGGATGAACGCTTCCACCGGCGTCAGCTCGCGCTCGGAGGCCGGCACGTTCAGCAGCTCGGCGGCCGGGCCGGCGCCCAGCAGGCGGCCGATGTAGGTCTCGGCCGGGGTCGGTGCGCGCCCCAGCGCCTCGCCCAGCGTGTCGATGTCTTGTTTGAGGTAGGCCGCGGCCAGCTGCGCGCGCGTGGCCGGGTCACTCCACTGCTGCGCCGTCAGGTCCGGGTGCTGGGCCAGCAGGTCGGTCATCAGGCTGGCGCCGCCGGCGCCATGGGTGGCCAGCTGCGCGGCGGCCGGATCGACTCCCTGCCGCTCGGCTTCCTTGACGAACAGATCGTCAGCGCCGTCGATGGTCACCGGCACGGCGGCGAACCGGCCCGGCACGCTCGGGTGCGGCACCGCCTGATGCGGGATGCCGGAATCGCTGGTGAAGCTGTCGGCCTGCTTCTGCGCGAGGTCGAGGCTGCCGAACGGGAACAGCTGGCGCGCGCCGGGGACCAGGCTGGCCGCTTGCGTCAGCGGGCCGGGCGGCTCGGCGGGCGGTGGCGCTGGCGGTGGGGGGGGCTGCTCGCCCGCGGCATTGGGGCCGCCGGCGCCTTGGTCATTGGGATTGTGCGGGTCCTCATGGCTGTGCAGGGGTCCCGCCACGGCGCCCATCAAGCCGCCGGCCAGCATGCCCTGTGCACCCGCTGCGGCGGCGCCCTCGTCCCACGGTTTGCCCTGCGCCAGGTTCTGCGCCACCTGCTCCTGATACGACTGCGGCAGTTCCTGGCCGACGCCTTCGACCAGCGCGCCCTCGCCGATCTTGCGCAGGATGCCCTTCTTGGCGCCGGTGGCGATCGCTTCCTCGCCGACCGGGCCAAGGTGGCCGGCAGCGGCCATGGTGGAGGCGTCGCCGATGCCCAGCCGGTTGGCCAGCTTGCCAGCGCCCAGGCCAATGAGGCCGGTGAGCGCACCGGAGGCGGCCAGCCAAGCCGATCCTTCGGGCGTGAGCGCACCATTCGGGTCTTCCTGGCGCACCTGCTCGGCGTTCTGGCCGGCGGCGGTGGCGCCCTCGCCGATGGCGCCGGCGGCAATCGCGCCTTCCTTGGTGGCCAGGCTCGGCAGCGCTTTCATCGCACCGCGCGAGATCACACCGCCCGACAGGATGGTCGGCGCCGACTCAATCGCAGAATTGAGGATGGTCGAGGGCCTGCGCACCATCTCCACGGTGGTTGGGATGAAGCCCTTGGCCTCGGCCACCGCCCTTTGGTCGGCCTGCCCCTCGGGCGACATTTGTTGGTCGAGCGCGGCCTTCCATTCCTTGCCGTGGAAGCCGGCCTGCTCGGCCAGCTTGCCGATCGCGCCCTCGGAGACCATGTCGCCCAGGCCGAGGAAGGTTTCCGGCACGCCGATCAGGCCCTTGCCCAGCGACAGGAGCGCGTCACCGGCGCGCGGCAGTATCTGCGCGGCGGCGCTGCGCGGCGCCTTGTAGTCGGGCGAGGTGTACTTGGCGAACGGGTCGGGGTCTTCCGCAGGCGTGGCCGGTTTGACGTACTTGGCAAACGGGTCGAGGTCTTGATCTGCCATGGTTATTTACCTGTTTTCTTGAACTCGTTGTACCGATCGGCGCCAAAGTGGAAGATGAAGGAATTCATCGCAGCCACATTGCCCTTGCTGTTTCGCAATTCGTCGATCGCGTCTGGCGGCGCGACCGGATAGGCCTGCTTGCTGGCCGGGTCTGGCCCGCCGATCTGCTTGCCGGTGGTGGTGTCGAACACGGCTTTCTTGTAGATCGGCTGGTTCATGGCGTCGCGCTCGCCGGTGTCGATATCGACGATGGCGTGGCGGTTGCCCTTGGCGTTGATTTCGGCCACGTCCTTGGCGCCCTGCGCAGTAACCTGGTGCTGCTGCACGCCGAACTGGCCCGTGGTGGTGGCCACATTGCCGGCGCCCTGGTTTTGCAGCGCCTGCTCGTCCAGCTTCGCCTGGAACGGGTTGACGCCATAGATTTGCCCCTGTACCTGCGCATCGCGGTAGCGGGTGGCCGGGCTGTTCGGCCCTTTCATATCGCCGCTGGCCAGGGCCGCGTTGTAGATGGACGTGGGCAGCACGGCGCCATTCGGCATTTCCATGGTGCGGCTCATGCCCCGGATGGCTTCGATGGGTTGCGCGCGCAGCTCATCGGGGACGTCGTTGCGCATGTCGCCTGGCGTGGCCGGCCCGGCCTGTGCCACCGCGCCGGGCTGCTGCGCCGCCTGCATGTGCGAGGCCGCCAGTCCGGTCCACTTGCCGATGGCCTGGCCGGCGGTCATGCCGCGCATGCCGTTGTCATTGACGATGTTATCGGCGTTCTTGGGGTCGTAGCTGGCCACCACCTGCTTAATGGGGGCGTTCGGGTCGGCGCCAAGCAGCGTGCTGGCGCCCTTCACTCCCAGCAGCTGGGCCATGTAGGTCTCGGCCGGGGTCGGCGCCCGCCCGAGGATGGTGGTCAGCTTGGCGTCATTCTTCATCAAATTGTCGATGCCGGCGCGCGCCTGCACCGCCGGGTCTTGCCACTGTTCCGGCGTCATCGGGTAGGCGGCGCGGGTTTTCTTGAGCATCTGGAACAGGCCATAGGCGCTGCTGTTCGGGTTCTGCGCGTCGTGGTTGAACTTGCCACCCGTTTCAATCGAGCTAACCATCAAGGCGCGCGCTGGGTCGTAGCCCATGTCCTGCGCCTGCGCGACGATGCGGCGCTGGTTCTCGCTCAAATTTTGGTTGGCCAGCGCCGGCGCTTTGCCGCTGGCCGGCGCCGCTGCGGGCGCTTGCCAGTTGTCATTCAGCAGGTCGGTCACTTCGGCGCTGCGGTCGAGGTAGCGCTGCACCTCGGACGGCAGCGACTGGCCGGGGGCGATCACAGCCTCGCTGCCATCCTTGTAGGAAATGTGCGTGCCGTTGTGCACCCCGCCAATGCCGATGGACGAGATCGGGCTTTCCTGCGACTCCTTGTACAAAGCGTTGTAGCGCGCCAGCCTGGCCTGTTGCCGCTGGTCGCCCGCGTTGGGGCCGGCTGCCGGCGCGGGCGCGCCAGGCTTGGCCGCTTGGCGGGCCTGCTGCTGCAGGCTGTACTGGTCGGCCTGGTCCTCAGTCATCACCGGCCCGGCGGGCTGCACCTGTGGTGGCTTGGGCGCGGCCGGCACGGCGGCGGCCGCGGCCGCGGCGATGCTGGCCTTGCGCGCATCGGTGCGTTCGACCGGGCTGGCCTCGTCGAGGCCGAACAGGCCGCGCAGGTATTTGATCGCCTTGTCGCCGCCCAAGTAACCAGCCGCGCCGCCGACGATGCCGCCGACAATCGGCGCGGCCGGCGCGGCCGGGCCGAGGAACGGCGCCGCCAGCAAGCCAGCCTGGCCGCCGATGCCGGCGCCGGCAATGGTGGCGGCGCCACGGCCAACACCCTCGGCCCCCTGCGTGGCCACGTCGGCCTTGCTGCTTTCCGGGTCGGCCGCCACCTTGGCCACGCGGCCCGCCTCGATCACCGGCTCGACGAACGGCACCGCCTTGCGCGCCAGTGCCAGCGCACCGCCGCCGGCCGCCACCGCAGCCTTGCCGATCAGGCCGCTACCGGGCGGCACCAGCGGTTTTGCCTGGGCGCTGGCGCCCTGCATGAAGCGGGCATAGGCCGATGGCTCCCCCGGCGCGGCGCCGGGGGCGACTTCTGGCGGCACTGGCGGCACACCGCCACCGGCGCCACCAGCGCCGCCGGCTGTGCCGGCCATGCCAGCACCGGCAGTGCGCGCGCGCATCGTGTCGCCCAAGGTGTTGCCGGTTTCGTTGTAGCGCAGGCTGGCCGCGCCCAGCTTCTGGTCCATGCTCAACGGCCCGGTCGGCTCGGGCGGGGCCAGGGCGGCGGCACGCACGCCGTTCGGGTTGGGCGCGTTGTTGATAGTGCGCGCGGTGCGCACCTGATCCTGTGCCTGGGCCAGCGCCTCGCCCGGCTGGGTGTTGAAGGACTGGCGCGGGTCAAGCGCCGCGGCCGGTGCTGCCGGCGCGGCGGCGGGCAAGGCGGGGCGCGGGCCGGCCATGGCGCGGTCGTACTGGGCATTGGCCACGCCGGCGCCGGGCTGCGGCAAGCCGGCGCGCAGGTCGGGGCGGGGCTGCGCCGCGTGGGGCGTGCCAAACTGTTCGCTGGCCATGGCGCGGTCATACATCGTATCGGCCAGGCCAGCGGCTGGCTGGGGCAGGCTGGCGCGCAGGCGCTGACCAGCGGTGGGCGAATTCAGCAGCGCGGCGCCACGCGGGGCGGGCGGCTCGACCGGCGGCGCGGGCGGCTCGACGGGTGCGGCGCCCGGCGGCGGCTGCAGCAGCGCGGCGCGGCCCTGGCTGTCCGGCATGAGCGATGCGGCAGCCCGGCGATACTGGTCTTCGAGGATGCCCATGACTTACTCCTTGTGCGTGGTGATGTCGGAATAGTTGACGCCAAAGCTGTTGCTGCTGCTGTTGCTGGCACTGTTGTTGGCACTGTTGTTGGCATTGTTGCTGGCACTGTTGCTGCTGCTGTTGCTGCTGCTGTTGCCGCTGCTGTTGCTGCTGCTGTTGCTGCTGCTGTTGTTGCTGCTGTTGGCCGACGCATTCGAGGAGCTGTTGGACGACGAGTTGGACGACGAGTTCGACGCGCTGTTGCTGCTGCTGTTCGAGTCGGACGACGCGATCGACGCATGCACGCTGCGCGCCGACAGGGCGGCGGCGGCCAGCTGGCCCGACAGCTGGCCGGCCGCGCGCAGCGACGCCTGCGCCGTTTCGGCCGCCGACAGCGCCAGTTTCAGGTTCGCCTCACCGGCCTGCAGGGCCAGCTGCGCCTGCGAGGTGTAGACGGCGGTGGTCGCCTTGACCACTTCGACCTCGGCGCGAGCATGTTCGTTGTGGGTGTTCTCGACGGCGGCAAAGGCCTTCACGCGCGTGTCGAACACGGTGGCCAGCGCGCGCAGGCGTTCGGCTTCGGCCGATACCCCGGCCTGGTAGCTCTGCACCTCGCTCTTGAACACGTCGAGCGGGAATTCGGCGCTCTGCTTGAAATTCAGGTTCGCCTCGCCCAGCTTGGCGTTGACCAGCGTGCCGTAGGCGTCGATGCGGCTCTTGTAGGCGCCCACCTGCTGGCCATACATTTCCGCCTTCAGCGACTGACCCTTGATGGCACTGGTGTAGCCCTCGTATTCGAGCCCCTTGGCGCGCACGCTCGACTCGAAGCCGGCAATGGCATCGCGGTACAACGCCGACTTGATTTCCTCGCCCTTCCAGGAGGCCTCGAAGCTGCGGATCTCCGAATCCTTGGCCTTGATCTGTTCGTCGATCGCCAGCAACTGGCTTTTATATAGTTCGACCTTGTTCAGTTCGGCCCTGACCAGCGTTTCATAACCCTGGTACTCGGCCGCCTTGGCGCGCACGGCCGAATCGAACCCGGCCAATTCCGCCTTGTAGACTTCCGGCTTGAGCGATTCGATCCTGGCCTGCGCATCCAGGCCGGCGTACTCGACCTGTTTGGCCTTGATCAGCGAATCGAAGCCGAGCAGCTGGGCCTTGAACAGTTCCACCTTGGACAATTCGGCGCGAATGCGGCTGTCATAGGCCTGGTACTCGGAGGCCTTGGCGCGCACCAGCGACTCATAGCCGGCCAGCGAGTCCTTGAAAATGGCCGACTTCAGTTCCTCGTTCTTGAAGGAGGCCTCGAAGGTTCTGATTTCGCTTTCCTTGGCGTGGATCGACGCCTCGAAGCCGCTTAATGCCGCCTTGAACAGCTCGATTTTCGACAATTCGGTCTTGGTCACCGTCTCATAATTGGTGTACTCGGCCGTTTTGGCCTTGACCAGCGAATCGAAGCCCTGCAATTCCGCCTTGTAGATATCGGCCTTGACCGATTGCGCCTCGGTCTGGAATTTATAGCCCTCGTACTCGGACGATTTGGCCTTGACCTGGCTGTCATAGCCGGCCAATTGGGCGGAAAACAATTGCACGCGGGAAAGTTCAGCCTTGACGCGCTCGCTGTAGCCGGTGTATTCCAGCCCTTTGGCGCGCACCTGGCTTTCAAAGCCGGACAATTGCGCCTTGAACATTTCCACCTTGGAGGCATCGGCCTCGATGCGCAGTTTCGCAGCGGATACGCGGGTGGCATATACGTCGGCCATGGTTTTGACCGCGGAAATTTGCGCGGTATAGGTGGCCACGGCCTGGGCATTGATGTCGCCGATCAGCTTTTGCCCCTCCAGCTGGGCTTTATAGATATCGAGCTGGGCCAGCGCGGCCGACAGGCGCGTCTTGAACACGTCGGCCTTGGCCGCAAACGCCTGCACGTCGGCCTGGAACAGCGACACGCGCGCGTTGAAAATCTGGATCACCGAGGTCAAGGTGAACTTGGCCGCATCCAGCGCGCGGTTCTGGACGCTGTTGAAGTGCTCGATCAGGCGCGATTCGAGCTGCATTGCCTGGTTGAAGGCGAACTGGAAATTGCTCTGCTCCAGCTCGGCCTGTTTGATCATCACCTCGCGGTTCAGGTCGCCGTCGGCGTTCATGCCCTCCTGCAGGGCCTGCTGGATCACGCGCAGCAAGGTGCCGCCGGGGATGGTGAAGCCGCGCGCGGCAAACAGGCGCTGCGCTTCCTCGACGCCGCGCTGGGTGATCAAGGCCTGCCGGTCGCGGCCACGGTTCCAGATCGCCGTCTCGACCACCGGGTCCAGGCCGGTATGGGCGCCGTTGACCAGTTCGATCAGGCGCGCATTCATGCTGCCCAGCAGCGTCGTGTTGTATGCCACCTCGTTCCAGGCGAAGGTCGCATCCGGTGCGTTCGGCAGCTCGCCGACGCTGGCATCGAACAGGGGGATGTCGATCACCGGCACGCCCGGCAGGTTCAGTCCGGCCAGGGTCGGCACTGGCGGGAAGATGAAATCCGGCTCAGATGGCGTGGCGATCTCGGCCAGCGCGGGCGCGACAGGCAGCGGCGCGTCGAAGGCGCTGGGCACCGGCACCTCGTTGAGCACCGGCGCGCTGGGCATGATGCCGGCAAAGGCGCTCGGCACCGGCACCACGTCCAGCACCGGGGCGGCCGGCACGCCAGTGGTCAAGGGGTCGGGCGCGGCGAAGTTGGTCAGCACCGGCAGCGCCGGCAGCGGCTCGGCAAACGCGGCCGGGGCGACCAGCTCGTTGATGTGCGGGGCCACCGGCAGCGTCGCCGCCAGCGCGTCCGGCGCGGCGATATTGTCCAGTGTCGGGGAGATTGGCAGCTCGCCGGCGAAGGCGGCCGGCAGCGTGATGGGGGTGATCGCGGGCGCGATCGGGACCGGCGTGGCAAACGCGGCCGGCACGGTTGCCACGTCCAGCGTGGGCGCGGCCGGCACGGCCAGGTCGAGCGTGGCCGGCGCGCTGAACTGGTTGATGACGGGCGCGCTGGGGGCCACCGCACTCAAGGGGTCGGGCAAGGGGATATCGACCAGCAGCGGCGTGGTGATGTCGAACAGCGGTTCGGTCTCCAGCGAGATCGGGGGCAGCGCCGGCACGCTGGGCGCGGTCGGCGCCAGCGGGAACACGGCGCCCAGGTCGGCCGGCTCGACCGGCGCGCTGCCGGCCGGGTCCAGCGTCACGCTCGGGATCGGGATCGACGGCATCGTCAGCAGCGGCAGATGCAGCGAAAAACTGCCCAATTGCCCGATGGCCGCCATGGCGCTCGCTTGCGAGGCCTGCGCCAGCGATTCGGAGCTGGACATGTATTGCGACACCACATTGTTGGCGCGCCCCTCGATCCACTTCGCCGGTTCGGCCGGCGCGGCCGGCGCCGCTGGCGGAGCCGCGGCAGCGGCTGGGGCGGCGCCGGCGGGGGCGGCCGGGGCGGCGGCGGCGGCCGGTGCGGCGGCGGCGGCCGCCGCCGGGGCGACGGATGGGGAGCCGGTGCTAAAGAATCCGAAGCTCATACTGTTCTCCTGGGGTGATGGGGGCGCCGCGACGAAGGCAAGGCAGGGTTAAGGGTCCACCTCCACCTCCACCTCCAGATCGGGCAGTTCCAGCTCGTAGCTGAGGCTGGCCACGCCGGTGGCCCAGCCGGTGGTGGTGCCCTCGATCAGGCCCAGCAATGTCGGGGGCGACACGGTGGCGCCCACGGCCCACAGCGCCGGCAGGCCGAAGCTGCTTTCGGCGTCGGTTTGCGCCGCGCCGACAACGATTTCCCCGTCGTCAGAGATGGCGTAGGTGCTGGTAAACGGGCCGAGCGACTGCACCGGCTTGTCTTTGATCAGATACCAGCCGGCCGGTTCGGGTTCGTTGAAGGCCTGCGAGGTGGTGGTGATGGTGGTGTCCGGGATGCCGAATTCGGGTGGGTGCTGGAACACTTCAACGGTGATGACGGTGTTGAGCGGCGACGCAATGCTGTTGCCGGCCAGGGTCACGCCGTCGCCGTCGATGGCGACCAGGTCGCCGTCGTTGTAGAAGGCGTATTTGCCAGGGTTGTCCACTTCGGGCAGCGGCATTTGCCACAGGAAGGCGGTGTTGGGCGAGAGCGGGTCGATCACCAGCGGGTACTGGTCGGGCGGGCTGACGCCATCACTTTGGTCGATGTGGAAGACGGTGCTGACCATGGTCAGGTGCATCGAGTAGCCGGCCACCAGGCCGGTATCGTTGATATCAACCGGCAGGCTCTGGTCGCCGTCTTCGCCCGGCCCATACAGGCCATCCTGCGCTGGGTGCACCGTGCCGCCCGACGTCACGCCATACGGCTCGGTGGTGGTGCCCGGCACCGGAATGCGCTGCAGCGCGCCGTCGGCATCCCACGCCACGCCCACGTAGGACGGCTGGGGGGTCAGTTCGCGCATCACCCCGCACATCAGGCGCCCGTCGGGCGAAATGCTGGGGGCGCAGTCGAAGCGCAGCTTGTTGGCGCGCAACGGCCGCGGCGGGATGCCGATGCCCATCGCGCCCAGGCCCAGGTCCGACATGAGCGTAATGTCCCCAGGACCGTCGTCCGGCGCGGCGTCCCAGCGCCAGATGGCGTAGCTGTCGTCGTCGTTGCGGCAGATGCCGCAGATGGCGGCGCCGTCGGCGGACACGTCGGTGGCGATCGCGTAGTGGCCGCTGCCGATCGTGCCCAGCGATTGCATGCCCTCATCCTCGGTCCAGCGGAAGGCGAAGGTGCCGCTCGGCCCCTGCGAATAGCCAACGATGGTCGTGCCGTCAATGGAAATGGCCAGCGCCTCGCCGGTGACGCACTCGGGCAGGAAGCCCAGCGCGATCGGCTGGTTGTCATGGATGAAGCCCCAGGCAACCGGGTGCAATTGGCCGGCGCCATTGGCGCACACGCCGCACACGAGGGTATCCGGGTAGTCGAGCTTCTGTTTGATCAGGGCGCGCTTGCGGCGCGGCTCCAGCACCGGCTCGCTCGGGATGTCACTTGGCGGGGCAGGCGTCTCGGGCGACTCCAGCGACTCGCTGGGCTGCTGCGGCGCCGTCACCGACTCGCTGGTGGGCGGCACGTTGATGCGCAGCGTGTCGTGGCCGTCGTTGGTGATGACCTCGATGCGGGTGCCGTCGGCCAGCACGCGGCGCTCCATGTAGAAGCCGCCCGCTTCGCCGTTGGCGGTGCGCTCGTTGACGCCGTAGTGCGTCTTCATGCGCCCGAGCATGGCGCGCGCGGTGCCAATATAGCCCTTGGCCGCCTCCAGGTCGCCAAACAGCGTGGTGCGCAGCCAGCCGGTGGCGATCGGCTCGTCCAGCACCAGGTCGGGCTTGTCCTGCATCAGATGCGCCGGCTCAGCATGGTCGCGTCCAGCGTCAGGGCATCGAGCGCGAAGTCGGCCCCAAGCCGGTTGGCCAGCCGCCATTGCCAGTAGCGCCCCTCGACGCCGCGGCCGAACTTGACGCGGGCGGCATGCTCCTGGGCGATCTGGTTCGGCTGCAACACATACACGTATTCGTGGTGGCTGTCGGTGATCATGGTCAGTTCCAGATCGCCGCCGGCGGCATAGCCGACATAGCCGGCCAGCACGCGCTTGAACTGCTCCGCTTTCAGGTCCGACACGCCGGACGCCAGCACGGCGTCGATCGGGCGGCTGTCGTCGTCGTCGCCGGTCAGGGCGACGATGCCGCTGCTGGTGGCCGCCAGCAGCAGGTCGTTGAACTGCGCCATGCTGTTGAAGGCCAGCCCGGCATAGGTGCTCACCGCCTTGGTGTGGGTATTGAGCACCACGCCGGTAAACACCGGCGCGGCCACGCTGGCCATGCCGGCCGCCTCCAGCGTGAACAGCGGCAGCGTTACGCTGGCCACGCCCAGCGTGTCGACATAGCCGTCGGCCGACAGGCTCAGCAAAGGCAGGGTCAAGGTGCCGCTGCTGATGCTGCCTGCGTCCAGCGTGGCGTGCACGGCCCAGGTGGCCAGCTGCACGGCGCCGGCGCCGACGCCGCTGGTGTCGCCGCTGGCGGCCACGCTCCACTCGGCCAACGTGACAGCGCCGGCGCCGCTGCCGCTGGCAAAGGCGGTCGCGGCAAGCAGCAAAGGCTGCAGCTGCGCGGCGCCGTCGGCGAGCAGATCGCCGCTGCCGGCCGCGTCCAGCGTAACGCGCCCCAGCATGGCGTCACCGGCGCCCATGCTGCCGGTCAGCAGCGCGGCGTCGGCCGCGGCCAGCGGCAGCGTGACAGCGCCGTCGGCCAGGCCCTGCGCCGGGCCGAAGTCGCCCGCCAGCGTGAACTTGTCCAGCAGCACGCCAGCCGTGCCGAGCGCGCCCGCCAGGGCACTGCCGGCCGCGTCCAGCAGCGGCAGGAACAGGGCGCCTTCCGGTCCGCCTTCGGCCGTCAGCAAGGGCAGCGTGAGCGCGCCGGCGCCGACTGCGCCCTGCAGCGCCGCGCCGGTCACACCCAGCAAGGGCAATTGCAGGTCGTTGTCGGGGCGGGTATCGGCCAGCAAGGTCAGTGCCGGCCAGTCGATCGCGCCGGCCGCCGCGCTGCCGGCCAGCCCTGCCCCGCTGGCACCCAGCAACGGCAGCAGCACCTGCCCTTCGGGGCCGCCTTCGGCATGCAGCAGCGGCAGCGCGACGGCGCCGTCGGCGACATTGCCGAGGATGGCGCCGGCGTCGGCGGTCAAGGTCGGCATCACGCTGTCGCCAGCGGTAACGGTGCCGCCGAGCATGCTCGCGTCCAGCGTCAGTTCCTCGGTGGCCAGCGGCGCGTCCATCGCGCCCACCACCATGATCATGCTGCGCAGCGTCAGGCTGCCGGTGGCGACTGTGCCGCCCTCGCCGCTCGCATCGAGCGTGAGCAACGGCAGCGGCAGGGCCGGTTCAAGCGAGCCGGTGCTGTCCATGGGCAGCAGCGCCAGGTTGCCGCCGGCGGCCATGTGGTGCGGAAAGCCGGTGGCGGCCAGGGTCAAAGGCAACAGCGTGGCGTCGCCGTCGGGCGTGCGCAGGCCGGTCGCGGCCAGCGTCAGCGCCTCTGTCGTCAAGGTGCCGCCCACGTAGGTGTCGGTGGGCACGTTCAGCAGGCCGCTGACGCTCAGGCCCAGCAGCGTCAGGTCGCCGTCGTTGGACGGCGGCGCGCTCAAGGTATAGGTGCGCGCCTCGCCGTAGGTGTTCCACGGCGTCTGTCCGGTTTGCGTGTCGGCCACCTGCCAGCTGGCGCCGTCGTAATACTCCAGCGTCCACGCCGACGGCTGCTGGTTGGTGGAATTGGCCGTCTTATGGCTGGGCGCGGTGACGACGTATTCGACAACCGCATACGGCGCATTGAACTCGTATTGCAGCCAGGGCGTTGTCGGCGCGGTGGCGTACCAATAGGTGTCGATGGTGTTGTCGAACGCCTGTTCGGCGCCGTAGGAGTAGCCATACGCGCCGCCGGTGGGCGCATCGGCCGCCGAGGCGGTGGCGGTGCCGTCGGCGCTGGTGAGCGTGAAGACGACATCGTAGCCCTTGTTGACCACACCAGCGCCAAAGGTGGCCGCCAGCGCGTAGTAATAGCCGTCACTGATGCCGGCGATCAGGCCCTCGGCCGCGCCGGCATAGCCGCTGGTGCCGAAGTCGATGCGCACCGTGTTCGGCGCGGCGGAGTCGAAGGTGACTTCCCATACCGTGTCGGCCGAACCGGGGTCGGTGTCCTGCGAACACATTTCGAGGCGGATGCGGAACGTCGTGCCGCTGTTCTCGGCGCCCGCGTACAGCCGGCGCGTGCCGCTGAAACCGGAATCGTTGCCGGGGCTGTGGAAGATGCTGGGGAAGCCCTTGGGGGTGTTCTCGACCTGGAAGTAGTCCCAGCCGTAGGTCGCGCCGTCGGTGCTAAATTCGATCTGCCCGTCATCGGTGATGAAGCAGCTGGAATACGACACGCCGCCCAGGATGACGGCGAACGGGAAGGTGACGGTATGCCAGTTATACGCCGAAAACGCGCCGACGATGGTTGACAGCGAAGCGGTGCCCAGCAGACTGGCGGCGCCGGTGTTGTTGGCGCTGACGGTGAAGAAATCGCGCACGTACTGGTGCGCGACCCCGACACTGGACCGCAGTTCCAGCCCGCCAACGCCGTAGCCGAAAGCGCTGCCGGCGTTGGCGGTCATGTTGAGCCGCCACTTGGTCGGGGCCGTCATCGCGCGCGCCTGCGGTTACGAGGTTGGCAGGGTGATCGGGAACGAGCTGATGGTCTGCGTCGCCCCGGAGGTGATGCTGGTGGAGGACATGTTCAACTGTGCCCCGCTGGTGGAGATCGCGCCGTCCATGCGGATCTCGGTCTCGGACGAATCGAGCGCGCCCGAGTCGGCCACCGCGCCGACGAAGCGGAACCAGCCGGCGGTGCCGGTGGCGCCGGCGATGCCGGACCAGGTCTGCGCAGCCAGTTTCGGCAGCACGCCAGCGGCGGCGACACCGAAATTGAGGCCGTTGACGGCGGTCACGCCGCCGGACATGTTGACGTCGGTGCTGGTCATGGTGGTGCAGGTGGCATCGACCACGAAGCCGTTGGGGCCGGCGCCCGAGCCGCGCTTGGCACGGATGGTGACTACCGCGCCGGACGAGGTGGCGCTGTATTCCGGGTCGGAGGCGGCATTGTTGACCGCCAGCGCCAGGTCCACGGCGGTTTGCGTGAGCGAGCTGTTGAACGGCACGGCGGCGTCGATGATGGCGATGCCGTCCACCGTCAGCGCGGTGACCGAACCGGCCGAGCCGGCCAGGGTGACGGTGCCGCTGGCCAGCACTTCGGCGGTGTGCGAGCCCGAGGCGTCGGTGATGGTGGCCAGCAGCGTGCCGGTCGGGGCGGCGTCAGCGGTGGCCGGCTGGGCGCCGCTGTAGACGAGGATTTTGCCGCCTTGCAGGGTGTCCTTGAGCGAGCCGCCCGAGAGCGTGTGGTTGCGCAGCGCAGTGCTGAGACGAAGGGTCATGGTAATTCTCCAAAGGAAGCCCCGCAAACGCCGGGCGAAAAAAAACCCGCGGCTGCGGGTTCGAGGGGTGATGCAGAAAAACGGTCAGCTCAGGAACAGCAGGTACTGGTTCAACAAGGCCGAGCGGCGGAAATGCGCCGCCCCGCTGGCGGTGGCGGTGTAGCGGTAGCGTTCTTCGGTGAGGTTCTGCACCGAACCGTCCGGGGTGCCCAGGCAAATGCCCAGGCTGGTGGCGAACAGCACGCACTGCTGCCCGGCCAGGCCGGCGTTGCCGCTGACGGCGTAACCGTCGGCGGCGACGGCGCTGCGCGCGATGCCGGCGCCGTCGACCGCCACCTTGCGCGTCAGGTCTTCGAGCCGGTCACCGGCCAGGAAATAGACTTTTTGCTCGGTGCCGACGAACAGGCCATGCTCGACGCCGGCCACAAAACGGATGCTGCTGCCGTCGAGCGGCAGATAGTCGCGCCGGTCGCAGTATTCGTAGCCCAGCGCGGCGGTGGCAAATAGCACGTTGCCGGCGGCGATGATGATGCGGCCGCGGTGCAGGGCCAGGCACTGCCCGGCTGGGGGCTGATCGAGCCATTGGGTCGCCAGCGGCAGCGCCGATCGGCCGCTGGTGATGTCAACCACGCCGTCGCTGGCGGCGACGACGGCGGCCTGGTACAGCGTCTTGCCGTCCGGCTCGGACAGGTAGACGGCAACCTCGACCAGCGCCGGATCGGCCGGCACCGCCCAGGTCACGCGCAGGCCGCCGTTGTCGTCCAGCGTGATCAACGACGCGATGCCGGCGCCGGACTCCTGGCCATCGGCGCGCAGCGTGGTCAGCACCGCCTGATAGGCGCCGGCACTCAAGGCGCCGGGGATGGCCGCCAGGCCGGGCGGCTCCGGCAGTGTCATGCCCCAGCTGCGTGAGCGGCCATTGGCCAGCGCGCCGCTCTGCTGGCCGTTGCTCCAGTAGATATTGCCGTTGACGGCGACGTAGTTGTTGGGCACATCGGCCAGCAAGCCGGTGGCCAGCGTGGTGCTGGAAAAGTCTGGGTTGAGCCGCTTGAGGGCGGAGCCGGCCACATACAGGCAGGTGTCGCCGTCGGCCCACAGCGAGTGGGCGGCGCCGGCCACCTGCAAGGTGGTGCCGGCGCGGCGCGCCACGCGCCCGCTGTCGTCGATATCAACGTTGACCGCGGCGGTCAGGTCTTCCGGCGCCAGCCGTTCGGCCGGCAGCGTGTTGCGGACGCCGGCGAAGGCTTTGTAAGTAGCGTCGGCCATGGTGTAGAATCCTTCCCCTTGGTAAATCTTTCAGGAGGGCCAGTGACCCAAAATATCGAAGTGATGGCATTGGCAAACAAGGTTCATGTGGACCTGGGCGCGTTGGCCACCGTCTTGCTGGTGGTCGAAAGCGCCGATGACGCCTCGGTTAGCGTCATCCTTCCTACCAATTTCCAACACCGCGAGCCCCTGGCACAGGCACTGGAAATGCTGGCCGAGAAGGTGCGCACGGCCAGCTATCCCGAGCAAGGCAGCCGGGTCTACAGCAACTAAAAAGTCCCGTCCATATAGCTCTGCTCGCGCTCGATCCAGGTTTCGTCGATCGCCGACGAGCGCTTGCCGAACTCCTGCTCGAACAGGGCCAGCGAATCGGCCGCCTTCTTCGGGTCGTTGGCCTGGCTGTCCTGTTTGCTGTAGGCGCGAAACATCATCCAGTAGCGCAGACTGCGGTGAAAGCGCGGGGCGATTTCGGGGCTGTCCTCGTCGTCGTTCATTTCCGCCAGCGGCGTGCGCACCACCGTCAACAGCAGCACTTCATCCTCGTCCGGGGCGGGCCACAGCAGCAACTTGCCGGTCTGGTAGTCGGTGATGAACATGCGCGGCGTGCCGGGCGTGGCGTTTTGCCAGTAGGGATTGTCCGACTCCATGTCCTGCATGTTCATGCGCGCCAGCGGGCGCGCGCCCTCGATGCGGGCGCGGCGCACGAACATGACGCGCGGATCCAGCGTGACCAGACCGCCGTCGGCCGCCAGCACCGCCACGGCGCAGATTTCCGCGGTGCTTGAATCGACCAACAGGCGCGCGCGCCTGCAGGCCTCGGCCTCGGCGTCGTTGGCGAACTCGATGGCTTCCTCGTCACTCCACAGGAACGGTTCGGTGACGTCGTCCACCTCGTTGCGGAACAAGGTCGTCAGGTCGCGCAGGTTCATGGCAGCTCCAGGGAGGTGAACGTCAGGGTATCGATGCCATTGCCGCAGCCGGCGCACACCAGCGAGGCGATTTCGACGGCGCGGCGGGCGTCGCAGCCGGCCAGCATGGCGGCCATGGCCGCCTCCTTGCCGCTGCCGATCGCGTGCTGGGTGCCGCTATAGATGATCGGATACGGCGTGTTCTGGTACACCTTGATGGTGCCGTCCGGCGCGATCGCCAGCATGGTCAGGTTGTCGATCTTGCGCAGCGACTCGTGGAAGCTGGCCGGATCGGCGCCCGCGGCGAACCACGCCTGCATTTCCCGCGCGCCGGCAGCCGGGCCGGCGCAGCCGGCCAGGTGGCCAGCCAGGCGTTCGATCTTGATCACGCTGTTGCACTTGATCCAGGTGTCGCCCGCCTCGCGGTCGGCCGCCAGCGTCCTGCCGTCCCAGCAGATCACGGTCATGGCGCCTCCTTCCATGCGGCATAGGCGGCCTGGATGGCGTCGAACACGCGGCTGGGGGCGATGTTGCTCTGGCAGGACGAGGCGCCGGTGGCCGCGTCCTCGACACAAAATTTTGAACCGTAGTGCAGCCGGTGGCAGGCTTGGTCGTGGCAAACGGTGTTGGCCGGGTTGAACGGCGCCGCCAGGCTGGTGGTGGCGAGCCAGTGCTTGCTCAGGTTCTCGACCGACGAATGCGACAGCAGCACCACCTTGGTCACCTTCGGCTCGAAGGCGACCGCGTTCAGCACGCCCGTTTCCGGCCCCACCACGCAGTCGGCCATGGTGGCCAGGGTAAGGGTTTCACGTATGCTCTGCTTGCCCGACTCGCGTACCACGCGCGGTTCCAGCTCCCAGCCCGCCTCCAGAATCTGGCAGGCCATGTCGCCGGTGAGGATGACGGCCGCCTCGGGCAGCTCCAGCAGCACCCTGGCGATCACCGCGTCCATGTGCGGGTAGAACTTGTGCATCGAAGACCCGGCCAGCGCCCACACGATGTAAAACACGTCCGGGGTGGGCACGCCGATCATCAGGTCTTTCGGTGCGCGCGCCAGGCGAATGCCGGTCAGGTAGCCGGCCATCTTGGCCTGCTCATGCAGGCTGGGGTAGAACTTGGCGTCCGAGCGGTAGGGCAGCTCGGCCAGTTCGGCGCACCATTCCAGGTAGTTGCGGTTTAACTCCATGTGGCGCACCGCATGCGGCCAGGCGTGGTTAGCGCGGCCCGGCATGGCCAGCAAGGTGCCCTCGATCGATTCGGACAGCTGGATGAACTTGCTGTAGCGGCGCGCGATGGCTTCCCAAAACAGCGGCAGCTGGTGGTTCGGCACCTGGTCCGGGTCAACGATCAGCCAGTCATCAATGTGCGGGTCGTGCAGCAGGATATCCTGCCCGCCGGGCGTCGTGTTGACGGTGATGTGGTAGCCCTGCGCTTTCAGTTCTGGCAGCAGGGCGGAGGCCATGAGCATGTCGCCGAAGCCGCCGAAACGGCTGATGCACACCGTTTTGGCCGGCGCCGGGCGGTAGGCCGGATGGCCTTCTTCGCTGTCCTCGATGTCGCCCCACTGGTTGCCGTCGATCTTCTGCAGCACCAGCAGGAAGCTGTATTCGGTGCGCTCGCTGCGCACTTCGTCCATGATGATCTGGTAGCCGCTGCCCGAATTGCAGGCGACGACCGCCATCGCGTCGATGATGTCGCCGGCCACGAAGTCATGCTTGTGGTCCGGGTTGGCGCCTGGCTGGCCAATGCGCGGGTACAGGTCGCGGTGCGGCAGGTACAGGACCAGGTGGCCGCCCAGCTTGATGATGCGCCACCACTCGGCCAGCGCCGCCTTGTAGTCGGCGATATGTTCCAGCAGGTGCGAGGAAAAGACAAAATCGAGCTTGCCATCGGGGACCTGCGGCAGCTGCGCCGCGTCCTCGACCACGTTATCGACCTCCATCTGGATGCCGAACAGCGCCGTGTCCTTCTTGCTGTCCACGCCGATGAAGTGCGGGAAGGCCTTGTGCGGGCCGCAGCCGATGTCCAGGCCGAGGCCGCGCGTGTACTGGACGATCTCGAATTTTACCTTGGCTGCCTCATCGCCCTCGGGGTCCGAAATGCGCCAGATCACGCTTCACCCAGCTGGGCGTCGAGCTGGGCATCCTGGGCCAGCGGTTCGGCGGCGGCTTTGGCCTTCTTCGGCGCGGGCTTAGGCGCCTCGTCTGGCAGCAGCTCCGGCACCGGCGCGCGCTCCGGCTCGCTCCACAGGCTGCCGTCGCCCATGAAGAACTGGTGGTCCTGCTCGTACATGCGGCCGAACTCGTCGCCCGAAATGGTGCCGAACGGGCGCGCGCGGTTCAGGGTCGGGGCGGCCATCAGTAGGCTGCCTTGTCTTCGGCCGCGTCTTCCTCGGCATCGCCCTTGGCCGGGCCAAAGGTCGGGTCATCGACGTAGCACTCGTCCATCGGGTCGCTCTTGGTCGCGCCGGTGATCTTGCCGATGGTGTTGGTGGCCTCCAGGTCCAGGCTCATGCCCTCGTCGTGGGTGTTGTAGCCGGTCATGCCGGTGGTGGTGCCACGGTCGGGCATGGGTTTGCGGTCGCCCATGACGACGCCGGTGCCATCTGGTTTGTAGTTCGAGTCGGACATGTCAATCTCCTTGGTGGTGGTGGTGTGTAGTGGGGAGTGGCTTAACGCTCCCAGCCCTCGGGGCGGGACAGGAAGCCGCCGCGCTGCAGCGGGTTGCCGACATAGTTCTCGCCGTCGTCGGCGTTCTGCGGCAGGTAGTGCGGCGGCGCATCAGGGTCGGGCAGCTTGGCGTAGCCCGCTTTCAGGGCCGTCAGCGACGGATCGTTGCCGCTGCCGGACCCGCCGGTGTAGCCGGTGTCGGACTCCGTGAGTGCAGCGCTGGTGTTCAGTTCGGCGTTCTCGATGGTCATGGCGACCTCCTTGGGGGTGGGTTAGAATCGCGGCTCCCCCAACCACAGGAGAGCTGTATGTCCTACTGCCGCTGGAGCAGCGACGACTTTCAATGCGATGTGTACGTGTACGATGGCGGCGGCGGCTGGACCACGCATGTGGCAGGCAACCGGCCAGTCGGCGCGGTCCCGCCGACCCCGCCAAAGCGCAACGATCCGGCGTGGCCGCGGGAATTCTTGGCCGCGCACCAGGCGCAGATGGCGTTTCTTGAGACCTGCGAGCGGGTGGCGATCACGCTGCCGCACGCGGGTGAGTCGTTTCACGATGACACGCCGGGCGAGTGTGCCGACCGGCTGGAAATGCTGCGCGCGCTGGGCTACAAGGTGCCGCAATACGCGATTGACGAACTGCGCGCGGAAGCGCTAGACAATGATTAGCGCCTTGCCCGTCTCGCCCAGGATCAGCACCGGAAACGCGCTTTCATAGACCGCCTGGGTGCAGCCCGCGCAGTCATCGACGGCGAAGTCATCGAACAGGATGAAGCCGCCCTTGAGCATCAGCGGCGGCAGGCGTTCCAGGATCGCCTTGGTGCTCTCGTACTGGTCGGCGTCGGCATGCACGAAGCCGACTGGCGGCATGGGCACCAGCGTGTCCGGGAACAGCCCTTTCACGACGGTCGCCGCCGGGATCAGCGCCTGCACCGCCTCGGCGCTGGTGTCGCCAAACTTGCCGACCGGGTTGCCGGTGTCCAGCTCGCCCTGGTAGGGGATGCCGGTGAAGGTGTCGTACAGGTACAAAGGGCGCCCCAGCTTGGCCAGGTGCCACGCCGAGCCGCCGCGATACACGCCCACTTCGACAATGGCGCCAGCCGGCGCGCGGCTGGCGTAGTACATCAAGCTGTTGATGGCCAGCTGCGACAAGGCGGTGTAGGGAGCGTCCATGAGGGGCCGTTGCAATAGAAGCGCCCGCAGGCGCTTGGTTGGAATAGGGGTAAAAAAAGACCCGCCGAAGCGGGCCTTTCGGGGTAGTGCAAACTACTGTTGCTCAAGCAGCTGAGGACCAGCGAACGATGCGGGCCTGCGCAGCTTGCGTCTGCACGATGCCGAAACCGCCCATGTAGTACCAGGCCACACCACGCTGGCGACCATAGTCGCCAGGGATCATGCCGCGCATTTCCTCGGGGATCACGATACCCTCGGCGACGGTGTCGTTGCCGAAGAAGTAGGCCCAGTTCGACAGGCCGTTGGTGAAGCCCGACTTGGCGATGTTGGTCTGCTCGACGAAACGCACCGACTCGTAGCGACCGATCTCGCCGTTGAGGATCATCTGGAAACCGGCGTCCACGTACTGGTGGACCGCTTCCAGGTCGTTCTTCAGCTGGCGGAACGTGGTGGGGTGGGCGAGCGCGATGTAGTCATCCTGCACATACGGCGGGATGTTCCTCTCTTTCATGACATCGACAATCGCTTTTACGTGATTTTTGCCCATTGACACGTTGTTCGTCGCCGTCGCCGTGCCGTTGGTGGTCAAGGTCACGGCCGAAGTCGAGGTGCCGCCGGTGGGCACCACGACCAGCGGCGACAGGCGGAACTGCGCCTCGGCGGCGATGTCGAACGCCTTTTTGGCGTCGTTCTTCAACACCTTCGAGATGATCTCCTTGACCGGCTGTTCCGACAGGTCGTCCAGCTTGGAGCTGTACGGCACGCTGTTGCCGTACTCGGTGATGGTCATGGTCCCTTGGGTGATCACGAAGTTCGTGGTCGGCATCGCGGTGCCTTCCGTGAGCGTCGTGCCTTGGGTCGCTACATCGCTGTAGACGTTCCAGTGAAATGCGTCGCCCATGCTTTTACCCTGGACGGCTGCGTCCTTGATATCGGCGAACTGGCGGAATTTGGTGAGGGGCTGCACGGCCATGCGCAGCACCTTGGAGAGGTTGGGCGACCACATGTAGCCGCCCAGGCTGTTCGTCAGCCAGACTTGACCTGCCATGATATGTACTCCTAAAAGAGAAAGATGGACTCCACCTATCCCCCGGCACGCGCCGCCTTCATCGCCGCGATCACATCGCTGGGATTTTCGGGCTGCAGCTCGGTGGTGGTGGTTTTGGTGTTGACCGATGCGACGTTGTCGATCGATCGCTTTTGCTCCAGCTTTGCCGTTCGTGCGGAGGACGTGGTTGGGGCAGGCTCGGCGGGACGGCCCGCTGCGGTACTCGCGGCCCAGCCGAATTTGTTGGCCATGTCCTTGCTGACGGTATCCAGCGCAGTGAAGAAGTCACTGCCGGTCTGCTCGCGCAGGCGGTGGATTTTGGTCAGGGCCAGGGCCTCCATATCGGGGTCGGCGTACAGCTCGGGATAGTCGCGCTGGTTCTGCGCTAATGCACTCTCAACTGCGAACTTCTGCTGCACTTGCTGCGTCACGGCGTTGGCGATCTGGTCAATGTCGAGGGTGGGCGCAGCCGCCGGAGCGGGTTGCTGCCGTCCTCCCATGACCTTTTGCAGCGCGGTGAGCGCGTTTTCCTCGTCGCCCTCGAATAGCGCTTTGAGGAATTCCTTGCCGGACTCGTCCACCGGGGGTGGGGTGTCGGTCGCGGCGGTGTTGGGTGGTGCGGTGGTGGCCTGCTGGGCGCGCAGCTGGGCCTCCTGCTGCTCGCTGAGCAGGCGCTGGGCCTGCGCTTCCTGCGCTTCACGCAACAGGCGCGTGGCTTCGGCCAGGCGCTTGTCGGCGCTGGCGTTCTTCTGGTACTGGCGCACCACTTCATCCAGCGGCACCTCCGATTCGGCGCCGTCGATCTTGATCTTGACGGTGGCCGGTGCGGCGCTGGCTGGGGTGTCGGCCGGCGCATCGGCCAGTTGTGCGGCCAGCTGCTGTTCGTCGCCGGTGGCCGCGGGCTTGGCGGCCGGCGCTGGTTGCGGATCCGCCGGTGGCGTGTCCTCGATCAGCGCATAGCCGTTCGATTCAGCCATCTGCTGCTGGTGGCGCGACTCCAGCGCCTCCAGGGCCAGCTCGCGCGCTGACTTCTGCACTTCCACTGCTTCGGTTGCCGGGGTTGCTGGGGTTGCTGCTGCGGGGGTGTCTTGCACGTCCGTTTGGATAGCGCTCATGTACAGCTCCTGAAATGAAACCGCCCGCATGGCCAGAACGGCGTGCGGGCGGAGAGTGATAAGCAGCGCCTTGGCCGGCGCTATGGCTTTACTGCGGCGTAACTGGATCGTCCAGGCAGGGCGCGCCGACCTTGCGGTAAGCGGCGCGCACGGCCTTGTTCTCGCACAGCACCTGCTTGGCCGCGTCCACATGCCCCAGCGAGCGCAGTTCGCGCGCGTTCAGGCGGTTGACGCATTCGACATCGTTCCAGGTGCCGCCCAGCGAGAGGCCGAAGGCGATGCCGGACAGGCCGGCGCTGGTCGATCCCATGCAGGTTTCCGACAGCGTGGTGGTGAGCGACGGCGGCGCCACGCCCGGTGCCGAGCGTACCGTCAGCTTGTCGGGCGTGGGCGCGGCGTTGTAGTTAACGGTTTGCGCGTTACCGGCATTGGTGGCCGTGCCGGACACCGACCCGCTGCTGCTGGCGGTGCTGCCAGACGAACTGTTGTTGCCGGACGACTGCGCGCTGGCGCCGCCGCACAGCAGCAGGCACGCCAGGCCGAGGTACAGGCAGGACAGCGGGCGCTGCATTACGGGTGCCCTACGTGACCGGCGGTGCCGGCGAAGGTGCCGCCAGCCTGCGCCCCGGCGCTACCGGAAGCGGCGCCCTGCGCGCTATTGCCGAACGAAGCGCCGGCCGAGCCAGCCAGGGCGACGTTACCGGCCGCGCCCGAGCTGCCGGTCGAAGCGGTGCCGGCGCTGGCGTGGGTGATGGTGCCGCCGCCGGTGGGGCCGCTGCCAGCGACCGCGCCAGCCGAAGCGCCCGAGGTGTTACCGGCGATGACGCCGTTGGACTGCGTGGTGCTGGCCGCACCGTTGCCGAACACGCTGGTGCCGACCGCGATGCTGGAGGTGCCGCTGGCCGCCGAATGGGCGCTGCCGCTAACCGCCGAGGCGCTCGACTGGTGCGGCTGGCCGGCGAAGGCGAGGCCGCACGCGGCCGACAGGATGGTGATCAGGCAGAAGTTTTTCATAGTGTCCTTTGCTGGTGGAAGGATGCTGCAATGAAAACGCCCGCATGGCGGTAGGCGTGCAGGCGTTAAAAAACCCGCCGTGGCGGGTCGAAACTGGTGTGCTATGCTTGCCGGCTTTTGGGAGGCAAGCGATGGAATTCACAATTCATCTGACCTACAACCTGGCCGAGGACGACAACGACCACGATGCCATCGCGGAACGCTTCGGCGCCGCCGGCATGACTGATGTCCTGCTTGGCACAGGCAGGCCCGGCAGGCTGGGGATCATGGTGCAACACGCAGGCGACAGCGCGATTCAGGCACTGGAGACGGTGAGCGCCCCGCTCAAGCTGTTGTTACCGACCGCGACGATGACCACTGTTTTCGTCACTCAGGTGTGACCCTGAGTGGTGCTGGCTTAGTCTTCGTCGTCGCGCGGCATGCGCAGCACGACATAGCGCTGGCCGCAGTGCAGGCACTGTTCCAGGCGCTGGCCAGCGGCGTTGCGGCCCATCGGCCAGGTGCGGGTCTGGCAAAATAGGCAGTTCTTTAGTTGCCGCCAGTTGACCTTCTGCGCCGGTTTCCCCAGACGGGTGCCGCGCTCTAGTTGCAGCAGGTCCAGCGGCAGGTCATCGATCAGCATGGCATTCCCTCAGTCAAAGTCGTCGCTGTGCCGTTGCCAGCGGCACCAAAGGGTGCGGCCGATGCTCGGGCCCGGTGCCATGTCATCGGGCAGCACACCCATGTGGCCTTCACTGTGGCCGTCCGCGAGTGTGCAGCGGTGGCCAGCGAGCGTCATCGCGGCGCAGCGTGGCCCCACCAGTGGCGGCGCCGGTGGCAATGGCGTGTGCATGGCTTCCCAGTGGCGCGCTTTGGCCGCCTTCCTGGCCTGGCGCTGCACTTTCTTGTCGGCCTTGCGCTGTTTGCCGGGTGACAGTGGACGTTCCTCTTTGGCGCGCACGGTCTGGTGGTGCACGCGGGCGGCGAATTGTTCTGTCTCGTCGCGGTTGGCGGCGTAGCCTGCGGCCAGGCGTTCCAGTTGTTCCAAGCGGTTCAAGGCGTGCGCACCACCAAGTTGACGAACAGCGGAGTCTTCTCGCCCACATACGCGCCCGAGGTGTTGAACTCGAACCACTCGACCGCCTCGTCGTGGTCCCACTCGTTGTCTTCGACCAGCGCGGCGATGCACTTGGCCGAGTCGTACACCGCCACCCCGGCGCTATGGCAGCCCTCGCTGATGCCGATCAAGGCGCGGTCGTAGGTCGCGCGCGGCTCCAGCAGCAGCGCTTCGGCTTCCTCCAGCAGTTCCATCAACACGTCGAGGTCAATCATTAAGAGTCTCCGGTTTGTTGTACGCCGTCGGCGGTATTGAGTTTCATGACTTTGGCCAGAAACGCCAGCCGGTCAGAGCGGCGATATTCCCAAAACAGCGCGTGCTGCGGATGTTGGATCGCAAATACACGCGCCAGGTCGGGCGCTACGTCGTTGCGAATTTTGAAACCACCGCCGGGCTTCTCTGCCAGGATCGAATGGTGCACAAGCACTTCTACGATGGTGCGAGCGGAGTAATGACTGCGACCGCGCGCGATCAAAAGCAATGCCTGCCTCTCGAAAGCCTCGTAAATGTGCTGATTCAGGGTTAGCCAGCCGATGAAGTCATCATTGAAGAAGGGACGGAATGATTCGATGGTTTGCATGTTGATCGAGGTCGTGTTCACTACGGCACTCCTACAAAGTTCATTCGGCGGTCTCCCTTGGGTCGAGTTGGGCCTGGGTGTTGATCCCGGCCTGGATCGCGTCGTGCAGCCAGAACAGCAGCGAGTCGGCGCGTTTGATGGTCGATTGCAGGGCGCGGATGGCCTCCGGGTCGGCGGGCGAGGCGTCCACCAGATCGGCCAGCGCGTCGGTGCGTTCTTCCTCGGCCTTGCGCAGCAGGTATTGCCCTACCGATGACTTGAGGAACAGTTCCGTGTCCAGGCCCAGCTCGACGGTGGCGTACATGTCGCGCAGCTCGCTCGGCTCGAATTGGCCGCTCATTGGGCACCGCCGTACAGCTGCACCAGCTTGTCAAAGAAGTCCACGCCCAGCGCGGCGACGACGTCGGCGGGCACGATGAAGTCGCCCTGCGCCATGTCCAGCGGGTTGGCGCTGACTGGCATCGGGCCGGGTGGTGCGCCGCTCGGCTGGTGGAACTGCTCGACCAGCTTGTCGAAGAAGTCGCGCCCCAGCACCGCCACGACGGCGGCGGGGACGTGGTACTCGCCGTTCGACACCGCCAACGGCTGGCCAGCGGCGGTTGCTGCAATCGAGTCGGAGGTGCCGTTGCCGGGTCCGGCGATCAGGCCGCCGTTGGCAAAGGTCGGGTAGGTCGGTTGCTCTGTTGGCAGCCCCAATTGATGTTGTTGCGGCTGCAGTTTGCTGAGGTATTCCGGCACCGCATTCACCGCCGCATCAATCGGGCGGCGGTAATCTGACAGCGTCTGCGCAGCTTGGGCGATGCTGGTGACGGCCCGGCCGACGTTACCGGGGCGCACGCCCAGCACCGTCTTGGCCAGCTTGAAGCCGGGGACCAGACCCAGCGCGTCGCCTGCGGCGGTCCAATACTCGCCCTTGTGCAGGTCGTTGGCCACGTCCATGGCCGAGGTGACGACATTCGATACCGGCAGCACATCGAGTGCCAGCTTGGCGGCCGGGTGGTTCTGCGACCAGTCGTCGTAGCTATTGAGCGCGTCGCCAATCAGGCCGCCGTCAGCCAGCCGCCCGGTGTTGAATGCCGCATCCGACAGCAGCTCGTGCGTCTGCGTGTACGACATTGCGTCATGCAGCGGGCTGTTGTTAAGCGCGTTCGGGGCCAGCCCCAGCGGAGCGAGGTTGTAGCTGCTCAGGTTGTCCGGCTCGCCCTCGGCGTTGATGAACTCGCCGCCGCGTTGCAGGGTGTTGATGTAATCGCCCTGGCTGTTGAACTGCGTCGGGTGGATTACCTGTTGTGGCGGGCGCGCCGCCCGCTGTTCGCTGGCCATGGCGGCGTATTGCAGGTGCTGCCGCTGCTGGTCGGTCAGGCCGTCGTAGCCGATCTGCTGCTCGATCAGGCCGCCGTCGGCATAGGCCGCCTGCGCAATCGAGTCGGGGCGGGTGGTCTCGATGCCGTGCCGCTCGCCGATGCCCGGCGTGGCCGGTGCGGCCGGGCGCAAGGTGGTCGATGGCGGCGGCAGCGGTGGCGCGCTGCCATCGCCCGGCGTGAACACCATGCCGGTGCGCTTGTTGGTGACATCCTTGATGCCCAGGTTCGCGTCCGGCAGGCCCGGTTGCGGGAAGTTCGGATCGATCCCGGCAGGCACCGGGCGCACGTAACCGGCCGCCTTCATCAGCTCGTCGGCAATCGGCGCGACGGCAGGCACGGCGGCGATCACTTCCGCCGTCTGCATGGCGCTGAACTGCGCCTCGGTGCCCTGCTTGACCGCGTTCGCTTCCTGCACCTTGTCCTTGACGCCCATGCTGGCGATCTCGGCGTCGATCTTGCGCACGGTGGCGTCGATGATCTTCGGGTCCATCTTGGCGTCCAGCGCCTGCTGCAGCTGGTCGATGGTGGCCTGCATTTGTTTCAGTTGCGGATCCTGGTTCTGCAGGTCGAAGAAGCGCCCGCCATCTTTGTAGCCGAGCTTGCCGAACAGCTCCTTGATCACTTCCTCGACTTTCAGGCCAAGGCGCATCAGGGAACCGTCGGAGAGCATGTCGCGCAGCGCGGTCATGCCGCTAATGAACTGTTTGACTTGGTCGGTGGGATTGGTCGCGCCCATGCCGACATTCACGTTCAAGCTGAACTCCTGCATCAGCATGTCGTCGGTCACTTGATCGACGCCGAACTTCTGCGCCAGCTGCGCCGACTCGCCGCACAGCCCGATCAAGACCTCGTCGGTTTCGTAGAACTGTTCCAGCAACACGATCTGGCGCAAGACCGGCTCGACCCAGGTTTCCACGAACGTGCGCAGCTGGTAGCTGCTGACCTGATTGGCATTGGTGTCGAGCAGCTTCATGCCGCCGACGGTTTCGTTCAGCTTCCGGTTGGACTGCACTGACGCCCCGGAAAACGCGCCCGCCATGTCGTCAAAGTCCAGGTTCAGCACCTCCTGCTCCTTGTAGCTGGAGCCGGTGACGTCGTTGAACTCGACCACCTTGACGTCGTCGACGTCCTGCATCAGGGTCACGGAGCCCGGCACGTTGCGCGTCACGCTGCGGATATCCACCTGTTTATTCCGGCGCGCGAAGTACCTTTTGTTCATCGCCAGCTTGACGTTGTCTATCCTCTGGTTGGCCACCTCGTTGATCTCGGCCTGCACATCGCGCGTCAAACGCGGCACCGATGACGGGTACAGCTTGTGGGTCTCGATGACGCACGAGCCGATCACGTAGGGCCGCTTGCCGTGGAAGTAGCGCTGGTCCAGTGGCACCGGGTCCGACAGCAGGTGTTCGCAGCCGAGCGTGTAGTACACGTAGTCCTCGTCATCGACGGCGACCACGTTCTTATGCACCCATACGATGTTGAAGGCGTTGTTGGCCTGTTGCTGGCTCTTGCTGTCCATACGCTGGCCTTCGCGCTGCATGCGGATGGTGTCGCCGTAGTTTTTCGTGGCCGACAGGATCACCGAATCCGGCAGCAGCTTCCACTTGGCCTCGCCGGTCTTCGGGTCCGGCTGGTTCATGCGCGCCTTGACCTCGCCCAGGTACATGGGGATTAGCTCAACCAAGTAGGGCGAGGTGCCGACCGGGTCGGTCCAGTCCGCACCTGGATCGAAGCGCAAGTTTTCAATCGGGATCAGGCGCACCTGCGGGCGGTCCAGCTTCTTCTTCTCGTTGTATTGCCAGTATTGATAGCTGGCCACCACGCCCACCGTCTGCGCGTCCTGGTACGCACCGACCAAGGTCAGGAACCACGGTATCGACTTGGTCAGGCGGTACTGCAGCAGCTCGAACATGACGGCAGCCGATGCCTGCTGCACCGGATCGTTGTCGTCCTCCACGCCGATCTGCACCACATCCTTGGTGGCGAAGAAGGCCTCGGCGGCGACCGCCTCGTTCTTCCTGATGGTGGCGCGCGTCTTCGGGCGGAACAGGCGCGAGCGGCTCTTGTCGGCCAGATACTTGGAGCCGACCGGGTGTTGCCCCTGCGACTGGCGCAAGTCGGCCTCGATCTGTTGACGGATCGAAGCGTCGAAGTAGGACGTGGACGCGGTGTAGGCGTCACGCGCCAGCGTCAGCCAGTCGGGAGCGGTGTTGGTCATCATGTGTCGAATGTGAATTCGCCCTTGAAGTCGGTTTTCAGGTCGGCGTACTGCTGTTCATCAAAGCGGCCCGCGCGCAGGCGGTAGCGCTCCAGCAGTTCGCCGCCCGCGCGCACCACATCGGCCTTGAAGGCACTGGCGCTGTAGATGGCGGGCATCTTGATGACAAAGCCCATATTCCCGGACAGCAGCAGGTTGCGGACGATGCACAGCCCGGTGCGCGAGTCGGCCGACACCGCCCACAAGTGCGGCGGCGGGTACTGCGCCACCAGCGCATCGGCCATGGTCTTGGCCATCAGGTGGTCGTTGGCGGTGGTGACAGCCGTCTGGTCCAGGCCGTTGAGCAGTCGTGTCATGCGGTAGTCCTCAGTTGTCGTACTGGTCGGGCTCGGTCTCTCGCTGGACCAGATCGGCCCGCTCGGCGTCCGACAGCCACTGGTACTGCTCCCAGCTGTAGTAGTGCTTGATCGCCTCGGGCAGCGCGTCGTACTCGGCGCGGGCCAGATCGCGCTGCGCGTCCAGTGCCTCCTGGCGAGTGCGCGGGAAGCTCATGGCGCGCCTGCCTCGGCGGCCACGCTGCCGATGAAGCGGATCGACTCGATGGTGCCGATCTCGCCGCGCAGCGGCTCCAGGCTGCGCAGGTTGGCATCGGCGCGCTGGGCGTAGCGCTGGCGGCTGCGTAGCATCAGGTACTGGCCGCGCGGCGTCATATCGAACAGGTCGGCACCGCGCCAGCAGCGGCGCGATATCTGCCAAGTCAGGGAGGGCATGGGCAGTTCCTTCAAGGGGGTGGCGGGTCGTCGTCCAGCGGGCGCGGGTCGTACAGCGAGTTGTCAGTGCGCGTGCGCCCATTGCTGAAGGTGTAGGTGCCGCCGGGGGACGGCGTGTTCGCTTCCGGGTCGGCCAGCCCGACTTCGTTGGACCACAGCTGGGTGGTGAAGCTGGGGATGGTCTTCGGATCGGTGGCCATGGTCAGCCCCCCTTGAAGCCGCGCCCCTGGTGCTTGCTGGACGCGGGCACATGGTTGTTGGCGGCGTTGTGGGTATCGGTGCGCACCACGCCGCGCGGGGTTGGCACGCTCGGCACCACGCGCTGGCTGGCGGCTACTGGCGGGCGCGCCATCGGCGACGGTGCGGGCGGCATGGGCGCAGGCGGGGCGACAGGCGGAACCGGCATCGGTGGCGGTGGTCCTTGCACCGGCATGGGTGGCAGAGGCGGCTTCAACTTGGACATGCTGGGCTCCTTGGGTTACAGGTACTGCACTTCGTTGCGGCAAGTGACGAGCCGGGGGGCGCTGGCCTGCACGGTGAAGACGATCTCGATGCCGTGGAACTGGTCAGGCAAGCCGTGCGCGATCTGGTCCGCATGGAAGCGCGGCTCGCTGTACAGGTCAGGCTTGAGTACCGGATGCAGCTCGAAGCGGCGCGGCTTCCTGCCCTGGTAGACCCTGATGTGCTGCTGCAGCGCGTGTTCCAGCAGGTGCGTCAGGCCGCACGCCAGTTCCGGTAGCTGCATCGGTTGCGCCTAGCAGAAACAGGGGTTGAAGGTGCGCACCAGCCAGACCATGACGGCGATGCCCGCGCCGACGATCAGCAGCCACAGCAGCGCGGCGATGGCGTAGGTGATCGGGCTGGGCCGGTTGGAGTGCGGGCGCTGGCGGGGCAGTGGCATGCGGTTCTCCTGTGGGTGGGCGGTGCTTACATGCCGTCGGCGTAGGTTTCCGGCTCCAGCATGCGTTCGTCAATGATCTGCGGCGGCAGCGGCTCCATGTCGTACAGCCTGGACGTCGCATCGATCAGGTCCTTCTTGGCCGAGAACGGGTAGGTCAGGTACTCCTCCAGAAAACCCTTGTTCAACGAATACACGTTGCCCTCGTGGTCGCGCCGCTGCACCGGCTTGAAGATGCGGAACGGCTGGCCTTGCTCGCGAATGCGGCGCTGGTTCGCCGTTTCGGTGGGCGTGACCGTGGCCAGGAAGAATTTGTGCGCCATGAAGTCCGGCTGCAGGCGCTGCACGCGGTCGTCCTTGGCCTGTGCGCCGTCGCTGGTCCAGTTCAACTCCGCGATCTCAAAGGCCTCTTTGTCACGCTGCATCTGTTCCTCGAAATACTCAAGGTCCGCTTGCATCCCGTAACGCTCATATCCGACGCGCACCATTTGCACGCCCGGTTGTGCCAGCCACACCTTGCGCAGGCCGCGCAGGGCTTCCCAGCGCTCGCGCAGGCCCATCTTGTGGCGGTAGCCGTCCAGCAGGTATTTGTTGTTGCCCGCGTCGACCCCGATCACGGCCATCGCCGTGTTATCGCTGCCCTTTTTCTTCGAGTGGGCCGGATCAACCATGATGTACACGTTCAGGGTCGCGGGGCGGATGTCGATGAACGACAGCCAGTCCTTGCGGAACATGGCCTCGTTGCCCGCCGCCGGGTTCTGCAGCTGTTGACAGGCGATCGTTGCCGGACCTTGCACCAGCTTCTTGGCGGCCCACGCTTGCGGGGTCAGGAACACCGGCTCGCCGTCCGGCATGCCGTTGGCGGTGGCCGGGAAGATGCGCGGCACCAGCGCGCCGCGCTCCAAGATCGCGTTGTAGCTGTCGGCGAAGCTGTAGCGGGTGCCAAAATGCCATGCGCGCGTGTTGCCGTCGGCACCGCGCGCGCCCAGGTTGTCCGACAGTTCCCATGCGCTGGTGGTCTTGCTCACTTGGTCCGGCGTGCTTACGGACTCGCGCGTGACGACGTCGTCATATACGCGCAGCATGAAGTGAGCGCCCGTTGGCTGGCCATCGACTAGGCCGTGCGCCTCGACGCTGGCCTCTTTCGGGTTGGACCTGCGGCGCACCACGATGCCCTTTTCCTCGCTCCACTTGGACGACTCGTTGCGCGGGTCGGCGTACAGCACATCCGGGTAGGTCTCCTGCAGCTCGCGGTTGGCTTCCAACTCCTGCTTAATCTGCAGCAGGAACTTGCGGGCAACCGGCTTGGTATGCGAGAAGATGCCGATGGTGATCTCAGGGTCGAGCAGCAGTTCCTGGATGATCCCGGCGAAGGACCCGAGGGTGCTCTTGTAGTGCTCGCGCGCCCATAGGTCGAGGTGGCCATCCGGGGCCGCTTCCAGTTCACGGCAACGGGTGTATAGCCAGGGGTGCACGGCGTCCAGCCGGTGCAACAGGCGCACCAGCAAGTAAAAACGGTCATTGCGCCCCAGCCACGCCTTGCCCGCCACGCCGTATTGGTGCTCGATGATCTGCCATAGGTCGGCCACCTTGCTGAACGGCGCGGCCTGCAGCGCGGCGCGGATTTCAGCGGGCAGCGTCAGCATACGTCTGCGCCCTACTCGCCGGTGTCGGCATCGCTGCCAGCCGGTTGCTCCAGCCGTCGCTTGAAGGCGGCGCGCAGCTCGGCGAAACCATCGCCGATATCCACCGATACGCTGGCGTCTGGCGGTTCGTCGGCGTCCAGTGCGCGCACCTTGCGGATGGTCTCGACGGCGATCTTGTTCGATTCGACGATCAGCTTGACGTCCTTGGGGTGGTCCACCTGCGAACACATGGCCAGCAGCGTGGCCATACAGCGGCGGGCCACGGTCAGCCCCAGGTTCATGTCAGCGACGTCCTGGCTGGCCGCGTCAAGGCGTAGCTGACGAACTGCGTCATCCGTGAAGGCGTTCGTCAGGTTCTCGTCAAGTGGCAGCCCTGCCATGGCCTCACGCACCATGCCGCGCTTGACCTCCGCATTGCCCTTCACCCAGCCGTGCCGCTTCGCATAGCGGCGCAGCGTCGCTTCGGGGATGCCGTACTTGTTGGCCAGCGCGTTGACACTCCAGCCGCCCGCCATGTAATCCAGCTCGGCGGCGTCGAAGTCGTACTGCGCTGGCTCCGTTGTCTTGGTAGCCATAACTCATCCTTGAAGTAGGTAGCGTAATGCTATATAGTGAAAAGACGGGCGATTGCGCCCGCGTCCCCCTCTATCTCACCGGAGAACATCATGATCACCGCATTGAGCAACGAGCAACTGCGCAAAATCGCGCCCTCGATCTTCGCCACCACGCCATGGCAGGGCGTGTCCGACAAGTACGCCTTCATCCCCACTATCGAGGTGGTCGAAGGCCTGCGCAAAGAGGGCTTCATGCCGGTGCGCGCCCAGCAGAGCGCGTGCCGCGTCGAGGGCAAGGGCGAATTCACCAAGCACATGATCCGCTTCCAGCGCGCGCAGGACATGGTCGACCGGCAGGCGATCAACCCCGGCCACCACTTCTATGCCCAGCATGGCGAGCTGGAACCGGAGATACCGGAAATCGTGCTGGTCAACTCGCATGACCGCTCAAGCGGCTACCAGCTCGAAGCGGGCCTGTTCCGCCTGAAATGCTCCAACGGGCTGATGGTCAAGTCTTCCGACCTGGGCGCGATCAGCGTGCGCCACTCGGGCAACGTGTCCGACATGGTCATTGACGGCTGCTGCCGCATCGTCGACGCCATGCCGCAGGTGCTGGAGCATGTGGACACCATGAAGCGCATTCAGCTGGACCGGGGCGAGCAGGCCGTCTTCGCCGCCGCCGCCGTGCAGCTGCGCTATCCGAATGACGACGACGGCAAGTACACCGCGCCATTCCAGCCCACTGACTTGCTGGTGCCGCGCCGCCGCGATGACGCGCTGCCCGACCTGTGGACCACCTTCAACACCGTGCAGGAGAACTTCATGAAGGGCGGCCTGCGCGGCCGTGGCACCACCGGCAAGCGCATGCACACCCGCGCCATCAACTCGGTCAACGAGGACCTGCGCCTGAATAAGGCGCTGTGGGTCCTGGCCGAACAGATGGCGGCCTTGAAGGCATGAGCCAGCACGCGCCGGGGCGCGCTGCCCCGGCTCGTCACTTTTCGTCACCTCGTCACCCACCCTTCAAGGAGTTCGTCATGACACATCAAGTTAAGCTGGAAAAATTCCCCACTCGCGGCTGGCAGGCCAACACCGATATCCCGCTGGAAGGCACGCGCGTGCTGCGCCTGCACACCAGCAAGCATCTAGTGCGCGGCGTTGCCGCTGGCGTCAGCACGCAGGCGTCAGTGCACAAGGTCGAGGGCCAGTTCATCACCCATGAGCTGTTCGGCGACTACAGCCAGACCGTGGCGCGCGACGCAATCTCGAAGTGCACCGAGAAGTCCGTCACGGCACTGCACACCAAGGCGCTGGCCGGTCTCGATGCCATCCTGGCCGAGGTCAAGGCATACTACGCGGCCAAGGACGCCAAGGACGCCCAGCGGGCGCATGCGGCCTAGTGCCAGTGTCAGCGCCTCTCTGCGGGGCGCTCACGCGGGCATTACCCGACCACCCACCCAAGGAGATCGCCGTGAGTACACTCGTGCAATACACCATCACCCTCGATGTGGAGGGGGCCGACAACATGGACACCGTGCATGTGCGGGCCATGCTGCAGGAGGCCATTCAGCGCCAATACGACAACGTCGGCCTGACCAGCGACGATGACGAGGCGCTCGTCAACGGGTTTCAAGTCGCCGCCCAACCGCTGCCATCGCTGGCCGAAGCGCTGCGCGCGGTGCTGGCCTACGAGGATGACCAGCCAGCCCCCGGCACCTTCGGCAGCGAGGTCTACAGCATCGCGCGCAATGCCCTCTCGCTGTTCCAACCTGACCCCCATCAAGGAGCATGAGCATGTCCACCCCACTGACCACCATCGACGGCTACAACGTCATCGCGCAGGGCGAGCCGCCCGAATTCTATGTCGAGATCACCATCGACGGCTGGCGTTACATCGCCTCGCTGGTTTCCCTGATCGCTTCCTGCGAACTGGTCTGCGCCTCCGCCGGGCTGACCCCGGACCGCTACCACAAGGTTGCGCCCGCCACCATCTGCAATATTGACGAATGGGTCGAGGCAAACGGCGAGGACCCGGACGAGGACGAGTGCGACAACCAGTTCGGCCTGCGCTGCCCGGAGTGCGGGGCCAGCGACCAGCTTGACATCACCGCCACCGTCACGGTGCGCCTGACTGCGGACGGCACCGACGAGGACCAAGCTCACAACGGCGGCACCGGCCACGAATGGCACAACGAATCGCCCTGCACCTGCCACGCTTGCGACTATGACGGCACCGTGGCCGAGTTTGAACCGGCCTATCAGGCGGAAAAGAAGGCTATTCAGGGCCGTCTGCTCCACACCGCCAACCTCGCCAAGCTGCCCGAGACGGCGTTCATCACGAACACTATCCACGCTCACGGCCCATACGGCAGGCCGCCGGTCCTGGGCATCACACGCGGCGAGAAGGGCTACAACCCGATCTACACCCCGCTGAGCGCCACCCAGCTGAACGAGGCCCGAGGCGTCACCCCGGCGCAGGCCAAGGCCATGCTGAACGGCTCGCTGTTCGGCTGGGACACGCCCACCGCCGACCCCGACAACCCGATCAACCAAGACTGAGCCAGTGTTAGCGCCTGTCACCGGGCGCTGACGCGGGAATAGTCCCGATCCCCCACCAAGGAGCCCGACATGGACCAGACTGACGACAAACCGGCGCTGTACGCGCTCACCAAGCGGCAGCGCGACGCGATCTGCTACGCGCTGGGGCATTATTCGGGCCAGCTCGAAGTTGATGGCCCCAAGCCCAACCGGCTGGGCCTGACCCCCGCTGACCTGTCCAGCATTGCCACCTTGCTGGAACAGCCCAGCCTCGATTTCAGCGCCGTGGTGCCGCTGTTCGCCGAGGGGCCGGACAGCAACGCCTACGTCCTCGCCGCCGCCGAGCATGTCAGCGAGGGCGAAATCGAAGTTGACAACCCCGCCGTGGTCTCACGTAGCGAGGACGGCGGCGCTTACGTGATGGCCTGGGTATGGGTCAGCGACGAGGACGCCCGCCGCAAAGAGATCGACGGCTACACGGCCACCGTCAGCGAGGACGGCTGTCTGGTCGAAAGGCAGGTCAAGGGCCGCGCCTACAGCGCCATGCTGCGTGATCTGACCTCGACCGAGGAACTGGTCTGCCCTACCAGCGGCATGGGCTCAGACCATTATCACCGCGTCGAAAGCGATACGATTGAGCGTATCGCCGCCTGGGCCGAGCTGGTCGAGGCGACCATCCCCACCGAATAACAACCAAGGAGAACCACCATGAACTTGATTTTATCGAACGGCTATCCGTTCCCTTACCCTGCCGGTTTGAGCGAGGCGCAGCAGGAAGAACTGTCGCAGGCCGCGCCGTCGTACCGGCTGGTCATCGCTGGCGTGACCCACTTCGAGCAGAAATTCACCACCACCGTGCAATTCCGTGGCAACGACGCCTACCTCACCGCCATGGCCATCACCGGCTGGAAACCGTGGGAGCCACTGGTGCTGGAAGCACCGACCAGCGACAAGGACGGCTACGACTACCCGGCCATCCTCGTCGGCAACGTCGCCTACTGCGGCTACCAGCTCGTGGAACCGCCAGTGCTGCCCATGTTCTATGTGCGTGACGCTGACGGCGACTTAGATCAACTCGTGCGGGCAGCCACCGCAGCCGACGCTTTGATCGCGTGGCGCAAGCACTTCGGCCTGGACAACGACATCGAGCCAACCTACATCGGGCGCGTCCCGCTCGACACGACCGGCGCGATACCGTGGGACCCGATCACCGAAGACGCGCTGCAATTCAAGCCCATGCCCAAATAACGCACAACAACCCAGCGCCCTGCGGGGCGCATCACCACAAGGAGAACACCATGAACCAAGCAATCGTGACACCCCAGGCGGACAGCCCACCCGCCGAGCTGCACTGCTACGGCTTTGACCTGGAACTGTCCTGCTCGCTGCACGTTCAGGCCACCTCGCACGAACACGCGCTGCGCATCCTGCGCGACAAGCTGGACTGCGCCGACAGCAATTTAGGCGCATGGCCGGACGGTTCGCCGATCCTGTGCGAAACCTCGCTGCGCGGCACGCCCGCCCTGTTCGAGCGCGACGATCTGGAGTGCAAAGAGCGCCCGCCTATTATTTTTGAGCCGGGGCGCGCCGAGCTGGTGCGCGTGCTGGAGGAGGCCATGGGGGCGCTGGACGATGAGGAAGACAGCGTGCGCGAGGAACACGCCGCACTGATAAAACTGATGCACGCCATGCTGGACTCGCTCACCGATATGTCGCGCAAGTCCGAATTGTCCGTGTTCCTGCGCCTGCTGCACCGCGATGACGATACCGCCCGCGATGACGAAATCCCGTTCAAGCGCTGGCTGTCCGATCTGTCGCACAACCCCAGCGCCTACGGCCACGCGCAAGCGCTGGAGTACCTTGCGATCCGCTGACACCACCGCGCCCCACGGGGCGCTTGCCACAAGGAGCAGCAACATGACAACACAAAAACGCGGCATCGTGACCAACGTGGAGTTCACCTCCGGGGGCGCGGGCAACCAATGGACCACCATTGACGGCGTGAAGTACGCTACATGGTGGGATATCCGTACCAAGGACTGGAAGGTAGGGGATACCGTCACCTTCGACGCGGGCATGACCCAGCTATGGTCAGACAATCCGCCTATCCCCGGTGCCAGCAACATCCATAAAGTGACAGCCACCACGGCAACCATCGATGAACAGCCAGACACGCAAGAACCATGGACGCCGATCTACACAAAATGGCGTCATGGCGGCTGGTACGTCACCAATGTCCACTATCCCAGCGGTGCGTGCGGCTGCGTCAGCAACAACTACGACGACCGGAAATGGCGCATCGTCTGCGGCCAAGACCACAGCATCACGTACCCATCGCGTGACGCGGCGGCGCGCGCCGAGCGGGAAATCGCATTCAAGGAAGCCGCTGATATCCCACATTGAACAGCACCAGCGCATGCGTCCTGTATCAGGGCGCATGAGCGGGGATTGTCCCGATCACTGAAAGGAGGTACATCATGAACCCAGCACCCATTACCACCAGCGAACCCGCCACCCCGGCACCGTCGGCCACCGTGTATGAATGCCCCGACTGCGACTGGACCGGCACCCTGGACGACATGGACGGGCTGCACCACCTGCACCATATCCACGAACGCATCAGCGCTGGCGAACTGGTGCCCGCCGGGGTCTGCCCCGAGTGCCGCGCCATGATTTCGGTCGATGATGCCGATGTGCCGCACGACACCTTGCAGACTGTCGCCTACATCATGCGGGCGCGCGGCTGGACCGTCAGCGCGCCGGACAGCCCGCCCAGCCAGTCGCCTGACCCGGTCCGCAAGGACATCGCCGAGGCGCTGCGCGATGGCGTCGCCGCCGATATCTGGTACGACGCCCACCAATACGGCGACACCGACAAGGCCACGCAGATTGAGGAAGTCCAGAACGCAATGGTCAACGCGGCGGCGCTACTGGACCCAAACACCTGACGGGGGATGGCTTAAAATCCCGCTTCTTGCACGGAGCGCAACAGAACCAAGGAACCACTATGAGCGGACGCACATCAGCAGAAATGATCAAGGCGATGCAATTCGTGCGCGCCGGAATGAGCGGCTATGCGGCGGCTAAGCACGTTGGCATCGCCCTGTCCACCCTTTACCGTTCGGCCCTGTGGAAACAGTATCAGGCCGAACTCGCCACCATCAAACAGGAGAACCAGCATGGTAACCCGTAAAACCCCCACCAAGTCGCAAGACGAGATCAAGCAGGAACTCAAGGATATGGGCCTGTTTCTGCCCGAGCCGCCCGAGACCTGCTATGTGTTGCTCGAATTTGCCTGTGTCGTCGCAGGGGCCGCCGACATGACCGCCGCCTACGACAGCGCCGCCGCCCAGCTGCAAGCGCACCTGAACGAGCAAGCCTGCCCGCGCATGTCGCTGGTGAGCAAGGAGACCTATGAGCAATTCATGCGGGACCAGCTCCCCGATGACGAGGACGAGGACGATGATTACACCGAGGCCGACCAGCATCCGCTATACGGACGGCGCTGTTTCTGGACCTTGCGCCGCAATAATTTCCCCGCTACGCCCGCCGCCTTGATCGACGCTGTCGCCCGCGACGAGGCGGACATGGCCAAGGACGACTCTGCCTACACCCCCTATGACACGCAGCGGCTGGCCATGCAGTCCGGCTTCACTGAAATGGATGTACGCTTTACCCACTTTTTCCAAGGCAAGCACAACGTCAAACGCATCGGCGACGGTTCGCACGACATGACCTACGCCGAAATTATCTGGCTGCTGCACCAATCAATCCTCCAGGACCAGCTGGGCGACCACATTTTCTTCGAGGGCCTGAACCGCGTCGCCACCGATGGGGCGGTGCCGCTGTTCGATGTGTACATGGGGAGCTGAGCATGCGCAAACTTGAAACCCCCGAGCAGATCATCGCCCGCGTTGGCTGGCTGGTGCAACTGGTCGGTGCCAGCGATCACGCGCCCAGCTTCGCCTACACCATCGGCCTGACCGACCTGCACCTGCCCGAACTGATCACCTTCTCGCTACCCTTCGAGGTCGCGGGCTTCGCCCTGAACACGCTGGCCCAGCGCATGAAGGACGGCGAAGTCCTGCCCGGCTACACGCGCCTGCAGGATGTGCTGGCCGCTGATGTGCAACTGATCCAGGCTGAGCGCTCCATGGCCGACCAGTTCATGTTCCAGGCGCTGTACCGCAATCCCAACTACCGCGCGCTGCAGGTGGTCTGGCCCGACCCGCAAAGCGGGGCCTTCCCTTGGGAGGACGGCTACGCCGACAAGTACCGCACACCGCAGCCGCTGCTATTACCCACCTTGCAGTAATCACTAGGAGAACACCATGCATGACTACAACCGCGCAGCAGAAACACCGGCTGCCAACATCACGCTGCTGGACTACTTCGCTGCCCGCGCACCGAAGGAAATCCCAGCTTGGTACATGGAAAATTTCTTCCCTTATGAGGGACCAGCACGACCAGTCATCCCCGCCGACGCATCGGAAAACGACCGCACGATGTTAGAGTCTTGGTGCAAGGATGGCATTTTCGACCTGCCACCAGAGTGGAGCTGGTTCGCCGACAAAATGAATGCCTACAATGAAGGCCTCCGTGAGCATCAGGAGGACTTTGAAATATACCGCTACTTTGAATGGCCGTGGTATTGGGCTAACCGCATGCTCATGTCACGCTACAACCACAACGTCAGCAAAGCCAAAAGGGATGCGGCAGGCACTTAAAGACCAAACCGCCGCTGCCACCGCCCTTTCGGGCGGTTTTCTTTTAACTGTCGCGCACCCGCGCCACGCAATACACGGTCCATTTACCCAGCAAGCCAGCCCCCGCGTCCACCTCGATTTCCGCCGAATAACGCGCGTTGGGCTGCAAGTCCAGGCTGGCCGGGAGCATGGCGCGGTACACCCCCTTGCTGGCGGCCACGTAGGGCATGGGCTTAGGCCAGGTGTCGCCAGTGGTTTCCGCGCCGTCCGCGTCGTACAGCGTCACCTCCACCGTGGCGCTGTTGAGGTAGTCGCCCGTTAGTTCCTCCCGAACGTGGCACACTTCCAGGATGTTGTCGTTGTCGATATACAGTACCGAGATTGTGCTCATCGCGCGGGCCTCAAGATGGTGTCGCCAGCCAGTGCTGGCCTGAAACGGCTATGGGCCTGCACCGATGCCGCTATCCCGACATGCGCACTGACAGCATGGCGCACCCTGATCCGGTCCACATCGATGCACCCCTCGTGCAGCACATATTCGGCGAGACTGCCGCTGACCGACTGCCCGGCCTGGCCGGTGCCAACCACGGCATCCACCCCGACAACGATCAACCCCTGTGCGCGCTGCGCCTGTGCCGTGGCCGCAATGCTATCGACCGCCACGGCGGCGCTGACGATGACCGTCTGGCCCTGCCAGGTCTGCACTGTGCACGCCGCCGACAACTCGCCGCTGGCCGCGACGCTCTGGCTGGCCTGGAAGGTCTGCGCGCCCGGTCCGTCGTTGAGCGCAAGCAGGTCGCCGCGCATGGTTTGCGCCTGCCCGGTGACGGCCTGCCCATCACTGCCCACCTGGGCGCTGGCCGCCACCAGCTGTGCCTGCGCGGTGCCGCCACTGGCATCCACCGACAACGCCGCATCCGCGCTGACCGATTGGGCCTGACTGGTATTAACCTGGGCGCTGAATTCCTCCTGCCCCTGCGCCTGCACGCTCTGGCCTTGCGCGGTGCCGACCAGCGCCGCCGCGGCCACTTCGCCGCTGGCCAACACGGTTTGCCCTTGGCTGGTGGCCGCGCTGCTGTCGAGCACCTGCGCCGAGCTGGCCAGCGTGGTTTGCGCCTGACTGGTGCCGGCTATCGCGTCCACCGCAATCTGGCCATCCGCGCTGGCACTCTGCGCCTGGGCCGTGGCGCTCACGGCGTCCACGCCGACCGCGCCGCTGGCGGCCGCACTTTGCGCCTGACTGGTGGCCACCCCGGCGGCGTCGCCGTTCAATGCCGTGGCCGCGACACTCTGGCCCTGGCTGGTGCTGCCGCTGGCCGCCGCGTCCACGGCGGCGCTGGCCGAGCTGGTTTGACCCTGGCTGGTGGCTACGTCAAGGACCGCTTGCAACGCGCCGCTGGCGGCTACCGATTGCGCCTGACTGGTGGCCGCGACAACGTCCAGCGACGGCGCCACGCTGGCCAACACCGATTGCGCCTGGCTGGTGCCGACCACGGCGTCGTTCGCCGAGGCCATGCTGGCCGTCGTGCTTTGCGCCTGACTGCTGCTGCTGCTGGCGTCCACGCCCACGCTGCCGCTCGCCGCTACCGTTTGCGCCTGCGCCGTGGCGCTCGCCGTTGACGAGGTTTCCGCCAGCACGGCAACGCTCTGGCCCTGGCTGGTGGCGACACTGGCCAGCGCCTCCAGCGCCGCGTTGGCCGTCGTCGTTTGCGCCTGGGCACTGGCACACACGGCGTCCACGGCAGCCGCGCCGCTGGCCGCCACCGTCTGCGCTTGCGCGCTGCCAATGACGGCATCGACGGCGACAATCCCGCTGGCGGTCAGCGTTTGCCCTTGACTGGTGGCCACGCTGGCGGACACGTCCAGCGCGCCAGTGGCGGCGATTGATTGCGCCTGAGCGGTGCCGATGGCGGCTTCGGCCACGAGCGCACCAGCTGCAGACAGCGTTTGCGCCTGCGCGGTGGCGCTTGTGGCGTCCACACCAAGCACGGCACTGCCCGCCACCGTCTGACCCTGGCTGCTTGTCGCCGTGGCGTTGACCGCCAACAGCCCGCTTGCGCTCACACTCTGCGCCTGGCTGGTGGCCACCACGCAGGTATTGTCCGGCTCGACAGCGATGAACGGTTCACCCTTGAAACCGATATCAAGCGTGCTGGTGATGATGCCGTGCTTACTCGTGACCTGGATAAATGGCTCGCCAGCAAACGCCAGATCAAGGCTGGCCAGTTCGGCGGCGCTCTTGAGCGTGCCGGTGTACGCGGCGACCGACTGCGCCTGGCTGGTAGCAATAGCGCAGGTGTTGGCCGCCTCGACGGCGACGAATGGTTCGCCCTTGAAGCCAATATCAAGCGTGCTGGTGGTGACGCCCGCCTTGGCCGTCACCTGCGCGAACGGCTCGCCGCCAAACGCCAGGTCTAAGCTGGCCAACGCAAGCGCGCTCTTGAGCGTGCGCGTGCATGCGGCGACGGATTGCGACGCCTGGCCGGTGGCCACCACGGCCACCACGCCGGTTGATCCGGTGGCCAGCACGGTCTGGCCCTGCTGCGTGCTGCCGCTGGCGGCCACACCGACCGCGCCGCTGGCCGTGACGCTTTGCCCCTGGCGCGTCGCCACGGTGCCATCAATACTGCCAAGGGCCGCCTCCACCGCGAGGAAGGGCTGGCCTTGATAGCCGCTGTCCAGACTGGTGGTGGTGATGCCGTTCTTACCCGTCACCTGGACAAATGGCGCACCGTTGAACGCCAGATCAAGCGCGGCAAGTTCCAGGGCGGTCTTGAGCGTCATGGCTATGCCTGGGTGATGGAGATATCGTCAATCCAGAAATTGTTGCTCGTGCCGACGCCATCATAGACTTGGAACAGCACCTCGACCACGCCAGCCTCGCTCGGTGTGAAGGTCAAATTGCTCGATTGGGTCCAGGTGTTGATCGTTGGCGCACAGGCCACTGACACATCGCTGGGCACACCGGCGATCTGGCCGCCCTGCACCAGCAGCTTGCCGTTGATGTTGGTGTTATCGCGCCGCGTCCAGATGGACAGCGTGACCAGATTGTTTGCACTTAACGCGATCTTGGCCACCGACAGGGTGAGTGGATAGACCGCTGTCCGGCTGGTGGCGGTTGGGCGGAATTTCCAGGCGATCCCGCTGCCCGTGTGGCGTTGATCGGTGGCTGAGATTATCGTGCCGCCATCCGTGGTGATCACATGGCTGGTCGCCGTGCCACCATCTTTTTGCGAGTAGAGGTAGGCATTAACGCCGCTGGTCAATGGGGCATACGCGGTCGTGTCGGTCAGCGAGCTATTGAACAGGATCAGCCCCGCGCTGGCATACGCCCCGGCGCTGACATTCGACGCCGTGACCAGCCGCGAAATTTTTACGGGGAAAACCGGGCCACTCTGCGTGTAGAGGCCGTATGCGCCGCTGTTCTTCGCGGTGAAGTCCTGCATCATGCCCTGGCTGGATCCGCCGCCGAGGCTGATGTTTTGCGAAATATTGCTGTAGGCGGACAGGGCGCGCGCCTGCATCATGGTCGAACTAAGCAGTATCCCCAATGTGTCGCCATTGTGCGCGGCGATGCCGAGAAACGAACTCGGTCCGGCGCTACCACTTGTCCCGGCGGTTGCGATCCCGCTGCTATTGGTATTATTGGCGTGGCAATTCTTGACGATGCAATAAGTAAATGAATACAGGTTCGAGAACCCGGTGTAGCATCGGACGCTGTTGAGGTTGTCAAACACCAGGTACGACGAGGTGTTGGCGTTGAAGCCGCTGTTGAAATACGCATCCTGGCCGTCGATCCAGGTTTCCCCGGTCTGCGTGGACATATCGGTCGTGTTCCAGCCGCCGCTATAGGTGATCGGGCTGCCGGACGTGCCGCCTTCCTGAACAATATTGAACGCGGTAAAGGCGCTGACCATCGCCTGCTTGATGGTTTCCCGCTTGTAGGTGGCCACCGTTTCCGTGCTGCCGCCGTAGCCGCGCCCCGCATTGCCCAGCGTCTGCGGGCCGTTGTCCAGCTTGACGGTGGTGCCGTTGATCGACTGGATGCCGTACCACGTATCCTCCAGGTCGTCGCAGGTCCAGGTCAGCGCGCCATCGGTGACGGTCGCGCCGATCTCCAGCGGCCAGGTCGGCTCCGTGCTGCCGGAATTGCCACCGCCACCCGCCGTGACCTTGTAACGGTAGCCGTTGCGGTTCGGCGGCGTCGGCTTGCGCAGATCGTTGCTGGCGTAGGCGGTCGATGCGGTCCAGTTCAGATTCCACACCTTGCCGATCAGCGAGGTCAGTGAGAGCGAGTCGGCGCTGCTGGACGCCTTGCAGGCGATGATGTTGTCCACCTGGACCGTGACCGCCGCGATGTCCACGTCCTGGTACAGCGCCACCGACTGAATGGCGCTGTTCATGTTCGTACCGAGATCGACCGTGACCGGCAACCACACCGACCCTTGGTTGGTGGGTGGCAGCGGGATCGTATGCACCGAGGTCGCGCCAGCGGTGTCGGTGCACAGGCGCAGCGACAGCGTGTTGGCGGTGATGGCGGCGGTGGCGTACACCCAAAAACTAACCTGCTGATACCCGGACAGATTCAACGTGCCGGTGGCGAAGTAGGCGCACAGGCCGGTGGTGAACGCCCCGGCGATCACATGCTTGGCCGACTTGGTGTTTTCCTTGAACTGCGAAGTGTCGGCGGTGCTGGTGACGTTGGCACTGGCCGTCCATGCTGTTTCGCAGTCGCTGATATTCAGGGTGACAGCCGACGCCAGCGTGATGGTCTTGCTGTTCTGCGTCCAGGTGGCGTTGCCGATCGATGTCGGATTGGTCGAGGACATGATGCGGATCGTGTCACCCGGCGCGGTGCGCGCAGCGGTCGCGCCACTGGCGAAGGTCTTCCAGCGGGTGCCGAACGCTGCGCCCGAGACCACTGTGTTCAAATGCGCCAGCAACACAACCGAAGCGAACGAGGCGTCACCGGCACCGACACTGTCAGGGAAGGCGGCCGTGGGGGCGGTGAACGCCCCGGCATAGCGCGCGACACCTTTGGTAACACGCACCTCGTCCACCCAGCCATCGATCTTGCGGATGCCACGATCATCATTGCCGATCACCAGTTGCGCGGTGTTATTGATAAAAGTGGAGCCGACCGTGGCTGACCCTTTGACCACGCCATCAACGTAGACCCGCAACACGTTCGACGCATCCCTATCGGCGGCGACGTGATACCAGGTGTTGGCCGAGGGAGTCCAGGCCACTGGCGTACCCAGCAGGTCCGATCCGGTGGTCGAGTAGTAGAAAACAATATGCGTACTATCGTCCATTCCGAAGTACCAGCCGAACTGCGGGCTATTGCCAAATTGCGAAATGAAGGAACACGCGCCCACGTTGTTGAACCGCACCCAGCCTTCGACAGTGAACTGCCCGGCCCCGAACAGCCAGTCAGCGCTGTCGTCGGCGCTGATGCCGGAGGTGGAACTGGCAGTGCTCAGGTCCAGGCAGGAGCCGCCGAATTTACTTTGAGCGCTCGTATAGCCTGCCGAGCCGACTGCGTTCAGCATACGCGCCGTCGTCGAGCTATCAACGGCGATCGCCGTGTCGCTGCCCCCCACCAAATCCATGTAAAAAGTGGCCATGGAAGCAATCCCAAAAAAAGCCCAGCAGGACGGGCAAGGTGTCTACGACTGGCTGATCGAAATGTCGTCAATCCAGAAATTGTTAGTTGTGCCCACCCCGTCCCATACCTGGAACAGCACTTCCACCACACCATCCTCGGTGGGGGCTAAGGTCAGGTTGCCCGACTGTGTCCAGGTATTGATCGAGGGCGCACAGCTTATCGACACGTCAGCGCCGACCCCGGCCAGCTGCCCGCCCCGCACCAGCAACTGGCCGGCGATATCGGTGCTGTCGCGCCGCGTCCAGATGGAAATTGTCACCAGCGCGTTCGCGCTCACCGCCACCTTGGCCAGCGACAGGCGCAGCGGATAGGCGCTGGTGCGCGTGGTGGAGGTGGGGCGGAATTTCCAGCTGATGCCGGAAGCGGTATGCCGCTGGTCGGTGGCCGAGACGATGCTGCCGCCGTCGGTCCAGATCAAATGGTTATCCGCCGTCTGGTCGTGCTTGTGCGAATAAATATAGGTGTTGTAATAATCTGGCAGAACGCCGAAGGCGGTGGCGCTCGACAGGCAATTGACCAGGTTGACGCGCGTGCAACCGACCGAGTTGGACGCCGTCAGGCTCGCCGTGCTATTGCCGCTGGCCACAAAACCGCTCAGCGACAGCTCGCGTGCGGAAGCATGATTGAACCCATAGCCGCCATTGCACTTGGCCCAGATATCACGGATCAAGGGGCCGGACAGGAACCCGCCATTGGCGGTGGAGTACCCTGTTGCACAGCCATTGGCCTGGATCGCCAGCGCATCAAGAGTGACGTTGAAGGTCGAGAAAGCCGTGCCGGTGCCGCACATGCTGGTGACGACATTGCGCAAGGTTACAATCGCGTCCGCCGTATAGCTGAAACCCGTGCTGTCGTTGTTGTGGTGGCAGTTCTTGTAGCGCCAGTATTTATTGCCGTACTGCGTCCCAAAACTGAACCGCAGCGAATTGAAATTCTCCAGCGTGATGTAATCCATGCCGTTGCTGTGCAAGGCGACCCCCGCCCCGTTGCCGCCCGCCAGCCACGTCTCGCCAGTCTGCGTACTCATGTCGGTGCGGTTCCAACCACCCGAATACACAATAGGCTGCGTGCTGGTGCCGCTCTCCTGGGGCACGTTGAAGGTGCTGGTGGTGGTGGACAGCAGCGCCTGCGCCAGCGACTCGCGCTTGTAGGTGGCTATCGTTTCGCTAGCGTGCGGGTAGCGGCCAGTCGTCGAACTACTCGTGGTGCCAACAGGGCCATCGAGTTTGACGGTGGTGCCACTGATCGAAGCGATGCCGTACCACGTATCCTCCAAGCCCTCGCACAGCCAGGTCACGCCGCCATCGGTCACGCTCGCACCGATCTGCTGCGGCCAGCTCGGCTCACTGCTGCCAGTCGCCCCGGTCTGCGCCGTCACCTGATACTTGTAGCCGTTGCGGTTCGGTTGCGTCGGGCGGCGGATGTCGTTCACCGCGTAGCTGGTGGAGGCGATCCAGCTCAGGTTGTGCACCTTGCCGATCAAGGAATTCAAGGTCAGCGCGTCGGCGCTGGAAGACGCCTTGCAGGCAATAATGTGATCCAGGCGGATGGTGACGGTGCCGGGGTCCAGGTCGCAGTACAGGGCCACCGAATTGATGGACGAACTCAGGTTCGCGCCCAGGTCCAGCGTGACCGGCAACCAAGCCGACATGCCGGCCATCGGGATGGCCGGGATGGGGATGGTGTGCACGCTGGTCGCCCCGGCCGCGTCCGAACACAGGCGCAGCGAGCATGTCGATGCGGCGAGGGCCACACTCGTTGACACCCAAAACGACACTTGCTGGTAGCTCGACAAGTCCAGCGCGCCGGTGGCGAAGTAAGCGGCCAGGCCGGTGGTGAAGCCCGAGGCGATGTCGAGCTTGGCATATTTACTGCCCTCCTTCTGGAGGGAAGGGCCAGAACTGGCAGTGGCCGTCACGTTGGTCGAGGCGGTCCAGGCTGTCTCACAGTCGGCAATGTTGGCCGTCACCGCGCCGGGCAGCGTCACCGTGCGGCTGAGATTGGTCCAGCTGGCGTTGCCCACCAGCGTCGGATCAGGCGAGGCCATGATACGGATCGTGTCGCCGGGGGCGGTGCGTGCGGCGGTGGCGCCACTGGCGAAAGTCTTCCAGCGATTGGCGAACGTGGTCCCGTCGTTGCTGTCGTTGCCGCCGACCAGATCGAGGTAAAAAGTCGCCATGGATGTCTACGCCTGGGTAATCGAAATGTCGTCAATCCAGAAGTTATTTGACGTACCCACACCGTCCCACACCTGGAACAACACTTCGACCACGCCGGACTCGCTCGGCGTGAAAGTCAGGTTGCCCGATTGCGTCCAGGTGTTGATCGACGGCGCGCAGCTCACCGACACATCGCTGGGCACGCCCGCGATCTGACCGCCCTGCACCAGCAGCTGGCCAGCGATGTTGCTGTTGTCACGCCGGGTCCAGATGGCGATCGTCACCAATGAATTGGCCAGCACCGCCACTTTCGCCACCGACAGGTGCAGCGGATAGTCGCTGGTGTGATTGGTCGAGGTGGGGCGGAATTTCCAGCTGATGCCAGACGCCGTGTGGCGCTGATCGGTGGCGGAAATGATGCTGCCGCCATCGGTCCAGATCAGGTGGTTGCCGGCGGTCTGATCGTGTTTTTGCGAATAAATATAGGTGCCGCGAAAATCCGGCGGATCGACAAACTCGGTGCCGCTCAACAGGCTGTTGACCAGATTGACGCGCGTGCAGCCACCAGACGCCGCCAGGCAGGCGGTGCCATTGCCGCTGGCCACAAAACCTGTCAGCGACAGTTCGCGCACGGACAGGTGATTCAGCCCATAGGTGGCGTTGCCCTTGGCCCAGATATCGCGTACCGGGGGGCCGCACAATGCGCCGTTCGATGAGCTGGTAACGAACCCCGCCGCATTGTTGCCATTGGCCTGGATCGCCAGCGCGTCAAAGTAGCCACCACCCTGCGAGAAATCCATGCCGACGCCGCTGCACATGCTGGTGATGACGTTGCGCAGTATGAGCGTATTAAAACTCAACGACAACACCAAACCATTCGTCGCATTGTTGTGGTGGCAGTTCTTATGCTGCCAGGAAGTTCTCAGGAAATAAAAACCATACGAGTAGCGCACCGAATTGAAATTCTCGACGGTGATGTAATCCATGTTATTACCGTAAAAGGCGACCCCCAAGCCGTTGCCGCCCGTAATCCACGTCTCGCCGGTCTGCGTACTCATGTCGGTACGGTTCCAGCCGCCCGAATACACGATGGACTGCGTACTGGTGCCACTCTCCTGCACCCCGTTGAAGGTGTTGCTGCTGCTGGACAGCTGCCCCTGCGCCAGCGGCTCGCGCTTGTAGGTGGCCACCGTTCCGGTGGCGTGCGGGTAGCCATACGCCGTCGCGGATGGCAGCGCATTGACATCGCCATCCAGCGTCACGCTGGTGCCGTTGATTGAGGCGATGGCGTACCAGGTATCTTCCAGCCCCTCGCACAGCCAGGTTACGCCCCCATCGATGACGCTCTGGCCGATGCCCTGCGGCCAGGCCGGCTCGCTGCTGCCGGTCGCGCCCGTCTGCGCCGTCACCTGATACTTGTAGCCGTTGCGGTTCGGTTGCGTGGGGCGACGGATATCGTTTACCGCATACGTCGTGGAGGCCAGCCAGCTCAGGTTGTGCACCTTGCCGATCAAGGAATTCAAGGTCAGCGCATCGGCACTGGAAGATGCCTTGCAAGCGATGATGTTGTCCAGGCGGATCTCGACGCTTCCAGTGTCCACCTCGCAGTACAGGGCGATGGAATTGATAGACGAACTCAGGTTGGTGCCGAGATCAACCGTTATCGGCACCCACTTACTGATGGATGTAAAAAATGGGATCGGTATCGTATGCACGCTGGTGAGGCCAGAAGTATCGCTGCACAGGCGCAGGGACAGGTTACCAGCGTTAATAAAGGAGTTGGAGTTCGCCCAAAACGACACCTGCTGGTAAGCGGACAAGTCCAGCGTGCCGGTGGCGAAGTAGGCGGCCAGGCCGGTGGTGAAGTCTGGTTGGATGGAGCAATAGATCGCTTGCGTACCATCCTTGTAGCTCGTGGTATAGGGGCCGGAAATGACATCGGCCGGGACGCTCCAATTGTCGTCGCAATTGCAAATGGTCGCCGTCACCGCGCTGGCCAGCGTGACCGTGCGGCTGGCGTTGGTCCAGGTGGCATTGCCCACCAGCGTCTCATTCGGCGAAGCCATGATGCGGATGGTGTCGCCCGGCGCCGTGCGCGCGGCTGTCGCGCCACTGGCAAAGGTCTTCCAGCGATTGGCGAAGCTGGTGCCGTCATTGGCGTCGTTGCCGCCAATGAGGTCCATGTAAAAAGTCGCCATGCCGCGCCCCTAGCGCCCGCGCCCGCTTACAGGCCCGAGGTGGCTTTGTTGAGCGTGTGCACGAAGGCCGAGCAGGACACCGTTTGCGCCGCCGTGATGGTGGTGGTGGCGATGTTCAGGTTGGCGCCCGAGGTGCCGACGGTGCCGTCCAGGATGGCAGTGGTGCCGTCCGATTTCAGCGCGCGGAACCAGGTCGCCGTGCCGCTGGCGTCAGCCGACGAATCGGCGGTGATGGCGTTGGCCGTCATCACGCCGGCCGAGGTCGCGCCAAAGGCGGTAGCGCCAAAGCGCAGCTCGGCCAGCAGCGTGTTGCCCGACAGCGCCGTGTCGGCGGTGGCCGGTTTGGTGCCGCTGTAGAGGCGCAGGTAGCCATTGTTGAGCAGTGGCCCCAGGGCGTCACCCTCGGCGTTGACGGCGGCGTTGGACAGCTGGGTATCGAGAGCCATGGTGTCACTCCAAAAAAAAAGCCCGCACTAGGCGGGCTGAACGTGGTGAACGTGGGTGTCAGGCTCAGCGCGAGCCTGGCGGGGAATTGTTGGGCAGCAGCCACCAGCCGAGCTGGCGGCGGATCTCCACCGGCGTGCCAGGCGGCGTGGGCGCTTTGGCGCGCTCCTGCAGGTATTGACGGACAGCTTCTTTCGACGGCGGGATCACGGTCGGCATGACATCCTCCTGCGGGGATATGTGCTGAAACGGCCTGATTAGCTGCGCAGCTAATCAGGCCGAATCAGCTAATCAAGCGTGCTTAGTCGGGCGCTGCAGTGAAAGTGACGTAATATTTTTTGCCCGGCTCGAAGAACACGGCGGCCGCCGCTTCGGCGTCGATCCCCATCTGGCAGCTGCCCCATGGGGTGTACCTGGTGAAATCGGCGTTTTCGCTCTTGTCGTTGGAGTAGACGCAGCCCAGGTCAACCCGCGTGACCGCGCCGCTGGGGGTGGGCTGGCTGGTACTGTTGCAAACCATCTTGGCGCGCACGGAGGAAATCGTCATGGTGATGCTCCTATAGAGGCCCGATCGGGCGGGTATAGGGGTTGTGTCTTGCGTCTTGCGCCCCGAAAGCTGGAAACCAATGCAACAAGCCCGCGCCGGGTAAGGGGGCGGGCTTGTTGCGAAAAGGGAAGTGCGAGGGTACGGGCGAACAAGGGCAGCAAGGGTCGCCGTCCTTTACCAACCGGCTGCTTGCGCCACCCGCAACAAGACGGGTGTTGCCCGAATTATGCGAAGCGGAAGGGCCAGTAACCAGCCACCACAACCCAACACGCCTGCGCAGTGCGCACAGCTTAAATGTTTCGATTTTCAAATTCAAGCCTTTTCGCGTGATGGCAGCTCGGCCTGCTGGCGCAGCCGCCGTTTGGCGCGCGCGCCCGCCTTGTGCTCGTCGGCATGCAGCTCCTCGACCATGTCGAGAATATAGTCGCGCAGCGCCGGGTGGCAGCGCAGCTCGACCTGGCCGCTGCCGTCGCACAGCGCGCAGTTCTTGGCCGACAGGACCGGCGTGTTGAACATCACCTCCTGCTTGCGCCCGGTGCAGGCCGGGCAGACACTGGAAATCCAGCGCGTCAGCGACAGATAGGCCACGCTGCGGATGTCGATATGCTCCGGCCAGTTGCGGCGCCCGGCCTTGGCCGAGACGATCCAGGTCCATTGCGCCAGCAGGCGCCGGTAGCTGGCCGGGTCGTTGAAATACTTGGTACGGAACAGCAGCCCGCCATAGGTGGACGACAGCGCCATCGCCGCCAGCACATCGGTGTCGAAGTGGAATGCGTCCGAGCGGAGATTGCCCGACCCGACCGCGCGCACGTAGCGCTGTGCCAGTTGTGCCATACGTCCTCCCGCTTACAGCTTGGCCACGTAAGCCGCCAGCAGGTCCAGCGCCGCATCGAGCAGCGCGGGTGTCGGCTGATCGTCGCCCAGCAGCGGGTCCAGCCACTGGCGCGCCTGTTCCTGCTGTTCCTCGCTGGCGCACATCGCCCAGCGCAAGGCGCGGTAGCGCTGCGCGTCGAGATAGTCCTTGCTCGCTTGCTCGTCCATGGTCAAGTCTCCAGAATGTCGATGTTGTAGAGCGCCTTCATGATGTGGCGCTTGATCTTGTAGACGCGCGTGAGCATGCCCTTGGTGTCCTCGATGACCGTCTTGCCGCTGGCGGTCAGCGTGTAGCCGAAGTCGGCCACGTAGCGCAGCGCCGGCGTGGCCCGCTTGGAACCAAGAAAGCGCACCGACGGCACCAGCTCGAACGACACCTGGCGGCGCAGATCGCTGATCTTGCCGCGCTGCTGCAGGCGCGCCAGCTCGACCCAGCGCGCCGCCTCGGCCTGCGAATCGAAGTGCTGGCCATTGATCTCGACCTTCCGGTTGCCGTATTTCGGGCGCTTGGGCAGGGAGCCGGGGCGTTTCAATTGGTGTCTCCGCCGCCACCTCCGCAGCTGTCGCTGCCGCCGCTGTCGCTGCTGGCCGCGCTGGACGCATCGCCGCCGGACGGAGCGCAGTCGTCGCTGCGCGAAGGCAAATGGTGGATCGGCACCAGATACTCCGGCATGCCCATATCGGATGGCATGCTGTCGCTCGCTGCGCTGTCGCGCCTGGCTTGCGCAGCCGGCCGCGCGACCGGCTTGGCCTCGCGCTCGCGCTGCATGTCGCGTATCACGTTGCGCTCGAATGTCGCGCGCTCGCCTTGCTGCGCGCGCGCCGCCTCCCAGCTGCGCGTCCACGCCGCGTCGCGTGCCTGGCGCGCCGTGTCCTGCGCCGCCTGTTCGCGGGCGCGGCGCGCCCCGATCGCTGCCGCCATCGCCGCCGTGCGCTCGATCGCTGCCTCGATTTCCCGCTCGGCGCGCGCCTGGCGCGCCGCCGGTCCCCATTCTTTCAGCCATCCGAACATGCTTTGCTCCCGGTAAAGTGAACCTACTTTTTTTCCAGCTCGACGTACCTGCTCGGCACGGCGCGAAAGTCGTTGCTGCCCTCGCGGATGCCGCGCGTGGACAGGAAGTAGCGGCGGTCCAGCGACGGCGTGAAACGGTTCACCACGCGCGGCGGCACCAGCGGTGAGGCGGACTTCGGCGGCGGGTCGTAATAAAACAGCAGCGCCTCGGTGACGCAGTAGCGCGACCCGAGCCGTTCCAGACAGCCCATCGTCACCAGTTCCTCGTACAGCTCGCCCATGTCGGCCAGCGTTATCTTGTTGAACGAGCCGTGCAGCTCGATCCCCTCCCGCAGCGTCACCGGCCCGCGCAGGCGCAGCGCCTGCAAGATGGCCATGGTGCGGGAGTTCTTCGGCGGCAGTTTCATGGCGCTTCTCCTTCGCTGTATTTGGTGATCGGGTCGCACCAGGTATCCAACAGCCACCGATTGAGGCGCACGTAGTTGTTCTCGGCGGTTTGCGTGTAGCCGTTGCGCAGTGCCATCGCCAGCGTGGCGATGTAATCCATCATCGGGCCGGGGCTGGCGCGCACCAGCTGGCGCCATTCCTCGGCCTCGGCCTCGCTCATGTCGTAAAACCAGACGACATAGCGGAAGTCGCCCGCAAATTCCTTGCTGACCCGAATCTTCGGGACGCGGGGCACCGCGGGCGGGCGTGCCATTACGGCGTCAACCAGTCAGCCACCGCATCGGGCAGCACGCCGGAAGGCTGCGACGGCGGCAGCGGCACGCTGGCAATCGCATCGGCCAGCGGCCTGGCTGGCGGCGCGCTCCCCGCACGCATGATGGTGGTGGACAGGCTGGCCGAGCCGTAGGCATCGCGCAGCCCGGCCGCGCTGGCGGTGAAGTTGCTGGTGGTGGCCGCGCTGATACCGTACTTGCCGCCGGCCGCGAAGGCGTCCTGGTTGGCCGCCTGGAACAGGAAGACCCAGCCCGCCTTGTCCTGCGCGTGGGTGATCATGGTCTTGACCTGCTCCAGCGTGTAATGGTGGCTGGCGTTTTCCTCGCCGTCGGTGTTGATGTGCACAATCACCAGCTCGGCCCAGCCCTCGTCGGCGATGCGCTTGGCCTGTGCTTCCAGCGTGCTGCCGATTGCGTCGAGCAGCGCCGTGCTGCCAGTGGGCAGATAGTCGGCACCGCTCATGTCCTTGACCTCGGACATCGGCAGCGCCTGATACAAGGTGCGCACCGTGTCGTTGAACTGCACGCAGGTCATGCGCGCCTCGCCTTCGACCGCGCGCTGCTCGGCCAGGAAGGTGTTGTAGCCGCCCACGACGTCACGGTGCAGCGGCGACATCGAGCCGCTGCGGTCCTGGATGGCGATGATTTCCGTTTTCATAGTCGCGTCCTCTCTAAACTAACTACGCTGGTGGTCAGCGCCCCTTGTTACCGCGTGTCCCGCACGTTCTTCCTTGGTGGGCAGACGTAGCCTTCCCACGTCTGCCTTTACGCACTTCTCCCCCGGAGCCGCACGACGCGACAGCCTTGCGATGCATGGGTGCTGTCTTCGCCGCCCATCGCCCCTGTTTCAGCATCCATCCCACAGTAGGGGCCTCACCACGTACCGCTGCCGTCTCTTGACCCGACCAGTACGCTGCAATCAACTCAGCTCACGGCGGCGCCTGGCTGCGCGCGGCCATCATCAAGGCGCTCACCGCCATCAGGCCGGCGCGCACGTACAGGTCGTTGGCGTCCTCGCCTTCGACCGGGCTCATGCAGTGCGCCAGCTGCGCCTGTTCGACGGCGCGCTGGCCGGTGCCGCTCTTGTCGTGGTCGGCGAAGGCGAACTTGCGGCCCCGCACCTGCGCCGCCACATGGGTCAGGTTGCTGGCCGAAAAACAGATCAGCACCTGCGCCTGCATGCGCAGCTGGTGCAGTGCCAGCTCGACCGTCAGGCCGGTGGCGTAGCCCTCCACCAGCCAGGTTTCCGGCGCACGCGGGTTCCCCAGCCGGAACACGGCGCCCTTGGCGCGGGTCCCGTAGATCATCTTTTTCTGCCACTCGCGTTCGTCCATCAGCCAGCGGATGACCTGCGCGCCGACCAGCTGGTTCGACTCCAGCGTGCGCATCGGCACGATCAGCTCGCGTTCGTCGTTGACCAGGCCGCGCACGTCGGGCAGCTGCTTGCTGCGCAGGTAGTTGTGCTCACCCGGCTTGCAGGCGGCCAGCATGGCCGCGGCGGTGCGCTCGGCCTGGCGGTGCACCTCGGCCTGGCGGCGTTCCTGTGCGCGCTTGCGCTCGCCCCAGGCCTTGCGGTCGGCGTCGGTGAAGCCCTTGGCGTCCGGGTTGTCGTACCAGTGAATCTCGGCGCCGTTCGACCAGTCCGACACCCAGCCCCGGCGGCCGTCCCAAAAATAGGCGCCGTCCTTGGTGCGCGGGTGTTGTTCAGTCGGGCAGCGGCGTACCCGCTCGCTGGGGTACAGGTCGGGCAGGATCAGACCGTACAGACCGGCGAATTGGGTGAATGTCATCGCGCCCTCCGGTAGGCGATCAGGTTGGCGCTGTGCTTGTTGCGCACGCCGCGCGTGACGGGCACGTCGGCGACCATGTGGAAGTCGGGCAGGTTGCGCGGGAAGACGCCAGTGATGCTCTTGAACAGGTGGGCGGCGCGCTGCGGCGCGGTCTCGGGCCTGTTGGTGCCTCGTTGCCGCATCAGGGTCACGCACTGCGCCCACACGCTGGCCTTGTCGCCGACCTTGGCCTTGCCGACGGTGAACTCAACCATCTTGCCGGCCTCGTGTTCAAGCAGGTTCTGCTTGATGAACTCGAAGCCACAGGACATGCAGCGCTTGCCGAACGGCTTGAAGTGGCATTTCGGGCAGCCGCTCGGTTCGCCGTCGTCGCGGTCCTTGCGCACCGCTTTGTCGAGCTTTTCGCCATTGTCGAGCGAGGCCAGACCGTCGTGGAACAGCGCCTCGAAGTCCTCGGCGAAGCGCACGATGTTGCCGCTAAAGTCGAGCAACAGCAGCTCGGTCTTGCCGGTGTCGGGCGAGGCGCGCAGGCCGCGGCCCCACATCTGGATCGCCGTCGACAGCGACTTGCGCAGCGGGCGCACGTCGCACACGCAGGCCACGTCCGGCACATCAAAACCCTTGGCCAGCGCCTCGACCGAGATCAGCACGCGCAGCAGCGCATCAGGGCCACGGAAGCTGGCCAGCAGGTCGGCGCGCGTGCTGTCGGTGGTCTCGGCGGTGAAGCAGGCGGCCAATACTCCAGCGGCGGTGAACTCGGCGCACAGCGCCTCGCAGTGCGCGATGGTGGCGCCGAACACGATGGTCTTGCGGCCGTCGGCGTGGCGCAGCCACTCCTGCACCACGTCGCCGATGATCCGCATCCCGCGCGCGCCGGCCGCTTCGACCGTCCACTCGCCGCCGGCGGTTGCCGCGCCGCGCATGTCGACCTTGGTGCATGACAGCACCCGCATCGGCACCAGCACGCCGGACTCGGTCAGCTCGGCCATGGTGGTGGCGTTGATCAGGTTGGAGAACAGCTTGCCCAGGCCGCTTGAAAACGGCGTGGCCGACAGACCAATGACGGCGGCGCGGCAGCTTGCGATATGCTCGGTCCACACCTTCATCTGCGTGTGCGCCTCGTCGATGATGATCAGGTCGGCATCCGGCCAGTCGCGCATGGCCAGGGTCTGTGCACTGGCGATCTGGAACGGCGCGTCCGGGTCGTAGCGCAGGCTGTCGGCCATCAGCACGCCATGCGACAGTCCCAGCGAATCGGCCACCTCGGAAGTCTGGTTAATCAGGGTGCGGCGGTCGGCAACAAAGATCACGCGCTTGCCGCGCGCCAGCGACTCGTTAATCAGGAACATGGCCAGGATGGTCTTGCCCGAGCCGGTCGGACTCATCACCATCTGGCAGCGGTGGCCGGCGGCGAACGCCTCGCGCAGCAGCACGCGCGCCGAGCGCTGGAACGGGCGCGGATCGGGGAACTTGTCGTTGACGTAGACGGCGGGCGCGAGCATGTCAGGCCGCCTTGCCCAGCAGGCGTTCGGCTTTCTCGGCGCGGTTCTTCCAGTAGGCGACGTTGCGCGCGCGTTCGATGAACTCGTGCGACTTGGCCGCCAGCGTGCGCTCGGCGTTGTCGGCCAGCGCACGCTGGCGCTTCGCCTCGTCCAGCGCCGCCTTAATCTTGTCGTCGGCATCGCACACGCGACCCAGCATTTCGTTGTCGGCCAGCGCGGCGGCCAACTCGGTTCGCAACTCGGCGACTTCTTCGCGCAGTGCGGCCAGCTCGGCTTCGGCCGGGCCGTCCGATTCGGCGGCGGCCAAGCGCCCTGGGATTTCTACAGGGCGACCCTTAGCCGGTATTTCGGTAGCAGGGCGCGCTACCGGCTCCTGGGTTTTGCCGATGTTGGCCGTGTTCTGCTCGTAGGTCTTACCGTTGCGCTCGACCGTGCGCGTCGTAGGCGCATCTTCGGAATTTCCGAAGATAGCCATGCGATGAGCGGCGACAGTCTTATCGCTTACCGCGCATGCCTTGGCGATGGCGCTGTCACTCCATGTCACCCACTCGGCATCGGCCAGCAGCGTTTCGACCGCGCGGCGCTTGTCGGCGTTGGTGCGGCGCAGGCCGTGGGCGGCGTTGGCGCCGACCGAAAACAGCACCGCGTCGCGCTTGGAGCCGGTGCGCACATCAGCCATCACCGCTTCCACGCCGGCGGCACGGTAGGCGTGGTAGCGGTGGAAACCGTCGGCCAGCCAGAAAACGGCGCCATCGTAGTACGCGATTAACGGCGGCAGCGTGGCGCCCTGGCGGATCGCCTCGCTATACTCGGCGATCGCGGCCTCGTCCATGGCCGCGCGCGATTGCGTGCCGCCATCCAGGCGCAGGCAGTGCAACGGGACGTTCGGGTCAAGCAAGTCGTTGTCGGTCATGGGTGCATTCCAAGGATGGCGTGGATCATGTCGAGCAGTTCAAGCTGACTGCCGTACAGCTTTTCAAAGCGGGCTTTGTTCGGGTGCACCGCGACCAGGGTCTTGTCGTTGCCGGTGCCCTGCTGGTGGCAGCCGGCACACAGCGGCAGCACCAGCAGGTGGCAACCGGGGCGGGTGCGCCCGTCGATGTGGTGGATTGACACGTACTCGCTGGTGGGGCGGCCCGCCACGCGGCAGGCGATGCAGCCGATCTCGCTGGCCATGCGGTCCCACAACCGCTGTTCGGCGGCGCTGACCGGGCGCTCGTGGGAGGTCAGCTTGCGGGCCGCCTTCGGCTTGGCACCGTTGGCCGGCGCAGCCGCTTTCGACGGCGCCATCGGGCTGCGCTTCATCGGGGCGCTACGCTGGAGCGGGGCGCTGCGCTTCATGCGCCCTCCCCGGCGTGCATCACCTCGAAGCCGAGGCACTTGGCGACCAGGTATTCAATGCGCGCGCCTTTCGAGCGGCGCCAGCCCGGCAGCAGGCAGATGGTGCTGCACCGCATCATCAGACGCAGGTCGGCGCGCATGTAGTCGAACCAGGTGGGGTTGCCGTCCAGCGTGACCTCGGCCGGGCTGACCACGTTCAGGCCAGCGGCGCGCAGACGGGCCGCCTCGGCGTGGAAGGCGGGGTGGTTCAGCTCCGGGTAGCCGGTCATCGGTCCGGCGATATAGATTCGCGGCTCGTCGCCGGCACGGTAAATGTTATGCGCCTTGCGGTAGGGCCGCTGGTCCAGATCGCGGTAATCGTCGCGCAGCTGTTCGCACTGCACCTCGCCGCGCGTGAAGGTCTCCATCAGCGGGCAGTGTTCGAGCGGCACCCGGCTGGTGTACCAGTTCTGCACCGCCTGGTAGCTCACGTCGAGCATGGCGCCGAGTTTCGTTTTCGATCCCACGCGCTTGACGACGGTGTCCAGCGCGACCCACTCGCGGGAGCGGATGATGTCTTGTTGACGCTTGGATAATATCTTCTTCATGGGGACCGATTTTGACAAGATTACATTGTCATGACAAGTTAATCTTGCTCGCCACAAGCTCAGCTTGTGATACAGTTGCGTCCATGGACATACATTCGAGAATTAAAGAGCGCCGCCTGGAGCTGAAAATGTCACGCCAGACGTTGGCCGAGGCGGCCGACGTGTCGCGTGAAACGGTGCGCCTGTGGGAAACGCCAGACGCGCAAAATGGCACGGCGCCGGACCGTTTCAAAACAAAAAAAGTGGCCGACGCATTAAAAACGTCGGTCGCATACTTGGTGCTTGGAATCGATGCTAACGTGGACCCCAACGACAAATATGCCTTCATACCCAGGTATGCCGAGGCGTCAAAAAAGGGTCCCACCGTGAACTACCATGATGAGGTCGTCGATCACCGCGACGACAAGGATACGTATGCGTACCGCAAGGATGTACTGGCCGACCTGGGCGTGCGCGCCAGCGACTGCGTGGTCGTGATCTCCAATGACAGCAGCATGTCCATCGGCAACCAGCTGCTCGTCCACACCGCCGACAAGGCGCTGGTGTCGTCGAAAATCTATGCGCTGCAAGCGACCCACGGCCTGCTGGTGCGGCGCGTATTCAAGCTCGCCGACGGGCGCATCGAGCTGCGCACCGACCAGCCGGCGACGGCGCCCGAAACCTATCAGCCGGAACAGCTGCCGCCGGTCCTCGGCCGCGTGGTCAGCGGCAGCTGGTTCGACTGACCGGCCCGCCCCCGCAGCCACCGACCCCGCCACCGGCGGGGTTTTTTTTCGCCCAACGCGCCCCGGCCATGGGCCGCCAGGCGCGCGCTGACGGCGAAAAGGCGGGGATTGCGGCGCAAGAAATAATATTTTAATAGCAATATCACAAGGTAAACTTGTAGTTGCCAAGATTATCTTGCACAAACAAGTTTACCTTACGTACACTGTTTTCCATTGTCTCGATGAAAACAGGAGCACGGTTGAAAACTTCTCACACCTTGCAGCAGCTCGCCCTTGGGGTGTTCGCCGGCGACCTCCGTGGCGCATACGCCGAGCCGGTGGCGCTGCCGACCCTCACCGCCCCGGTCCAGCTGACCGTCGACTTCGACTACACGCCCGCCCGCCTGCCCACGCTCTACCTGCCCAATGGCGATCCCGGCGACGACCCCGGCGAACAGGAGTGCCTGGACATCGGCCGCATCGAGTCGGCGCGCTCGCTGCACTTCCTCGACAACGAGCGCGGCGTGCTGCTCACGCTGGTGGCCGGCAGCGGGTGCGACCTGCGCCCCTTCTTCACCGACAGCGCCCTGATCGCCTTGGAGCTGGCCCTGCTCAAGGAGGTGCGCGCCGCGGCCGACGAAGCCCGTCTCGACACCTATCTGGCCGGGGAGCGCGAATGAGCGACGCCGCCACCGCCATCAAAACCCACTGGAAGCAGCTGGCCGACCCGCGTTTCATCGGCGCCTACGCACTGCCCAACGGCGCCGACATGACCGTCACCATCAACTACGTGCAGAAGGAAACGATCACGATGATGGGCGGGAAGAAGGAAGACCACAGCCTGATGTACCTGGCCGGCCACAAGCCCATGATCCTCAACGTCACCAACCAGAAGACGCTGGAAAAGCTATACGGCCCCTACATCGAAGATTGGGCGGGCCAGCGCATCACGCTGTACGCCAGCACCGCCAAGCTCGGCTCCGACATGGTCGAGTGCCTGCGCATCCGCGCGAAAATCCCGCCCCTGGAGAAGGAGCCGCTGGCCGCCGCTCGCTTCACCAAGGCGCTGGCCGGCATCAAGGCGGGCACCTATGCGGCGGCCACCCTGCGCGAGAAGTTCGCCCTGTCGCTGGCCCAGGAGGCCGAGCTGGCCGCCGTCGAAGCGGAGCCGGGCGCGTGATCGTCCCCGAATTCCGCATGCGCTGCTCCAGCCTGGGCCAGCTGATGACCGATCCGAAGGCGATCGACCCGGCCCTGCTCGATGAGAACACGGCCATCGTCGCCAGGAAGAAGGTCAAGACCGACGAGGAACAGGCCCAGCTGGCCGAGCTGTTCGACTACAGCCTCTCAGCCGGCGCCAAGACCTATCTGCGCAATTGGGCGCGTGAATTCATGCTCGACTTCCACGAGGTCATCACCAGCAAGTACCTGGAGAAGGGCCTGATAGTCGAGAACGAGGCCATCGCCCTCTACAACGCGCGCTTTTTCACCAGCTACGTCAAGAACACCGAGCGGCGCCAGAACGACTACATCACCGGCGAGTGCGATATCTGGACCGGCCCGCCGGCCAAGAAGATCGTCGATACCAAGTCCAGCTGGTCGCGCGCCACCTTCCCGATGACGGCCGAGGAAGGCGAGGACCGCGACTATGAGTGGCAGATGCGCGGCTACATGTGGCTGTGGGATGCCGAGGCGGCCGAAGTGGCCTACTGCCTGGTTGACACGCCCGAGGAATTGATCCGCTACGAGCAGCGCGAGCTGCACGAAGTTGACGAGCTGCCCGAGCACCTGCGGGTCACCGTCGTGCACTACCGGCGCGACCGCGCGCTGGAACAAAAAATCATGCGCAAGGTGATCGCGGCGCGCCAGTACATCGCCGCCTATATCGAGCGCATTCACCTGGAACACCCTCTCTAAGGAATCCCATGGCATCTGTCAACAAGGTCATCATCGTCGGCAACCTCGGGCGCGATCCCGAAATGCGCTACCTGCCCAGCGGCGACCCCATCGCCAACATCGCCGTCGCCACCTCGTACAAGAGCAAGGACAAGAACACCGGCGAGGCCAAGGAATCGACCGAATGGCACCGCATCAGCTTCTTCGGGCGCCTGGCCGAGATCGTCGGCCAGTACCTGAAAAAGGGCTCGTCGGTGTATGTCGAAGGCCGCCTGCAGACGCGCAAGTACACCGACAAGGACGGCGTCGAAAAGTATGCCACCGACATTGTGGCCGAGTCCATGCAGATGCTGGGCGGACGCCCCGAGGGTGGCGGCCAGAGCGCGCCGCAGCCGCAGCGCCAGGCGCCGCCGGCACCAGCCCGCACCAGCGACTTCGCGGACGACGACATTCCATTCGGCCGGTCCATGAACACGCTCAACGACACCGCCGGCCATTCCAAGGCCCGGCTGCGCGCGCGCCAAGGCCGCACCCTGGCGCTGGCGCAACTGAACCAAGGAGAATTCTGATGATCGACCCTCGCACCTGGCTTGACAAGCACATCGAGTTGCTGCGCCTCGAACACAACCCCAACGGCGACCCGGAGGTGGACGTGGTCAACTGCCTGTGGAACCTGGCCCAGGAAATCGGCGTGCAGCTGCGCGGCTGCAGCCACACGCATTTCGCCATGATCGTCCAGGCAATGGTGGAGGAATACACCGCGCCGCAGGCGCCTGCGGCAGCGGAGCCATCGGCGTCCTCGGCGCTGGTGGTCAACGGCGTCACCAGCACCCTCACCCTGCCCCAGCTGAAAGGCGCCGAAGTGCGCTTCGGGCGCCAGGGCAAAAAAATGAAGCAGAACGACCTCGCCGAGATCGTCGACATCCCCAATTCCACCATCAGCAGGTGGGAGAACGGCGAATTCATCCCGACCGACGCGCAAGTGAAAACCATGGGCGATGCGCTTGGCCTGCCATTGACCCCGATGCCCACCAAACAACTGCCCCTGTGAGAGTGCCCATGACCGACCTGAACAAGCTGACCGACGCCGCCGACGACGCCGAACTGGACCTGCCGTTTCACTACGGCCCCGATACGTCGATGCCCTGCTTTGCCTGCTTCGTCGAGAGCATGCTGTCAGCGCTCGATGACTGCGACACGCTCGCCGAAAAACAGCACGCCATGGACATCGCGTTGACGCAGATCGCCGACTGCATCGGCGCGCTGTTCCTGCAGCTGGCGCTCGACTCCGAAGGCGCCGTGAGCGTCTTCTCGGAGCGCATCCACGCACTGGTGGCCGCGAACAACGGCGCAGAGCCGGCGCCGGCAGCAGCGCCGGACAAGCACCAGCACTGATGCAGCGCCTGTTCGTCCTGCGCGAGGCGCAGCACCTTGCCAGTCTGGTCGCCTTCCTGACGGCCAACTGGCAGGTGTTCGCCCGCGAGGGCAAGTTCCTGGCCGTGACGGTCAGCTTCTACAAGTCCAAGCGCTCGCTGGAACAGAACCGGCGCTATTTCGGGCCGGCCGTGCTGGGCGCAATCGAGGAACAGGCCTGGTGCGACGGGCGCCGTTACGACAAGGAGAGCTGGCACGAACACCTCAAGCGCCGCTTTATCGGCGTGGTGGACGTGCCCGGCGGCGGCGTGCGGGCGATGTCCTCGACCGACCTGAACGTCGAAGAATTCAGCCAGTTCATGCAGCAGGTAGAAGCCTATGCCGCCCAGGAGCTGGGCGTGCAATTCGATTGATCTTTTCACCCATAAAGGACGTATCCATGCCCCATAAAGCGCCGCAAAACCCGAACCATTTCCTCGACAGCATCCTGATCATCATGCGCTTGAAGAACGACGCGGCCCTGTCGCGCGCCGTCAACGTGGCCGCGCCGGCGCTGTCCAAGCTGCGCCATGGCCGCCTGCCCGTCACGGCGGCGCTGCTTCTCAAGCTGCACGACTACACCGGCTTGACCATCGCCGAGCTGCGCAAGCTGCTGTACCACCCAAACCGCAACAACTAAGCGGAGGCGGCCTTGACACAGGAAATCACCGCCTATTTGTCCGACGATGGCCGCATCTTCCGCAACCGGGCCGACGCGCAGTTCGCCGACCACCTGGGCGCAATCGGCCAGCGCATCACCACCTTCCTCACCGAACCGGGGCGCGTGCTGCCGCTCGACCCGGCCGAACTGCTGCTGGCCTGGGAAGACTGGCGCGTTGGCGGCCCGGCAGGGTGGCAGGAAATGCAGCGGGCGCTGGCCCCGGTGCAAGCCGCCCTGCCGCTGGAGGTCCGGCCGGCGCCGGCCGCCGTGATGGTCTCGTCGCCGGCTCCGGCGCCTGAGCGTGCCAAACCTGGGCCGAAACCCAAGAGCAAGCCCGCCACGGCGATCTGCGACGCGCTCGAAGCGGCCCGCGTTGCGCAACAGCGTAAGCAGGCCGAGGACCGCTCCGGCGCCAAGACGCCGGCACCGTACCGCAAGCATGTCGCCGTCATCGGCCTGTTCAATATCCACCATGAGCATATCCAGCGCGAATTCGGCAACGAACTCAAGCTGACCATCTATGACGGCGACTGCGTGGCCAAACTGCATGGCCTGCGCGCTTGCCACAAGGTCATCGCCATGACGCGCTTCATCACTGGCAAGCACCTCGAACTGCTCAAGTCGATCGGACAGGAACCCCTGCTCGTGACGGGCGGATTGGACAAACTCAAGGAAGCGCTGACCACCATCTATGTCAACAGCTAAACATACCAGCAAAACAAGGGACGTTAAGGCTATCTTCGGCGACAGCAGCGAGATTGCTGGGGTCCTTCGAGGCTGGGCATACGCCGATGGCGTCCCAACCGAGTTGAATTACTGGCTCATGGAGGCGGCCGACCACATCACCGGGCTGTATGCTGACGCCTGCGACATGCAGAGACGGATCAAACGCTTGGAGGCGAAGCTGGCCGCGCTGACGCAACAACCGTAGCGAACCGATTACTACGGCTGGCATTCATTGCATACCGACAAAATCCGATTTCAACCAAACAGTTGTACTTCCATCGAAATGATACCGTTTGATACTGGTTGATACTATTTATAATCAATCTAACTCGTTCTGTATCACACGATTTTAAATACTACCGTTTCAATCACTTAGATTTCGTTTCGTTTTAAACCAAATTATTAGATACGGATAAAAAGTGATTCATTCGGTTTTATTCCCATCCGATGTATTCGGTTTTTATCCGTATCCTTTCCTTGTAAATACTTCGATTATCAACCTTATCGTTGCAATCCGTTTCGTTCGATTTGATAGATTACGGTATGCAAACGTTTAGTTTTTATACATACAAAACCGTATCAGTACATACAAAACCGTAGCCAACAAATCCGATTAGAATATTTCTTTTCATTCCTTACGGTATCCCATGGTACAAGTTTTACTTGTGCGTTATACTGACCCTATTTCTGACAGGGAGGCGCTATGGCGATGCTGGTCATCGGGGGGGTAAAGGGCGGCGTGGGCAAGAGTACGCTGGCGGAAAACGCCGTCGTCATGCGGGCGATCACGCTCGCAGGCCGCAAGAGGAAGGGGCGAAAGAAGCCGATCCTGCTGGTCGATGCCGACCCCACGCGCAAGGGCGTCAACAAGTTCCACTTGCGCCGCAAAGAGGCTGGCCATGAACCAGCCATCCAGTGCGAGCTAATGCTTGGCAACGGCATCTACCATGACCTGCGCGACCGCCTGGAAGACTACGAGGACATCATCGTTGACTGCGGCGGCCACGACTCGCCCGAGATTAGGGGCGCGCTGATGCTGGCCAACCAGTGGATCATCCCGACCCGGCCCAACCAGACCGACCTCGACTCGTTTGAGGCGCTAGAGGAACTGGCCGCGCTGATGCTGGCGACCAACCCGACAATGCGCAACCGCGTCATGCTCAGCCAGGTGCGCGACCGCACCATCGACAAGAAACGCGCCGAATGGGAAACCGAACTGGCGCCGTTCCCGCTGTGCGGCGAGCTGATGACGGTCGGCACCACGATGCGCTCCACCTACGAGCTGACCCGAGGGTCGGGCCTGGCGGTGGTCGAATTTGCCGCCAAGCGCGAGATCGCGCTGCGCGAAATGCAGCAGCTTAACCTGGAGATTTGGAAATGAAGACCGACCACGCCCCGGCCGTCGCAGTAAAACAGAAACGCCCGCAGCGCGGCCTGGTGCCAACCGCACCGAAGCTGTCCGACAGCGAGCGCGAAAAGATCATGCAGGGCGCCAACGAGCGCCCGGCCAAGATCGACCTGTCGGTCCCTGCCACCAAGCCAGCCGAGCCGGCAGAGCCAGCGCAGCAGCCAGTCGCCAAGGCGCCGGCAGTCGTCCCCGAGGCCCCGGCAGTAGCGGCCGAGGCGAGCGACCCCAACGCGCTGCCGGCCGGCCCATGGGACCAGGCCGACCCGAACGGCAAGGATATCCCGTTCCTGCTGCGCCTGCCGCCGCCGCTGCACGCCAAGATGACGTTCCTGTCGGCCCATCTGGTGCCGCACAAGGCCAAGCACCGCATGAGCATCGATATCCTGTCGGCCCGCTTCGACGAGCTGATTCGGCAATACTACGCACGAACGAGTACAAATAAATAAAGTTGCACAAAGCGCCAATGTTGCCTAGTATGCTTGCTATTTTTTAAACCAAAAGTTGCGCCATGCCCGATCCACACATCGTCACCGAACTGTATGCCTTCATCGCCACCGAGGATCAGGGGGAGGGGATACCGGCGGTCCAGCTGAGCGGCATGATGATGCCCTTGGTTGGGGCCGACGCCGCCCGCGTCGAAAGCCTACGCCAGCTGGCGCAGCAGGTCGCTGACAACACCGGCCGGACGCTGACGCTGGCGCGCTTCGCGGTGCGCGAGAACATGGCCACCATCACGCCGCGGAAACCCACGCCATGACCGACACCACCATCACGCCGCGCTACACCATCCTCGACGACGGCACGGCGATCAAGTGCCACTACTGCAACCTGGTCAGCCACAACATCGACGACGTGCGCCAGCGCTATTGTGGCAACTGCATGCGCTTCCACGAAGACGAGCCGCTGCCGATCCCGCCCCACATCAAAGCCATCGCCGAGAACATAGCGATGACGGCGCGCACGGAGATTTGCCAGGGCAGGGAGTTGGCGCCACAGATTTTCGTGCTGAATACCGCCAAGGGGCTGATGACGTCGCCGACGATGCGCATGGGCGCCCCGGAGGAACGCGAACGCATGGCGCAGGAAACCCGGCTGCTGGCCGACGACATGGATGCCGACATTGTCATCCTGCTGTCGGAGGCGTGGGCGCAGGCGGTGGGCTCGCCGGCGAAAATGGCGGCGCTGCGGGCGCAGTACGGCGGCCGCATCGCCAACATGCCGGACCGGCAGGAAATCCTGCTGCTGACGGTTGAAACGGTCGATCACTACTGGCAGGGCAAGGCACAGATCACCGGCACCGGCCTCGACCGGCGCTGCGGCGATGTGCGGTACGTGCTGGGCGACGACGAACACGGCCGCTTCACGCACTTCCTGGCCAGCCCCGCCGACAAGGCCCAGCTCGCCACGACGCTGGCCAACGTGCGTGCGATCCTCGATGCCAAGGGCGTCAACCCGGACGCCAAGGTCAATTACGATGGCACCAAGCGCGGGCGGCTCGACATTTTGCGCAGCCTGATGATCAAGAACGGCCAGTTCGGGACCACCGACTTGCGCCTGCAGCTGGTCGCCGGCTTCCTGGCGTCGCTGGCCGAGGCGTGATGGGCCAGGTGACTGCGCACATGGACAAGAACAACGGGCTGGGCCAGACCATCAAGGCGCTGCGCAAGCTGCGCGGCATGACCCAGGCCCAGCTGGCCGAGCGGGCCGGGGTCGAGCGCACCAGCATCACCAACATCGAGCGCGGCAACCAGACCTTGACCGTCGTGACGATCAACGCGATCGCCGCCGCGCTCGGCTACCAGGTGCGCGTGCAGTTCGTGCTGGCCAAGCCCACGGAGTCATGCGCATGAGCCTTAGCCCGCTACGCCTGTTTGCCCGCTTCGCCTTGGTGATGCAGCACGCAACAGGCGCGTATGCCGCATATGGCGCGCTGGTGATGTTCAATGAAGGGAAACCGCTACTGGCGTTGCTGTGCCTGTGCGGGGTCGCTATAACGGCCGCCCAGGTTGTACCCAAGGTCCCCGACGATGACTGATTTTTGCATAACAAATGTTTCGCATAATCAACATTATGTCAAATTGATAATATTATATTTATGATAACTGATGACTTGGATGATGTCCCCTTGCCGCCGGATGGCCACCCCGACTTCGAGCGGCCCATCACCATTGCCATGATCCACTCGGCGAACCTGTACGCCACCTGGTCGCAGCCGACGGTCGGCTGCGGCGAGTTCCACATCAGCCTGAACAAGGACGGCTCGATCACGGCCGACACCGAAATGATGGGCCGCGAGTGGCTGCGCCGCGCGCTGCACGCCGCCGTCGATGTGCTGGTGGACCAGGCGGCGATCGAATGACGCCGGACCCCGACCTGGCTGCCGGCGACATCATGCAGCTCAACCCCGACCCGGACGTCACGCGCAACGCCATGTTCTGCGCCTGCATGTTCGTCGTCACCGAGCCGAAGCAGTTTGGCGCGCAGGGCTACGTGCAGGCGCTGGGCGAGAACGGCGAGCGCGGCGGCCAGGCTTACTACCGTGCCACCTGGGACGAAATGGAACCGACCGGCGGGCGCGCGGAATGGGTCCGCTCACACGGAGAAAACGAAAATGACTGACCACGACACCGTATCCGGCCTCTGGAAGACGCGCATCACCGAGGCCAGCGCAGCACTCGCAAATATGATCGAGGCGCCGCACCTGGCCGGCTCGCGCGCGGTGATCGAACAGTTCTTTGGCGAGGTCGAGCAGCTGGCCGCGGAAAGCGAGGACGACGACACCCTGCGCGACCGGCTTGCCGCTCTGCTGACCGGCGTGGCCGCTGGTCTGAAAGGGCCGCCGCGGCCGGACACCTTGCACGACTGGTCCGACCTGCCCGCCAAAGCCGAGGCGGCCCGCAGCCGGATCGCCGAGCTGGAAGCGCAGCTCAAGGCCACCAAGGAACACACCAGTGGCTTCGCGTGCTGGTGGGCGATGGTCGAGGCGCAGGAAGAACTTGGCGGCACGCCGATCAAGGACGACGCGACCGTCCTGTACTTCATGGGGTCCGGCGCATCGACCGCCGTGCAGGCGCACGAAATACGCCGCATGCTCGGCACCATCTACGGATTGAAAGGATCGAAATGAAATTGTGGGACCTGTCCAGGGGCAGCTACTTCAAGATTACTGGCGGGCTGCGCGTGCCGCTGGGTGCGCCGTCGGTTGACGTTGACACCGTCTACTGGCTGGGCAACCTGGACGGCATGTACTCGTACTGCACCGCGCCCGACGGCACCGTCGTGCATGTGTCGTGCGACGCCGATGTCATCCCGCAACCGAACCCGAAGGAACCAACTTGACATTCCGCGTCCCCGAAAAATTCCGCCTGCGCACCGGCCCCTATGCCACCTCCGAAGCCGACGGCAACAACGGCGTGTTTTGGGTGCTGCTGCCGCGCAGCCAGAAGCTCAAGGTGCTTGCCTCCGACGGCGGCATGCCGGGCGAACGGGCGTGGGAGCACGTTTCGGTGTCGCGCAAAGACAGGTGCCCAACATGGGAAGAAATGTGTATCGTCAAATCGCTATTTTGGGACGACGACGACTGCGTGGTGCAGTACCACCCTCCCCGCGCTGATTGGATATCAAATCATACCTATTGCTTGCACATGTGGCGCCCGGTCGGCATCGAGCTGCCGCGCCCGCCGTCGATGATGGTCGGCATCGCCGACCTGGGGACGCTGGTATGAACGTGAAGCGCTGGTGCCTCGTCGGCGTCATCCTCAACCTGGGCTGCGCCGTCAACGACCTGTGCAACCCGGCCGGCTGGTGGTCGTACCTGTTCGGCGCGCTGTCACTTGGCTGCGCCGGCGTGTGCGCGTGGGCGTGGATCGCCGTCAGCTTACCCAAGGAGTCACCATGAACGCCTCGCTTGCGCGCCGGCTGCGGTTCATCGACTTCCAGCTCGACCACTACGGCAGTATCAATCGGGCTGCCCTGATGGACTATTTCGGCCTTAGCCCGGCGCAGGCGTCACGCGATATCAAGGCATACAAAGAGGCCGCACCCGGCAACATGACCTTCGACGAAGGCTCGAAAATCTACCTTCGCAGCCACGCTTACACCAGGAGCTTCCCATGACCGGCCCGCGCAACGCCGCCCAGCAGGCCCGCCTGCGCTTCATCGACTTCCTGCTCGACCGCTTCGGCATGGTGAACCGCACCGACATTACCGACTACTACGGCCTGTCGGAGCCGCAGGCATCGCTCGACTTGCGCGCCTATAACGAACAGGCACCGGCTAACATGCAGTTCGACAAAACGGACAGGTGCTACCGCCGCAGCGCCACCTTCACCAGGAGATTCCCATGAGCGACGACGATTCCCCCTTTGCCATCGGCTTCTTCGGCCCGGCCCACATGATGAAGGACTACGAGCGCCAAGTCGCGCCGCCGATCGGACAGGCCTGCCTGCTGTGCGAGGAAGCAATCGCCGAGAGTGACATCGGCACCATCAACCTGGCCGGCCAAGTGGCGCATTACGAGTGCGAAATGCGCCTGGGCATCGGCTCGGTGGGCCACCAGTTGCGGCGCTGCAGCTGCTTCGGCGGCACCGAAGAAGACCCGCCCGGCATGTCCCGGCGCCAGGCCGCGCAAGCCGCGTGCGCGCTGTGGCTCCGCAACCAAGCGGCCGCCGCAAAATGAGTCGCTGGCGGGGGAACCATTCCGACCCAACCGCGCGCGTCAAGCTGCTGCGCGGTGAAGCGGCACGCCAGGCGCAACAGGACTACCAACACATAGCTACACCAATCACACTAACCGAAGGACACACACATGCAAGTCGATTACCTCGCCCACTACCGCAAACTACGCGCCGAGATCGCCCGGCTGGAGGACGAGGCGCTGGACGCGCAACGGATGGCGCGCACCCAGGCCACCCAGCAAATACTGGCCCTGATGCAGGACGCCGGCATGACCCTGGCCGACCTTGAAGCGAAGCCGCGCGCGCCGTGGGGATCGAAAACACGCGGCGGTGTGCCAACGGCCGCCTTGGCAAATACGAATGAAAGCGCGGCATGAGTACCGTCAGTGAAGTACAGCAAATTCAGAAGCAGATCGCCGACCTGCAAGCACGCGCGGCCCTGCTCATCATGGAGGGGCGCGACGACGCCATCGCGCAGATCAAGACCATGCTGGCCGACTACAGCATCGGCGCCAGCGACCTCGGCCTGGTGCTGAAAGCGCCGCCGCGCATACGCCCGCCAAAGTTCCGTGACCCGGATTCGGGCGCCACTTGGACAGGCCAGGGAGTGGCGCCGAAGTGGATCGAAGGGAAGGACCGCGAGGCGTTCCGCATCGTCGAGGTGCCAGCCGCATGAACAAGCCGCTGTGCGAGCTAACCCACGCGGAAGCGCTGGCGGCGCTGCAGGCGGCCGAGAGCAAAATCACCGAGCTGACGGCCGCGAAGGCGCCGGCGGCCCGGCGTGCGCGCAGCCTGCGCCGACCAGATGACGCCAATGCGCTGCCGCTGCCGCAGCTGTATCACGTCATCATGAGCGAGATCAGCAGGCTGATGAGCCTGCCCGAAGCGGCGCTTACGCCAGCCGAGGAAGCGCTGCTCGATGCGCTGGTTGACGTGGTGATGGTGTACGAACAGAGCCACTTGCCCGGCTGGCTGTTCCCCGCAGTTGCGGCTTCACCACCAGAGGATGACGCTAGAGGGTGATCTTCTCGGACCACCGCGCCGCAGCGCACCAGGCGTCGAACTCGTCCCAATCGGCGGCGCGGGCGCGTGCCAGCCATGCGTCGAACGCCGGCCGGCTCTGTTGCGCGGCAGAGCCATCAACATGCCGGTGCGCCAGCGATGCGCACCAAATACTCCAGCCGGTAACGCGCGCCGTTTTTGGCAAGCTACGCCACTGATCGAAGGCGGTCTGTTCCTTGGCCGGCAGCGATGCCAATTCTGGTGGAGGGTCGTCCTCGTCCACCGCTATTGGCCAGGCCGGCGCATGCCGGCGATCTCGCCGATGGGCACGGCGTCGCAAACATTGAAGGTGACGCCCATCTTGCCGTCCAGCTCTTTGGCCAGGTCGCCGACGAAACAGATCACCGCGTTGACGTCGGCCGTCATACGAAACGCGGATATGACCTTGTCGCGCAACGGCGTCTTGCCCACGGCGATGCCGTGAAAGACCAAGGTGTGCAGAAACTCGCCGTCGGGGCCGTACAGGTAGGGCAGGCGCAGCAGCGCTTCGCACGCGCCAACGCCAGCCGGCGTCAGGTGCGGGACCGGGTGGCCCGACCCGTCGGGGTCGGGGATCAGCTCACCGCCAGACCAGCAGCAGTAGCGGATGGTGTTGTCAACCTCGACCTCGAACACGGTCATGGTTACGTCCAAGTCAGGCGCCCAGCCTTGCGCGATGCGCAGCTGCTGCTCCGTCTCGGGCGTTGGCGAGGCGCCGATGATGAGTTTCGATCTCAAGGCGCTGGCTGCGGGGGTACGTTTTGTTCTCATTCTTCTTCATCGGTGTCGGTGTGAGTAACAGCCTCAACAGGGCCTGGAGCAGGCGCCCGGTCCTGATCACGCAGGCGGTACTCCTGCACGAACGCCAGGCGATCGCCGTTCCAAATGAAATCGGGGTTCACAAAAAACCATCCCTGCGTCACCATGGGGGCGATGAAATTCTTATCCTTCAACTCGCGCACGCCACGCGAAAAGGTCGCCGGACTCAAGTCGGGGAAAATCGCCTTGTCCAGATGCGTGTGGCTAAGGAAGATTTGATCCACACCCATCTGCTTCTGCATTTCCATGTAAAGGACACCGAACAACTTGGTCCCAGCGCTGGTCAAGTCGGCCAGGCCCTTGACGCCATTGATGTACAGCTTGATGAATTGCGTCTTATCGACTTGCTTGGTTTGCCAGAAACCGGCCCCGCCCAGCACCTCGCCGCTCTTTTCGCTAACGACGAGCATGCGATCGTTATCTTGGCTGGTGATACGCTTGACCCCGCGATTGGTATTGGCCACGGCCGTCTTCAGAAAGGGATTAGACTCGTACACGATATCGCCGCGTCGTGTCTTGAGAACGGCGGGCGCGGCAGGCGGGATAGGTTTCATGACAAGTTTGGAATTTGGAAACCTTTGCATTAAACAACATCACATCAGCATTGTCAATCAGAATGGTCGGTTTTTTGATGAATCATTTCTCACGAGATGAAAGATAATTCTTCAAAGAGTTCGATCAATTTGGATGATTTTTTGAGGCGCGCTCTTTCACCGTTTGAAAGAACTTCGATCAAAAAAAACAGTAAACTGAAAGAGTAATTGCAGGAACTGAAAGTTTAGTTTCAGTTCCTGCAAATTGAAACATCGCAACGTATTGATTATATTCAATATTTTACCGCGCCCCTTCTTACGTATTGTCTTATACCCTCCCCAGCCGCCACTTCGGCAATCTCACTGACGCGCGCGCTGCGCTTGTCGGCCCACCGATTTGCTGCGCAAACCGGCACGCCTGCTACGCGCCGGGGCCGCGAAAAAAAGGCCGACCCCGGCCTGCCCGCCGCGCCGTGCTGCACGCGGTCCTGGTGGGCGCGCGCCAGCGGGGCGGTCCTTCGCTTTAGCGCCCTGATCCCCGTTCAGGGGATCACGACCACGCCACCCTGGCGGACCGGACGGCCGACCCGGCCGGGCCGACCAGCCAGCGGCCGGTGCGCACCGTCTTTTCTGCTTCTCCCCTATGGGCGCCAGCCCATCACTTGTTGTTGTTCCTGGTGTTCCCTATGGGCGCCAGCCCATCACTTGTTCCCTTTTTTCAGGGGCGCAGCCCCTGCGCGACGCGCGCCGCGCGGGGGATTGGGCGCGCGCGCAGCTGGGTTTTGTCCCAAAATAGCAACTACTTGGTGAATACACAACATCTACACAAAATCACAATGCCCTGTACAATAGTTCGCTTTTTGCTTTGGGGCATCATTCATGCGCGCCGCGATGATTGTTACTTTATTATTAAAATTGGTATTTTCCTCAGTGTCTTTCATTTAATTTTGTGTGTATGGTTTGCTTTATGTCAATACACAACCCTTTTTCACACGCGAGTGGAACGCCATGAGCAAGATTCATTGGACTGAGCAAGAATTCGACGCATTGGCGCAGGCCTTGCGGCAGCAATTCCCCGATCGGGCCGCCGCCCAGGTCGTGACACCGCAGCAGTTCGTGTTCACCACGCATGAAGTTGTCGTGGCCATGCACAGCACTTTCCCACGCGAACGGCAGCGGGCGCTCACGCGGGGCATGGTCAAGAAGCTGGCGGGCAAGCTGATCGAGGCCAGCGGCAGTGTTCCGCCCTCGGCCCATCAGCGCCGGAAAGCGCCCTACGCGGTGGTGCGCTGGACCCCGGAAGAATGGCGGCTGTATGCGCTGTCGCTGATGCAGCTGTTCCCGCAATTGGACCTGCTCAACTCGCCCGACCTGGCCCGCCTGCGACTCAACCACCTGAACAAGGCCTGCGCCACAATGACGCAGGACAGGCAGCGCACCTTCCACGCCCTTGGCGCCCCGATCGCGCGCCTGCGGGCGATCTACGCCGAGGCCAGGCGCTCGGGCGACGGCATGTTCACCGGCGCGCCCGCCACGGAGAAAACAGCGCCACCGGCCGCCCCGGCCACGCTGCGCCCGGTGGTCACGGAAAGCGCCGCCCAGGCTCCCAGCTGCAAGATATTCTGGACCAAGACCGAATGGGTCAAGGTCGCCGCCGAGCTGCATCGCCAGTACCCGCATGCCAAGTACCCCGAACGCAATAACCTGGGCGCCCTGAATGCGGCCGACGTGTACGGCGCGCAGATCGTGCTGCCCGACGAGCGCCGCCGCAAGAACCTGAAACAGGTGGCCATGTCGATGCTGCGCGGGCCGCTGACCGAGGCGTTCAAGACGGTGCGCGCCATGCAGGCCGAGGAAAGCCAGCAGAAGATGGCGCTGGCGCAGCAGGCGCATAGCGAGCTGCTGGCGCGCGCCGCCGCCATCGCGGCCGAGCCGAACCCATGGGAAGTCGCCTTCAAGCCCTTCGTCGATCTGCTGGTGCGCGAGATCGGCGCGCAGCTGCTGCCGGCGCTGCTCGACGGCCTGGCAAAAGCGGCCCCGCCGCGGCCAACGCCACCGGCGCACCTGTCCCTCGCGCCAGCGACGCCGGCCCGCAAGGTCATGCGCATCGGCGTCGTCGGCAACCGCAGCGTGTACGCCGACGACCTTGAGCGGCGCTTCCAGTCGGTCGAATTCGAGTGCATCGAAAGCAGCAAGAAGATCGACAGCGTGCGCAACTGCGACAAGGTGATCGTGCTGGTCAAGTTCGTGTCGCATGAGCTGGCCAAGCATGCCCGCCGCGCGGCCGGCGAGCGCTACGTGCCGATCAACGGCAGCGTGACCGACATGTACCGGGTGATTGGCGGCTGGTTGACCGATTCCGCGAAGGAAACCAGTGTAGCTGCAGTTGGCTAATGCACTGGTACGAACGTTGTGCCAGCACGTTGCTGGTGCCCGACCAGACGCTCGATGGCGCTCTGCGTGGCGCCGTCGCGCTGGCCAGCATGCTGGGCTTTGAACATTGCGGTTATACCCTGGAGACGATCTTGCCGGTGAGTGCCCCCCGTTCCCTGTTTTTGACCAATCTGGACGGCGAATTGCAGACCAGAGTCGAGGCGCACCGCACGCAGTCGGTCTTGCCCACGGCACGGCATGTGCGCCGTTCCTCCAAACTGATGCTGTGGCCGATCGAGGGGAATTCGCCCGAACTGTTCTGGATGGACATGCGCCGGCTCGGCGTGCGCGCCGGCTGGACCCTGGCCGCCCCCGAGCGCAGCCATGCCATTGGCCGCTTCTCGGCGTTGCGCACCAGCGGCCCGTTCAGTCAATACGAACATGTGGCCGAGCTGCCGCGCTGGATGGTGTTGACCGAAATGATGGACAAGGTGGTGCGTAAGCTGGTCTCCCCTACCCTGCTGATGGACGATACCGTTGCGCTGACACGCGAAGAAAAAGAAGTGCTGGCATGGACGGCCGATGGGGCCACGTCCAAGGAGACCGCACGTCGGATGGACATTGCGCTGCGGCGGGTGGACTACCTGCGCCGCCAGGCGGTCGACAAGCTCGGTTGCAACAACATCACCGACGGCGTGGTCAAGGCGCTGACCCTCGGGCTGCTGACGCGGCCGGTGGTGCCGCTATGAGCTTGGACGGCTGGGTCGGCTTCTATACGATCGGCGCCGATCGCGTGCCGGTCCCCTGCTTCGACGTGATGGAGTGGGGGCTGTGGCACGCCAACAACCTGGCCGCCTGCCGGGTCGGCGACGACCGCACCGAACATTATCGGGTCAGCACCGTGTTCCTCGCGCTCGATCATAACCACTTCCGGCAAGACGACCCGATCCTGTTCGAGACCATGGTGTTCTTCACCGACGGCGAGTATGGCGCCATGGAGCGCTATCGCACCTGGGCCGAGGCGGCGGCCGGCCACGAGCGCATCCGCTCGATGCTGGAGCGCGAGTACGCCGACGCCCACCAGCTGACACTGGCGACGCTGCGCGCATTGCTGGCGGCGCCCACCCACGCACAACCAGGAACAGCATGAAAATGACGACGATCGGCCTGCCGATATGGGTGATCTACGCGCATCCCAAGGATTCCCCGGATGCCTTTGTGGCGCGGTTGTGGGATGGCATGACGGACCAGCCGACCGCCTCCTATCTGGTGGCCCCGACGTTGGCCGCGCTGCGCCTGCGTCTGCCGCCCGATCTGCACCGCCTGCAGCGCAACACGCAAGACGAACCCCACGTAATGGAGAGCTGGATATGACGCACGACTGCTACAAACCCATCGACACGCCGGATGGCATGCTGATCGAGCCGTGCCCCGTGTGCAATGCCCGCGCCAGCCTGTGGCGCCAAAGCGAAGCGCCGGATGCGCCCACCACCACCGCCGTCATGTGCAGCAACGGCAAACGCTTCGGCCCGCAGGACGGGCTGGTCAACGAGGGCTGCCTGCTGTACATGCCACCAGAGGACTTCCATCGCGGCACAATCCGCGAGGCGGTGCGCTACTGGAACGAGTACGCGCTGGCGTTGCGCGAACTGAGCTTGCAAAACCTCATCAACGCATGAGCGCGCCCTATTACATCGCCGTCTACGGCGGCTTTCTCGTCATCGAAACCTACCCGGATGGCGCCGGGCGTTACATCACCAAGGTCTACACGGTGCCCAACGTGCGCCATGCCACGCCCTGGCCGAACTTCCTGATCGCTGACTCCGCCGCCAAGTGGGCGGTCGGCCAGCTGTACCCGCCGGACCTGCGCTACTTCGCCATCCTGACAGGAGCATTCGCATGACCGTGACCGTAGCCGGCAACACCTATTCCGTAACCAGCACCCGCGGCTGCCGCGTCATCGACGGCTGGGTGCCAATCAGCGACATGGCCGTGCTGATGCGCGCCTGGGCCGACAAGGGCCAGCACGCCGACGACGAATGGGTTGTCGATGGCCAGCTGTCGGAGCACCTGGGCGTGAACATGGTCTGCGGGCCGCGCTCGGCCACCACCGCATGGCGGGCAGCGCTTGGCCTGACGCCACCTACCCCTTAACGAAAGCAAAACATGGAAAACGACCAACAACCGACCGACGACAGCGCTACCATGACCCCGGAGCGCGGCAACCAGGTGGCCTCGTTCGCCGCCTACCTGACCCAGCAAATGCTCGACGCCATCACCTCTGACGACAACGTGCTGCGCTGGGAAGACGTGGTGCTCGCCGCCGCGATGGCCTGTCGCGCCATCGGCCAGGTGGGCACCATCATGGCCGCCAAGGAAACCGGCAAGGAACACGATCAGGAGGAAACCGACCAGCGCATCGCCGCCATACTGGCCAGAGCGCACGCAATCAAGATGGTCGCCGTCAAGGTTAACGACATACAAGAAGCCGGCGCCTACATGGACGGTGTCGCTAACGGGTTCCACTGATGGAGGGGGTGAAAATCTTCGATACCAGCAACGTGCGCGACTGCAGTGACGAGGTGATCGCCGCGCCTGGCCGGCCGCGCATCATGCCGGCCGACTACTACCGCGCCACCAGCGTCGTGGAACGCGCCCTGCTGGGTGCCCGCAACGCACTGTACGGCTTGCCCACGACCGAGCTGGTGGGATGGGTCGGCAACGAGATCGGCGGACGCAGCGCGATCGAGATCGGCGCCGGGCACGGAGCGCTGGCCGGCGCGCTGGGCATTGCCGCTACCGACAGCTGGATGCAGCATGATCCGATCATCGCCGCGCTGTACGCGACCACAGGCCAGAGGGTCATCAGCTACGGCCCCAACGTGTTCAAGATGGCCGCCGACGAAGCCATCGACTACTACAAGCCGCAGGTGGTGGTGGCCTGCTGGGTCACGCACAAGTGGCGCGAGGACCGGCCCGAGGCGGGCGGCAACATGATCGGCGTGGACGAGGAAGCGCTGATCGACGCCTGCGAGAGCTACATTTTCATCGGCAACGAGCAGGTGCACCGCCACAAGTCGATCTGGAGCCGGCCGCACCGGATCATCTACCCGGACTGGCTGTATTCACGCGCACACAACGGCTCAAGGGATTTCATTGCGGTATGGGGCAAGTGATGGACGACAAGATCGAGATCGAGCTGCGGCTGCCCGACGAGCTGGCGCGCAACCTGGCGCAATTCGCCCATGATGTGGGCCAGACCATGGACGAGCTGGTGGAGAACGCGCTGACGTGGGCGTTGCAACGGCGCGGCAGTCGCAACGGGCGCGAGGGGCGCTATGTCGGCAAGTTTCGCGGGCGCCACCTGCGCACGACCAAGCTGCTGTTCTACGGTGACGGGCGCATCGTGCCGGATGCCGATGTCGCCTGGGGTGAGGCCTCGCGCCGTGCCGGCGAACCGCTGCCAGTGCGCCGTCCACGCTATATCACCAAGGGGTTGCGCAATGGCTGACATGGAAGCAATCCGCGCCCGCGGCGCCGATCCGGCCATGCTGGTCGAGGCGCAGAAACGCTCCGATGCGATCTATGCGCGCATCGACACGGTGGCGGGGCAAAAGCTGGCCGAGCGGGCCAGGGCGGCCAACAGCAAGCAGGCCAAGGTGGTGCTGCTGCGCCAGCTGGCCGACGGCGTGGTCAAGGCGTCGGCGGGGATTGCCCCATGCAAAAAGGGCTGCAACCACTGCTGCAAGATGGCCACGCTGGTGTCGGTGCAGGAGGCCGAAGTGATCGCGCGCGAGACAGGCGCGAAGCTGACGATGCCCGCCAAGTTCAACCAGTTCGGCGGCGAATTGCAAAAGAAGTACGAGGGAGTGGCGTGCAGTTTTCTGACCGAACAGGGGTGCAGCATCTATGCGCAGCGGCCGTATGCCTGCCGGGTGCATGTGTCGGTCGATGCTGACGCCTTGCTGTGCGAGATCGTGCCGGGCGTGAAAATACGTTCGCCGAACTTCAATGCGACCAGCTACGACACGGCGTTCGTGCAGGCGTTTGGTGGGGCGTTGACGATGAAGTATGCGGATATCAGGGAGTTTTTCGTGCCGGGGGCCGGCAGGAAAGCGTAGGACGCGACGCGGGCGAGCCGCGTGCTGGGAGAAAGGAGGCGCGCATGACAGCGCGTAAACCATTGACTCTGACACTGGAAGAACAAAGCCACCAGTGGTGCCAGCTGATGGCGGGCACCATTATCCGCGCGCGCCGCGAGCGTCGCTGGTCGCAGCGCCAGCTCGGCGCCAAGGTGGGCCTGAGTCAATCGCAGATATCGGTGCTGGAGAGCGACCCCGACGCTATGCACGTCGGCCGCCTGTACGGCACCTTGCGCGCGCTCGGCATCGACCTGGTGATGCAGCCGCTGTCGCCAGCCGATGCGCAACTGGTGCGGCGCCGGCGCAGCGATCGGCTGGCGGTGCGTGAAACCAGCGCGGCGAATGACCAGACCGGGGCACTCGGCCCGGCGGCTTGAATGACACGGAGACCAGCAGATGGCCGGCACGCGATTTTCCAAACCAGAGGGGATCAGGCGGTTGAACCTGGTCGTCGAATATCTGATCGAGCATGGCGCCGCCAGCGACGAGCATATCGGCGCGCTGCTCGCTATCACACCGAAGTCGGCGCTGGTGTACCTGAACCGGCTGCGCGCCGACGGCCGCGCGCACCGACGCGCCGGCACCCAGCTGTGGGAACCCGGCCCCGGCCAGACCTGGCTCAAGGCCGAACAAGGCGCACCCGACACTGCGCCAACGCAGCGCAGTTGCGCCCACTGGCAAACCGGCCACGCGCGGCGCGACTACCTGGTCGAGGCGCTGTTCGGGCCGGCCGCCAACGCCGGTGTCAACGCGGTGCGCGCGTAGATGGACAAGGATACCAAGAAGGTGGTCAAGGCCGCGTGCGAGCGGGGCTGGACCCTGTTGGGCGGCAACAAGCACCCGATCCTGCAGCACATACTGTCGGGGCGCAAGGTGGCGGTCCCATCGTCGCCGTCGTGTCCGCATTCGTCCAAGAACACGCAGAAGGATATCGAGCGGGTCGAGCGCGAATACGCCGCCGGCAAGGATTTCTGTTCGCCCGACCAGTGCCTGTGCCGCGTGCTGGGCGAAGACCCGAGCAACTGTGCCATGGGCGTGCCCAGGAGCGCCACCTGATGCGCATACTGGTGACGGGCGGGCGCGACTACACCGACCAGACCGAAGTGGACAACGCGCTCGACGCGGTGCACCGCAAGCATGGCATCACGCTGCTGATAGAAGGCGGTGCGCGCGGCGCCGACCGGCTGGCGCGCAGCTGGGCCAGGCGCAACAACGTCCTGCTGTGCACCTTTGAAGCGGAATGGGGCAAGTACGGCAAGGCCGTCGCCGGGCCGCTGCGCAACGGGCGCATGCTCAGCGAGGGCCGCCCCGAGGCGGTGGTGGCCTTCCCCGGCGGCGCCGGGACGGCCGACATGGTGGCGAAAGCCGAAGCGGCCAGGGTGCCGGTGTGGAAAACAGGAGGCTGGTCCAGATGAACGACAAGAGTGTAGCCGAGGTCGTGATGTTGATCATCGCCGCCTACGACGAGGAACTGACCATCATGCGCCGCGAACGCGACGAGGCCAAGTCGGCCGCGCGCCAGGCGGAGGCCAACGCGCGTCACTGGCAATCGAACCATGCCGACCAAGTGGCGCGCTGTGCGCTGCTGCGCGAGCGCCCTGACCTGCCGGTCGATCGGATTCCGGCTTACAAGGAGCTGGTGCGCCTGCAGCAGGCACAGGCGCAGCAAGGCGAAGCCAAAACGCCAGCACCACTGTTTGACCGCAAGTTGGCCGATCTAGAGCAGCGCGGCTACGCAGTGATCGGCCGCATCTTGCACAAGGACGGCCAGTACGCGCTGTTCGATAGCTCGTGCCGCTGGCTCACCAAGCCACAATATCAGCGACTGATGCACGAACAGGACGGCTCGCTGTTTTCCGCACCCGCTGTTGCGGAGGGCTGGCGCGATCTGACGCAAGACGAAGTACGCAAAATATACAGAATGTGGGGTCACTGCCAGGAAACGCCCATGGCACTGTTCAAACGATTCAAGGACGCGGCCTCCGCGCCGGCGCCGGAGGGCCAGCCATGAGCGCAAAAATCGGAACGGTGCGCATGGAGCGCAACCGCGCTATCCAAGGCCAAAAGGATATGCGCCGACACAACCGCGAATTGGCCAAGGAAATCGCCGAACTCCGCGCAGCCAGCGAAAAACAAACTGGGCCGGGAAGCCCATCGGCACGGCTAAGCTGGTTGCTGGGTGAACTGGCCAGGTTGTTCCCGGACGCCACGAACCTGTATGGCGCCGCACCGCCGGAGATCGCGTACTTTGAAAAGCTGACACAACTTGCGAACCGCCAAGCGCAGCAGGTGGCAAAACAATGCCCGATTTGCGAAAGCCATAAGGTTAAGCAGTATCACGAGTGTAGTGACTGTGGCACCTACTACGCCGATGGTGATGACCTCGATGCCAACGCCGCTCGTGGCAAACAACTTGCGGCGCAGCAGGGCGATAAACCATTCTGCTACATGAGTGAAACTTACGAGGTTGCGCTACTTACCGAGCCGCCGAAGGCAGGTAGCCAGTATGCCGATATGTTCCCGGTGTATCGAAGGAAGCTAAATGAAAACCAGTGACATCGTGCTGACCACCAATGTCAAACTGCGCAACCGGGTCGTCAAACCAACCATGCAGGCGACCTTTAAGTCCAATCCCGGCACAGCCATGTGCTTCCTGTATTGCGGCAGCGTCACACCGGACGAAGACCCGGTGCAGCGCGCCAAGCGCGTGCTGGAGTGGATGGGCTGGGTGCTGCCGCCGGCCGAGGGCGACGACGAGGGCATCGCCGCGGCGATGGCCGCCAGGGAGACACCATGAGCGACGAAGCCATCCGAATCATTGCCTATGACGCGCGCCTGCTCGGGTTTTTCGCGTTGGTAGGCTTCATCGTCTGGCTTTGCTCAAAAGACGGCACATAGGACATTCACCATGAACGACGACAAGGTAGTACACGCCTTCCCCAGCGCCCAACTGCCAGAAAACCTGATCACGGTGGAGCCGCGCAATCCAGCGCTGCCTTACCACTGCGACCACCCGGCGCTGCGTTTGGACGAACACGAGCGCACGGTGCATTGCGCCGCCTGCACTGCCACGCTGGACCCGTTCAACTTCCTGCTCAACAACGCCAGGACGTTGCAAACAGCCTGGCAGAACTATCGGTCCACGCGCACCATGGTCGGCGAGCTGCAGGAGCGCGTCACGGTGTTGAAGAAAGAGGAAGCGCGCCTGCGCAGCGCCGTCAAACGCCTGCAGGCGAAAGTGCCCGCGCCGCTGGACGTGCGCGGCAACCCCACGCCATGAGCGTGATATGTTCCCGGTGTATCGGAGGCGACCGTGAGTAAGCCAAAGCAGGGCCAGATCGTGCGCATGTTCCGCGCCGCGATCCCGACGTTCGAGTGTGTGCCGGGGTGCACCGACTGCTGCGGCCCGGTGCCGGCCAGCGAATGGGAACTGAAACGCCTACCCAGGCTGGACCCGGCCACGCGCGTCGCCTGCTACACGGCCGATGGACTGTCCTGCCCGCACAAGGGGCCGCTTGGGTGCATGGTGTACGAGGAACGTCCGCTGGTGTGCCGCCTGTTCGGCACGGTTGAGAAACTGCCCTGCCCGCACGGCCGGCGCCCGGCAAAGCTGCTCGATCCACAGGTCGAGCGCGAAATCCTGCGCTACACCAGCGGCGTGAAGCACGAACTACTATAGAAGACTATAGAAGGATGGCCAACATGAAAAACTATTGCGCCCCGTCGTCGAACGGGCAATGCAGCTGCCGCAAGTTCGGCGCCGATCCGAATAACTGCGAGCATGGCGCCAGGGGGGCAAGCGAAGTTATCGAACAGCTGCAAGAGCGGGAAATCGCCGCCCTCCGTGCAGTTCTCCAGGCGCAGCAGGACGCGCTGCAAAAAGCCATTCACGTTATCGAAGACATACTGATGGCCGACGACGGGCAAGCATGGAAAGAGGCACGGCGCGTGCTACCTAAACTGAAATCCGTACTTGAAGTAATCAACCCCATAAGCAACCAAAAGGAGTCACCATGAACAAGAACGAATTTGACATGGAAAAGATCGACGCACTGCCGGTCTTTGACCCGGCCGACCACCTCAGCAGTGATTCAGCTATCGTTGCGTTTCTGACCGATTTTGTTGGCGAGGAAAATCCGGTGCTACTGAGGGCTGCGATTGAAAACGTCGCTCGGGCGCTGGCGCAGCGCACGACTAAATGAGCGCAGCAAGCCGGCTGCTCGAACCGGGCGCGATGGTGACCACCGATTTCTCGGGGCGCGTCACCACCCACAAAATCATGTTGCGCTATGCGGGCCGTTGCCAGAGCGGTATCCTGTTCGAGGTGCACCCGCCGGTGCCCAAGTCGAATAACCGGGGCATCTGCGCCGACTGGTTCGAGCCGGCCGAGAGCGGCCAGGCCCCACTGTTTTAACCAATTGCACACCCGCCGCCGCGCCGGGAGCAGCGCGGCACCACCAGGAGACCGCAATGGAACAACAAGCACCAGCAACCCAGGCCAACAACCCCGGCGAGATCGACACCTTGGCCGAGATCGATGCCGTGGGCGCAACGCTGCTCGCGCTGCACGACAAGATCGACGCCGAATGCAACGACAACTACCAGGCGCTGGGCGGCTTTAACGCCAGCACCACGCCAGAGCTGGACACCGCCTACGCCGCCTGCGAAGCGATCAGCGAGGCCAAGCGCAACCTGCAAACCGGCCTGATGTGGCTCCGGCGCGCTGTGGTGAAACCTTCCGGCTTCTAATCACCCTTCGGCCTCGAAGGTCTTGCGTTCCAGCGCGCGCCGAATCGTTAGGCCCTTGATCGGGCGCCCGCCTGCCTTGTTCCACTTCGGGAATTCCGCGGCCGCCCCGTTCCAGTTGCGCGATCGGCACTTGCGGCGCAAGGTCGAGGCCGCAAGGGCGCCCAGCCCCAGGTTGTACGCAAACGAGGTGACGGCCGCCAGCCGGTGCGGGTACGGCGCCAGCTCGGGACACAACTGCAGCACGCGCAGCATGAAGCCGCCGGCCTCGCTCGCCAGCAGCAGGTCGCATTGCGACTGCGTCTTGACCATGCCCGGCCTGACCCCCTTGGTCGAGCCGAAACAGATGGTCCACACGCCGACGATATCGCGGTAGGCCTTAAGTCGGCAGCCCTCGAAGGCGCGGATCAAGCGCAGCGCCAGTTCCAGCGCCCCCGTCATTTAATGTGCCCGTTCTGGCGGTCCAGCGTCCTTCCAACAAACCAAAAAGACAACAAACCTGACAGTAGCGCGCGGTCTTCATCGTCATACACCTTGACGATCGCGTCCCAGCCGGACACGCCATGCTGCACTGCCAGCACGAACATGGCCACCTTTGACAGCGCGTACAGCATCAGCAGGAAGTAGGTCGTTACCGGCCGCACCAGGAAGTTGAGCGTGTCGACCAGCCTGTTGCCGGTGACCTGCATCTGGCCCTTGAGTGCTTCCGACAGCGCGTTCAGCTCGGCCACGTTCATGTCGGCCTGTCCCTGCGTGGTGATTTCCTCCTGGCGCATGGTCGAGCGGGTCTTCTCCAGCTCGGCCTGCTTGTCCAGCATCGCCAGCTCGTGCGCGTTATCCGTTCGTTTGTTGAAGAAGGCCACCACTTCCGGCAGCAGGCGCATCAGGCCGCCGCCCAAGCTCATCAAGAGGGTCAGGAACATGCGATTTCTCCTTGGGCAGATTATTTATTACGTTGTTCCACGCGCAGGCGTTCCAGCATGTCCAGACGCACCTGGATGCTGTCGATGCTGCGCTCGCAGATAAACAGCTTGTCGCGCATCGTGTCGATGCGGGTGTCGCGGTCGTCCAGGCGCTTTTCCGTCTTGGCGTTGGAGACGATCAGCTGGTCCAATTTGCTGCTCTGCCCGGCAATATTCCACAGCGTCACAGCCAGGGTCAGCAGGATCGATCCGCCAGACGACAACAGCCAGTGCAACGGCACGGCCATGCGCCGGTCACCATTGATACGAATTTCTTGCGATGGCGAATTGGGCATGACAATCCTCCTTGGAACGGGCAAAGCCCCCGTAGCACCGGGAGCGGGGATGCACCGGCGCGGCCGGTTACGGGGTCTCGTCGGCGAAGGCGCCGGCGGCGCGCGCATCGCGGCGCGACTTCGGCAAGAAGATGCCTTCCTTGGCCTGCGCCACATGCTGCATGTGCAGGCGCACGCTATGCTGCAGGTGCAGCGGCGCTATCATGCGGGTCGGGTGCAGCGCATTGAATGCCTGGATCGCCTGCAAGGTGGCCGCCGGGTCTTCCTGCCGCATGACGTGGTGCGCATACTCAGTCATCAGCTGCTGACGGCGCTGCTGCAAGGCCTTGTCGGTCTGGTAGATCGCGCTTTTCCCGGCCTGCGCCTCACGGCCGCGGCTCGGCGAAAAGCCGAGGAACTGGCCGGCATCCTCGGCCAGCGTGGTCTCGGGCAGCAGCTCGATGCCGGTGCGGTCCTTGATCCCCTCCTGGGCGTAGCGCAGGGTTTTCAACGGCCCGCGCAGGAACGCCGGCATCATTTCCTCCAGCCCGCGCTGCCAGTCGCCGTTGTGAGCAATGGTGTACATGCCCTTGGACGCATTCACGACCATGCCGGCTACCGGCCCCAGCAACCCGGTCATGTACGACTCGGCCAGCGGTGCACCGGCCAGCCCTTCCTGCACGTCCGGTAGCAGCAGCGAATTGAGCCCGACGCGCGCGGAAATGTCCCACGGCGTCAGGCGCGACAGGCCATGCGCCAGCACTTCGCCGGCCTTGTCGCCGAAGGCGTCGGCCATCAGGTTGCGCAGCGCGATCTCGGCGTCCCACGGCTCGTCGTCCGAACCGCCGATCATCGAAGCGGCGGCCAGCAACGTGCCCACCACCGGCAGGCCCAGCACGCCAGCGGCCAGCGCGTGGGTCGTCAGCAGGCCGGCGATGGTCTTGGCGGCCTGGCGATCGCCCTTGACCGCGCGCACCGCGTTGCGGGTGAAGGTGTAGATCATGTTCTGCGCGTATTGCTTAAATAGCAACACAACCCGCGCCACGTCTCCCTGCATCACGCGCGCGCGATTGCCCGACGAATAATCGAAGTGCGCCGCGTTGGTGTCCTGCACCGAAGCAGCGTAGGCGGCGTCGTGGTCCATGCCCTGCTCGCGGGCCAGCCGGTATGACGCCAGCGCTGTGGCCTGGCGGTTGAAGCGTTCGGCGTGGTGGAACATGAACGACGCCGTTTTCAGCACCGTGCCCATGGCGCCGTGCAGCGCGCTGTCGTGGCCGGCGGCGATGCTGGTCAGGTCGTGCGCCAAGGTCACATCCACCAGCCCCGACTTGATCCAGCCCTCATAGGCGCGCAGCTCGTCGCCGGTAAGGACCTTGCCCATGTCGTTGTGGCCGCGCACCGCGTCCTGCGAGGCGGCGGTCAGCGCCGAGGCGGCCTTGCCGAAGCCGTAGCGCCCGCCCAGGATCGGATAGGCCACCAGCGCCGTCTGCGTTAGGTTGACCGCCGCCGACGCCGGCGACAGGCCGAGGTAGAACACGAAGCCGACCGAGGTCAGCCAGTTCGACAGCTTATTGTTTTTCGGGTTCAAATACAGGTCGTGGCGCTTGACCATTTCATCAACCACCTGCTGCGCCTTGACCGCATCGTAGCCGGCGTCCTGGTTGTGCGCGTTGACGTAGTGCTGCATGTCGTCGATCGCCTGTGCCAGCTGGTCGGCGTAGTTCAGCTTGGCCAGGTAGCGCGCGCCGTGGAACATGTGGTTGGCGAACGCGCGGCGTGCGTCCTGCGAGAAGCCGGGCGTGCCCTTGCGGTGGATGCCGTGCTTGGCCCACGACAGGTCAGGCAAGGACGTCAGGTACAGCTGGTTGATCGCGTCCTGCAGGGACGGGTCCATGCCGGTGGTCTTGAACAGATTGAACATTTGCTGCAGGAAGCCACGCCCCACCGAATCGCGCGCCGCGTTGTACTCGGCGCGCAGGGTCACCTGCGCCACCTGGTAGCCCCGCTCCGGCGGGTACTGCTTGATCAGCTCGGCGCGCAGGGCCTGCGCCTCGCCCATGGTTTCGGCGAAGTGGATCGCCTCGCGCGCCTGCCCCATGGCCGGGTTCGGGTTGACCCCGCGCCAGTTCACCTGCACCATGTAGTCGCCGAAGCGCGCCAGCGGGAAGTAGATGCCCTTGATCTTGCCGAAGAACTCAGCATCCATGCGCGCCAGCATCGCGGCGCGGTTCGGGTTGCCGGCCAGGGCGCGGTCGATGCGCTGGTGCACGGCTTCCCGCACCGCGGCGTAGTGCTTCTCATAGGCGTTGGAGGCCTCGGTGAAGACCGCCTTGGCGCCCGGTGACAGCGCCTCGTAGCGGGCGCGCAGTTCGGTGTAGTTGGTCTTGATGTCGCCCATCACGTACTTCTTGCGCGGGTCGATCTGGTACAGGGTCGCGTCGTGCATCAGTTCGGCCAGCGCCTGGTGGTCCTTCAGCTTGCCCCAATCGGTGGCGATGGTGTCGGCCTGCGCGCTGGTGTCGTGTTTCTCGGCGTCCATCCGCATGGCCAGCTTGTTGTACAGCGCCATCAGGTTGTCCTTGATCCCTTGCGGGAACAGGTGGCCGTACACCTCGACCAGCTGCTGGCGGCCGAGGAACTGCAACGCTATCCGGCCGTAATCGACCAGTTTGTTCTTGATGCTGGTGACGGTCAGTGCTTTGATGGTTGATCCCACCTGGCGCGAGATATCGGACGGGCTGCGCGAGAACAGGATATTCGGGTTGGTCGGGTCGAAGTTGCCATTGTTGCCGGTGGCGGATTTTATCTGCCCTGGCTCGAAGGCGATAAAGACATCGCCTTCGAGCTTGTCGATCTTGTCGCCGTAGATGGCAACGCCGTCGTACCCCTCATCGAGGGCCGCCTGACGGAATTGCTCTACCCCGCCCTCTCGTTCAACGGCAGCGCGGAAAGCCTTGATCGCACCCTGTTGTTCATCACCTTGGAAGGTAATCGGGCGCTGGATTGACAAGTAGGAGGGCATAATAGTACTGCCGTACTTGCTGGCCGAGTCAGCATTGCTGCTGAACCAGCTGCCAATGGTGTCGAGTTTCAGCCCGCCCCTGTTGTCGGCCTCCTGCCCCCGGTCGAACACATTGAAATCTCGGTAAGTGCCGTGATACACCACCAGCGGCTTGCCGTTCCCGTCCACCACCTTGCTGTCGCGGAACCAGCGCTGGAAGGCGTCCGTGTCCTGTTGCTGGCGCGCGAACAGCGGCAGGCCGGCCTGCGCCTTCTCGCGCAGGGAGTCGCTGATGGCGAAGCCGGGTTGCTCGGTGGTCCCGTATCCCGGCTGAAGCATGCCAAGCCGGCGCGCGCGCTCGATTCCAGGGCGTTCGGCATCGCTGGCGGTATCAACACGGATGGTCCCGACCTTGCCGCCGCCGAGCTTTTTCAGCACGTCGTTGACCACGTTCGGCACGATCTGGTCGTAGAAAGTTTTCATGCCTTCGCCGCCGACGCGCAGATCGGCACCGCTATAGGTCTGGTCCACCGGCTCATCGAGAACCGCCTTGCTCAGCGGCTTACCGTCCGGCACCACCTGCATGTCATACGCGCGGGCAATCTCCTGTGCCATCCGAAGCTGGTATTTTTTGCCGTCAAACGGCATGCCATCGGCGGACTGCACGCGGTACATTTGCACGCCAGCCCGCTTGGCCGCATCCTTGGCCGCCAGGTCGGCGACGGCGCGCTGCCCCAGCTCCTGGCCAATGAAGTCCGCCAGCCCGGCGGCGTCAACACCGGCGCGCTCGGTCAGACGCTGCGGGGATTCGTCGTCAACCGCGCCGAATACGCTGTAACGACCGTCAGGGCGCAGCAGCACGCGGATCTCACGCACATGCTTTTCAAGGCTATAGCGCTCGACCGACTGCTGGCCGTTGACGAAGGCCACCTTGTCGTAGCCGTTTTGCGCCGCGTAGGCGATCATGCGCTTGACCGCCAGCGACAGCCACGCCTCGGTCTTGCCGACGAACGGGGCGCGTTTGATGCCCTTGTCCTTGGCCGCCAGGGCTTCCTGCGCGCTGTTCGCGGCGATCAGCGCGTCGCTGGCGGCCCCGACCACTTGTAGCTGGGCGCTTTTATGATCCAGCGCCTCGTTGAGATACTTGTTGGCACTGGCCAGCCTGCCCTGCTCGGTGCGCGGGTCGCGCTCCAGCTTGGCCAGTTGCTCGTTCCAGTGCCGCACGTCGCCCTCGTATTTGGCCAGCATTGAGCGCGCCGCGTCCAGCGCCAGATCGGCCTCGTTGGCGGCGTCGGCCGCCGCACGCAATTCCTGCGCCGTTGCCGGTGGCCCGGCGAAACCCTTGCGCTTGCCCTGCTGCCCCCAATCGGACTGCATTTCCTCGATGAACAGCACGCGCTTGCCGTCGGCATCGGTGCGGTCGTTAAAGCGGATATGCGCCAGCACGTTCGGCTCGTTCCAATGGGCCGAAACGAACATCGGCTGTTTGCGCTTCTCGTCGCGCAGTTCGCTCAGTTGCGCCCGCTCGCCCGGCGTCAGCTGGTCTTCGGTCCAGTTCGGGTAGGTGATGTTGTTCACAGTATGGGTGCCGTACTTTTCGCTCAACGCATCAATATAGTCGTCAATGGCGAAGTACGACTCCTTGATTGGCAGGGTCAGCAGCAGCTCGCGGTAGTTGGCGCCGCCCGGCAGCTGGTATTGACCAAACTGGCTGGGTGGCGTGGTATCGGCCGGCAGGCGGTAGGCATCGTTCGCCGCGCGGTCGCGCTCGGTCATCAATTCCTCCATCTCGTCGCGCGCCTCGTCGTTTTCACGATTGGACAGCGTATGGTCCCAGGCGCGCTGGTTCGCCGCATCGATGCGGGGCTGGTACTGGTCGAACACGGCCTTGCGCTGGGCCAAACCTTCCTCGCTGGCCGGTGCCGGTTCGCCCTGCATGGTTTCGCTCACGCGCACGCCGTTCTCGGCCAGGTAGTTTTGCAGCTGCGCCTTGTCCACCTTTTTCACGCCGGCCTGCGCCTGCAGCAGCAGCCAGTCCAGCACGCCGGACCACTGGATTTCGTCCTGCTTGACGCCCTGCTGCGAAAACGCGGTGCCCATGATGGTTTCACCCCAATGCAGCGGCGAGGCCGTCTTCATCACCGTCTTGTCGATCTGGCGCGCCAGCGTCGAGTAGAACACCGGCGCGTGCGCCTCGTCGCGGGCGAACACCGGCATCGCCGGGCCTGCCTCGCCGGTGGCCTTCGCGGCCAGGCTCCTGCGCGCCTCAGCCAGCAGGTGCGCCAGGTCGGTGTTGCCGTACTCGGCCAGCTTGGCGAAGCCGTGCGCGCGCAGCCAGGCGCGCACCGCGCCGATGAACTCGTTGATCTTCTGGCGCAGCACGGTCTTCTTCTCGGCCAGGTGCGCCAGCAGCTCGTCCATCATGATGGCGCGGCGCTGCTCGTCGGTCAGGCTGGTGTCGGCTTGCAGGCCGGCGGCGTAGTCGTGCAGGTCGATCTTGTTGGCGGCGGCCAGCCGGTACAGGCCGGCACCGCCGCCGATGGCTTTCAGCAGTGCATTCTGCTTGGCCAGCCACTCGCCGCCAAACAGGCTGGCGGTGGCGGCGTGGCCGTATAATTCGTGGAATATCGTCCTTTCCACTTCCTCCGCCGTGCCATGGGCCTGCTGCACCACATATACGGTGTTCTCAAAATACACACCCTTGCCAAGATCAAGCTGCTGGCGACGCGCCGCCTCCTGCAAGGCCGGCGGCAAGTCTTCCATCCCCCGCACTGGCTGGATGGCGATGGGCAGAGCGGCGCCCGCGCGCCGGGCGAAGGCGGCCTGGATGCGCTTGACGACGGCATCCATGGCGCGGTCGCTGATCGGCTCTGCGTGCTGCGCGACGGCCCCCGCCTGGCCATTCTTGGCACGCGCAAATAGCGGGTCCTCGGCGCGGCGCTTGCGGTCCTCGGCGCGCCGTTGCAGGCGTGGTTGCGGTTCCGGTCCCGGCTCCCGATCGCCGGTCAAGGTCAATTCCGGGACCGCCGGGGCGCTATTGGCCGCGGCGGCCTGCGGTTTTGCCGACAGCTGCCGGATCACTTCTTCCAGGCGCGCCATCTTCTCGTCCAGCTCGGCCTGATGCGCGAATGGCACATCGCGCTTGGGCAGCAATTCAGGCAACGTTTTTTCGGCGTCGGCGATGCGCTCCTTGGCGGAATGAATGCCGCGGGTGAAGTAATCCGGGCTGGCCCCCTTTTCCAGCTCGATCAATGGCGCGGCCAGCAACGCAGTGCTGAATTGGCCGTCCTTGCCGTCGCCGGATGCCCCCGCGGCCAGCGTGCTGCCGTCGGCCCGCTGCAAGGCCAAGGTGGCGCCGTAGAAGCTAAAGTATTGGCTACGACCGACCGTCAATTCGAGCGGCATGCCCAGCATGGTGCCCAGCATGACGCTCTTTTGCTGGCCCTTGGCCAGTCCGTTGGCCAGATCGGTGGCGCGTTCGGCCGCTACCCGCTGCAGGGCAACCCGCTGCACCAGCGTCTGGCCGTCAACACTGGCCTCGAACATGTCGCCCAGCGCCGCGTTGACGGCGTCATGCGCGCCGTTCATCGAGGTGGCGCGCTTGGCGCCTACCTTGATGGTGAACTTGGCATTCTCGTCGCCAGCCTGTTGCGCCTGCACCGAAGCGCGCACGGCGTCCATCGCCTCCTTGTAGGTTGCATAGGCTTTGCCTTCAACCTGGACCGTGCGCTGGTCCACCGCCGCATGCAGCTCGGCCCAGGCCTTGTCCAGCGCGTCGACGTCGCGCTGGTAGCTGGCGATGGTCGCCGGCATGGTCTTGAGGGCCTTTTCGGCGTCCTCGATCTGGCTGACCACGCCCCATTGCTTGCGCGTGTACTGGCGCCGCAGCAGCTCCAGGCGGTCGATGTCGGCCATCAGCTTGACCCGCTCCAGCAGCAGCGGGTCGCCCGAGGCCAGCGCGGCCAGCTCGGCCATGGATACCGAATCGGCGTCCTCGAACTCCATCGAGAACGCGCCGTCGTAGTTGCGGATGCCGTTGATCGTGCGCAGCTTGGTCGCGTTCAGGTTCCACATTTTGGCGTCGATGGTGCGCTCGGTGGCATAGGCGAGGATTTCCACCTCGAACTTGTCCATGCCGTACTTCTCCAGCAGCGCGTTGCCCTGCCGGATGATGCGCCCTTCGCGCTGCTCGATGTCGGACGGCTTCCACGTCACGTCGGCATGGTGCAGCCCCACCAGCCGCTCCTGCACGTTGGTGCCGGCGCCCATGCGCTGGGTCGAGCCGATCAGCACCCGCACGCGGCCGTCGTTGACGGCATCGAACAGGGCCTGCTTCTGCTCGTCGTTGTTGGCTTCCTGCACGAAACGGATTTCATTGGCCGGGATGCCGCGCGCGATCAGGTTGTCCTTGATCTGCTGGTAGGCGTTCCAGCCGCCGGCCAGCGCTTGCCGCAGCGCGTCCATTTCATCCGGGTCGAATGCCTCCAGCTTCTCGCCGATGCGGCGCTGGGCGTCCTCGTCGTCGTCCAGCAGCGCCTGCTCCTGGGCGGCCAGCAGCGTGTCGTACTCCTTGACCAGCTTGTCGTCGCCCTTCGATTTCGGCACCGAACGGTCGAGGAACACCAACTGCGTGCCGAGATCCGCGTCCCACTTCTTATACAGGCGCGTCACCTCGTCGGCGATCTTTTCCAGCTTGCCGCCTGCCTCCTTGCTCGGGTTGCGCGGGTCGATCGCGCGCACATCGAGCGAGACCTTGCGCGCCCGGTCCATCAGGCGCAGGCGTTCCTTGTTACGGTCATACGGGTCGGCGATGTTCGGCAGACCATCAAACGCGGCCATGATGTGGTCCAGCATGGCCTGCTGCGCCGCGGTCGGCTGGATCACCACCGACTGGCGGTCGCCGCCCTTGACGCGCGGGATGGGGAATTCGGCGCCGTCGTTGTCCTCGCGGTAGGACTTCTTGATGTCGTCGTTGCTGACCGCGTCGGTGAAGCCGTAGTACAGGTCCATCAGCGAGCGCATGTTCGACCAGGTGCGCCCCAGCCGGTTGACCTCTTTCAGGCGGCCGGTCTCGTTCGGTTCCCAGGCGGTGTCGTTCGAGACGTACTGCGCGCGCCAGGCGTCGAAGTGTTCCAGCCCCAGGTCGCGCAGCTCGTCGGCGGCCAGGTAGCGCATCATGGTGTACATTTCCACCGCGCTGTTGGAGATCGGCGTGCCGGTCATGAAGGTGACGGCGCCCTTGGGCGACTCGCGCAGCACGCGCACCTTGTTGTACAGGTCAAAGGCCTTTTGCGAACCGGCCTTGTTGCCCATTCCCTTAACATTTGTTAAACGTGATGAATAAAACAAGTTTTTCATCTCGTGAGCTTCGTCCACGGTCAGGTCATCGACCCCCATCTGCTCGAAGGTGAGCAACTTGTCCTTGTTTTGGTTGCCCCTGATCTTATCCATGCGCGCGGTGATCTTGTCGCGCAGGCGTTCGGCTTCCTTGACGCCGAACGGCTTGCGCGTGCTGCCTTGCTGGCTGGGGTCGTCGTCGGCGGCCTGTTGCGCCTCGATGATGGCCGCCTCGGCCGTTTCCAGCTCCCGCTCCAGGTAGCGCAGTTCGGTATCGGGGGCGATGCCGATGAAGCCGAACGACGAATGCGGCACGATGATGATGTCGTAGTCGCCAGTGGCGATCTTGGCGAACAGCTTGCGGCGGCGGCTTTTTTCAAAATCCTTGTTGCCGGCCGCCAGCACCTTGGCGCCGGGGTACAGGCGGTAGGTGTCGGCGGTGAACTGCCGGACCATGTGGTTGGGCACCACGATCATCGGCTTTTTCGCCAGCCCCATGCGGCGCCGCTCCATCGCCCGCGCGATGGCCGTATAGGTTTTCCCAGCTCCGACCGCGTGGTCGATCAGCATGAAGCGCTCGACGATGCCGCGCCAGACGGCGTTCTTCTGGTGGCGCCGCATGCGGATCACCGCATCGGGCACCTTGCCCGGCAGGACCAGGTGGGAGCCGTCATGCTGGCGTCCGACGCGGGTGTTGAATTTCTCGTTGAAGGTCTCGACCAGCAACTTGCGCCGCTCGCCGTCGGCGAACATCCAATCGCCGAACTCGTTATTGATGGCGCGCGCCTTGAGCAGGGCCAGCTTGGTGCGTTCGTCGTCCACCACCATCTTGTTGTCGAAGGTGCGCATCATGATCTTGATGGCGCGGCTATTGAGTATGTCGCTGATGATGCTGGCGGCGCTGATGCCGTCCGAGCCCCATTCTTCCTCTTTGGCGCGCACCTCCGGCCCGGCCGACACGGTAAAGCTGTTGGTGGCGCGCTGGAACGACACGCGCGCGGCGCTGCCGGTGATGTGCTGCAGGAAGTCCTGATAGACCGAAGTTGGCACCCAGGTCGAGCCAAGCAGCGCGGTGACGTTTTCGGCGCCCCATTGCTCGGGCAGCACGCTTTCCAGCTCGCTGGCGTTCTTGCCCAGGCCGGCCGCGCGCGCGGCGGCCAGCTTGCGCTTGACCGCCCCGGTCAGGTAGTCGTTGCGCGTGACCCAGCCCTGCGTTTCCGGGTCGAGGAACAGCAGCGGGTGCTCCGCCTGCTCGATCTCGGCGACCGCCTCGTCCTCGCTCTTGCCCAGCAGCGAGGCGATCCGCTCGATATCGACGTTGCCCGATTCGGCCGTCTGGATCGCAATGGCGTCGGCCAGCGAATCGGCCGAGGTGGGCGGCACGTACTTGACGATGACGCGCTCGGACAGGATCGCCGCCGGTTTGGCCGACGCGGCGCGCACCGGCTCGCCGGTGGCGGCGGCCTTCTTGGCGTCAATCGCCTTGCGGTAGCCCGATTCGAGCGCCTGCACCAGCGCGCCGTCCGGCATGTTCGACACCAGCGATGAATTGGCCGGTTCGCTAATCAGGCCGTGCGCGGCGACGAAAGCGTTGTAGGCCTTGGCCAGCTCCTTGCGGTTGCCCTCGATCTGCTGCTCGGGGGCGTCTTCCGCTTCCAGGTTCAGCTGGTCCACCAGCGTATCACGCAGCGCGACCAGCTTGCGCAGGCGGGTGTATTTGGCTTCACCCAGGCGCAGCGAGGACGGCACCTGCGACTCATCGGCATACACATGCCGCTCGTACACGTTGAATTTGGTGGCCTTGTCGCCGTTCATGACCTTGAGCGACTTGCCATTCTCGCCTTTCACCGCCTCGACTTTGTACCACCTGCCATGATTGTCCATCTGCAGCTGCTCGGACCACGGCGAATCTGGCGTCAGGGTGCGCCGCGTCAGCTCGTACTGGCCGTTCGGCGTTTCGCGCTCGGTCACCTGCTGCAGACTGCCGTCGTTGTGCAGGCGGATTGATCCCGCCTCATGCCCGGCCAGGGCGATTTGCAGCGCGTCGGCCAGGTTCGCATAGCGTTCCAGCGCGATATCGACGGCGCTGGGCTCTTGCACCATGACATTCTGCGGCAGGCGCGCGATGGCGTCGGACAGCTGCGCGGCCAGCGGGCGCGATTCGTCTGGGCGCACCGTGATGTCATTCTTGAACTGCATTTTGCCCGAGCGTTCCAGCGTGCCCAGGATCATGTGCGGGTTGGCGGCGAAATACTGGCTGGTCGGCATGGCGTCGCCGCCCAGCGGGTCCTTGACACGCGCCACCTCGATCCATGCCGGCACCTGCGCGGCCAGTGCTTGACGTTCGCGTTCGGCCTCGGCGGTCTTGCCCTGTTTGCCGCCGTGCGCCAGGAAGGCTGCCTCCATGGCCGCTTCCTCGAAAGCGGTGTGGCGCTGCAGGAAAACGATGTCGGTGACCACGCTGGTGCGGGCGTTTTCCTTGAAGGCGGTATCCGGCAGGCGGATCGCCCCCAGCAGCTTGGCACGCTTGGCCAGCTCGATGCGGGCCGACGGGTCTTGCGCATCCATCAGGTAGCGCGAGACCACCTGGATTTGCAGCCCGCCCGGCTTGACGGCGTCAAGCGAGGCGAGGAAGAACTGGTTGTGGATGGAAAAGCGGTTCAGTTCCGGTTTGAACTGGAAACGCAGGTGCTGCTCGCCGAATGGCGGGTTGCCGATGGCCAGGTCGAACTGGCCATCGGGCAGCGGCACGTTCTGGAAGCCGCTGTGCAGGATGGTTTCCTGCGGATACAGCAGGCCGGCGATGCGCGCCGTCAGGCTGTCGTACTCGACGCCGATGAAGCGCGTGCGCGCGCCCAGGTCGGCCGGCATCAGGCCGAGGAAGTTGCCGGCGCCGACCGACGATTCGAGCGCCAGACCGCCCTGATAGCCGAGGCGCTGCGCGGCCTGCCACATGCCGGCGACCACGGTTTCGGAGGTGTAGTGCGCGTCCAGCGTCGAGCGGCGCGCGAGGGCGTATTCCTTTTTCGACAACAATGCTTCAAGGTCGGCGCCGCGCTGCGCCCAGCCGTCGCGGAATTTGCCCGTTTCCGGGTTGGGGAAGGAGGCGGCCAGGCCGCCCCAGCCGACATAGCGCGCCAGCAGCGCCTGTTCGGCGGGCGTGGCGCGGCGGTTTTCCGCCTCGATGGTCTTGAGGGTGCGGATTGCCGCCAGATTGTCGTTGAATTTTTCGGTCTCGCCGCCCTGGCCGAGTCGCAGGGCGGCGCTGATGCGGAAGTTCAGCGCCGGGATGGTGGGCGCCGGCGGGGTCAGTTCTCCGGGTTCTCCACGAACGGCCGCATCGTTTTTTGATACTGTCTTTCCTTCGCTGCCAGTTCCCTTGACTCCCAATCGTCCTTTGGCTCCGGCTTGAGCAGGATGAACTTCGGCAGCACCACTTCCTCCGCCTCGTGCTCCTGATACCCCTGCATCATCAGGTCGGCGATTTCCCGCTGCGCTTTCAGCGCCGCCGTCTGGATTGCCTGATTGAATTCCCCCGCCGCTTTCAAATCCTGCGTTTTCTTCGGCAGCCATTCCTCCCAATGCTTGCGGGCCTTGATCGCCAATGAAGTCCTGTCCATGGTCTGCCTCCTTGTTGGATGATGCTTTATTATCACCCTTTTCGGCGGCGGCGGTCATCGCGCTGATGCTGTCGTTGCTAAAATCGTTGACCGTGGCCTCGCTGTCGGTGCCGCCATGGAACTCGGCCACCGCGTTGTAGGCCGCCTTCCACTGGCGCGGCGTGATCTGGTCCACGAACGACGCAGTCTTGTCATTGGCGCGCATGGCGCGCGCGGCCATGCCGATGGCCTGCTGGAACGAGCGCAGGCCCTTGCGGATCAACAGTTCAACCACCTTCGACAGGGCCGGCAGCAGTTCGCCGGCGCTGCGCTGCGGCCCACTCATCTTCTTGACGCCGCCGAACACATCGCCCAGCACATCGCCCAGGTCCGACAGCGCCGCCTTTAGTTCATCGTCCAGCAGCGCGTCCAGGTCGGTGGTCTGCTCGGCACTGGCCGCGGCTTGCGCATCCTTGGCAGCTTTCGCGTCCTGCATCTTTTTCAGGCCCGGCTTGTCTCCGGCCGCTTGGCGGGCGCGCTCCTTTTCGACTTCGCGGGCGATACGCTGCGCTTGCACGCCGTCCTCGATGTAGTCCAGCGTCGGGCCGCCGGTCTTCTCGCTCACCGATATCTTGTTCTTACCGATGAAAGTCGCAAAGAAACCGGCGTCGTTCAGCCAGGCGCGCAGCGCCTTGTTGTCGGTCTCGGAAAACGCCTTGCCAACGGGCGGAACCAGATACATTTGCTGGCCGCGGGTGGTCAAACGGTAGTCCAGCGTTGGCGGCTCTGGCACGTCGAATTTTTCAACCTGCTGCTGCGATTCGTTGGTGCGGTCCTCGTCCTCGTCACTGGCATAGTCGCCGGTGCCCTCTTTCAGCGCCGTCACTTCCTCGATCAGCGCATCGCGGGCTTCCTCGGGGTCGCCGTTCTCGTAGGTTTCCCCCATCAGCTCGCGGATGCGGTCTTCCGGCACGCCGGCTTGCAGGGCGGTGGCGATCGCACCCGACGCTTCCGGGTAGTCGCCGGTCAGGCGCTGTTCGGGTGACAGGTCGGCGTAGTTGTTGGCCATGAAGAAGGCCGCGGCGAAACCGCGCGGGGTTTCCGAACGGGCGTTCTTGGTCTCCTGGCTGCTGCCGCCGAACTTCTGGTGCATCTTGCTGCCCAGGACAGGATCGACCGGCGAGAGCGGCAGGTCGGTCTGGAAATTACCCCACAGCATGGTCTTCTTGGTGTACGCATGGCCGAAATTGTTCGGGTTGAAGCTCATGCGCGCCGGCGGCAGGCCGGTCAGATTTTCGATGCGGCTGACCGGGTTTTCCAGCGCCCAAAACTTCGGCCGCAATTCCTGGACCAGCGACAAGGACGCGAACACCAGCTCCTTGCTGGCCTCGGTGCGCCCGTCCGCATCCTTGGCGGCGAAATGCTTGGCGCCGGCCACGGCAAAGTCGGTGCAGGGCACGGCAATGAGCATGCCGTGAATGTCCCCCTCGACCCCCATGTTGTCGTACAGGTATTCGGCATTCAGGTCGTGCACGTCGATGCCGTTCTGGATATCGATCGGGATCACGTTATAGCCGGCGTCAGCCCACGGCTGGCCCCACTCGCCGGTATAGTCGAACAGCGACAGGATGACCTTCTGGCTGTTTTCCGCATGGATCGCTTCGTTTTCTTTCTGTTCGATGGCGTGGTCAATCCATTTGTCCTGGTCAAGGATGGCCGATTCCAGCTCCAGCCACATCGCCTTCATTTCGGCGACCCCGCCCGCCAGCCCCTGCTTGGTGCCGACCCGGCCCGAGTCGCGTCCCTCCTTGCTCTCACGCTGCTCGCCGGCCATCACGGCGCCCTGCGTCATTGGCGCGGAGTCGTAGCGGTTGGTGTAGTTCGAGGTGATGCGGAAGTGGCGCTTGCCCTCCTTTTTGCTGCGCGCATCGGTGTCTTCCACCATGGTGATGAGCGGCTGCGCTGGCACGTTCTCGACATCCTTGAGCGCGGCCAGGGTCGCCGGCGACGGCGCCATGGTCCACTTACCGATGCCAGCCGGCTTCGGCTCGGGAGCGTGCCGCACCGTGGCCGGATCGACCCGCTTGTCGGTCTGGACGTACTTGTCCGGCGCGGCGAACAGCGCGGCGAATTCGTTGGTGATCTCGGCAAACTGGTCGGCGTGCATTTCCAGCGGCACCAGTCCCGCATTGACCGGCGCCATTTCCTTCACCGGGCCGTTGTCAAACGGCGCGAATTTGTTGTCCGGGTTGAGCGGCTTGCCTTCGTTGCGGGCGTGTTCCGGCGCGGTGCCGTTGTCGGGTTTGCCGGCGGCGGCGTTGGCGCGCGCCTCGATCAGGTCCTGCAGCTCGCCGTCCTCGCCGTCGTTCAGGCGCTCGTCGGCGGCGATCTGCTCGGCCATGCCTTCGCTGGCCTGGCCCGCCTCGATGGCCTTGCGGTAGCGCTGGTACTGCTCGCTGTGGGCGCCCTGCTGCGGCACGTCGATGACGCCGCCATCCTTGAGGTACACGCTGCCGTTGGCATCAACGTGCGCGGCCGGGTCGCGTTTGAGAATGTCGATTAGTGGGCGAGCCGGTTTGAAAAGATTATTTACTTGCAGGTTTTCCGCCCCGAGTTGGCCGCCCAGGTCACGCTTGAATTGCTCCCAGCTTACCCCGTCCGGGTTGAAGGTGCGGGCCTTGCCATCGGCGGTCTTCAATTTCAGCGTCTTGCCGGTGATCGATTCGACCGTGTGTTGCTGGCCATTCATCTTGAAGGTGTCACCCACCCGCATGTTGGCCGCCGCGATGTTGGCCCAGGCGTGTTCGTTGTATTCGTCCTGCGGATCGGTCCTGGCATGCTGGAAGCCCAGCTGGCGGTTCGGGTAGTTGACCTCCCCGCTTCCCGCCGCTCCCCGCTTTTCCCCGTTGCGGGAATTACCGGGCGTGGTGGTGCCTGGCGGGGTCACCACCCCCTGGCCAAGAGTGATGCGGTGCTCGGTATTGACACCGGGATGGGCGCGCGTGTCGATGCCGAGGACGGCGCTGGCGGCGTCTTCCTCGCGCTCGATGGCATCCGGGTTGACGTTCTTGTGTTCGCGCTCGACCTGATAGCGGCGCGGCGCCAGGCCGTTCAGGACGTTGCTGATGGCCTTGAGCTGCTTTTGCAGCTCGCGTGCCTCGGGCGAGTGGCGCGCGTCGACCTCGCCATCCTTGAAGCCGAGCGCGGCCAGCTTGGGCGCGATCTCGTTCCAGCGCGCCACCGCGGCCTCGCCGATGGCACGCGGCAAGGCGGGGATCGTGTTGATCTTCTCGGCCAGACTGTCGTAGGTTTCCGGTTCGATGGCGACCGGCACCGGCGGCTTGCCCTCGCCAGCCTTGGTGTTGATGGCGACGCGCGCCTTTTCCTCGCGGAAGGCGATATTCTGTTCGTTTAGCCGGCCCTGCTTGGCGTCCAGCTCGACACCCGCCTCGATAGCGTTGTGCATGCCTAAATCGCCCGCCTGTTGCAAGCTATTGAGCATGCTGCGGATGCGCGGGGCGAACGGCGAGTCGTGCCAGGCGCGCGGCACCATTGCGCCGACGGGCGCGGCGCTGCCTGCCGGGGTAACAGGCGCTGCCGCTTGCTGCGTCGCCTTCGCATCGCGGGCGCGCTGGTAATCCGCCTGTTCCGCTTCGGCCTTCTTGATCAAGCCGTCATACACCCAGGCGTTGCCAACGGCTTCGGCGTCCTTTTGCTGCTGGCGCAATTCCGCCAGGTGCTCATCCAGGTGGACAAGGCGCGCATCGAGATTGGCCAAGGCGTCGTCCTGCTTGGCGACGGGGGCTGGCTCGGCCCCGGACACGCTGGCCGACTTGACCGGGATTTCGGCCGGCGCCGTTTCCAGCGTATAGCCGTTAGCCTTGGCGAAAGCCTCGGCCGCTGCAGCGGTGTCGAAGCGGCGCGGTGAGCCGTCACCATTGCCGCTGACAATACTCTCGTCACTTTCCAGCGTGAACTTGCCGTCCGTGCCGGGCGTGGCGCGATAGCGTTCGTTGTCGTTCGGGGCGGCGGCGGGCGTGGTGGTGCCTGTTGGCGCTGCGCCGGCAGCATCCGCGAACTCGCGTTTCATGTCGCCGTTCTTCAGCCAGTCCTTCAGCTGGTCCGGCGTGGTCTCGGTGACGGCCTTGGCGCCGGCCCAGCCAGCGGCGTAGTTGTCCTGGTACAGCTGACGCGCGTCTTGCGCGCTGTCCACGCCGGCGATGACCTTGTGTTCATCAAACTTGCCGGTCTTCGGATCGATCTGGTCAACGACAAACACCTTCTGGCTGTCCGGGTTGTCGCCGACAAACACGTCCACCGGCGCGCCATCGGCGCCTACGGTGCCGGTGAAGCGGCCGTAGTGCGCCGTCATCAGCGACTCCCATGGGTTGTCGCTGTCCTTGCTGCGGCGGGTCGATCCCTTCGGGTTCTCGATGCCGACCGGCAGGCCGAACAGGGTCGGGTGGCCCAGCTTGGCGTTGTCGGCGTCGATCTGTGCCTGGCTGGCCGGCGTGCGGTCGTTG